TTAGTTAAACCCCATCTTATTCAGATGGGGTTTTTTATTTTTTGAGGTATTTATTGTTATATGAAATATATAATAACAGAATTACAATTAGATAAAGTAATTTTTAAATATCTTAATTTAAAAAGATTGAACATTGTTGATGAAAATAATGCAATCCATTTTGTCAATTCGGAAAATAACAAATATATCATATATGTTAAAAAAGATGGAAGATGTTTTATCTACCATGAATTAATTACGGAGGTATCCAATTTTTTCTCAATTGACGAATCTATTGCTGAAACAATTATCGGTAAATGGGTTGGGAATACTTTACAAGTGGAAATTACCAAAACAATGATACCACCATACCACATTCCCAAAAATAATTCTTATTAATAATGAAATTTGTTATAACAGAATCTCAGTTTAAATTAATCTCCGAACTCGATAGACATTGGATGGATGCTGAATATGAGAGCCAGTATGACAAAATTAAGGGTGTATTAATTCCTGCGGTTGAAAAAATATTCGATTCATATAGTGAAAATGATAATCGTATTCACCTTTATAATAAAAAGAATGTTGAAATTGCAATGTTTAATGAATTATCAGGCGAGTTATTCTATGATAAGTCAATTGATGATAAGTACTCCGTTCATTTTCCACATCCAATATGGTTGGTTAATAAAAAATATCTAATGGCCGATGTTTTTGAATCTTTGTTCCCAAATAAAAAGGTCACTAGGGTCGTAATAGCAAATTTTGGTTAATAATGAAATATTTGATAACAGAATCTCAGTTTAAAGCTTTTTCAAAACAAATTGTTTTGGATTTAAACTCCCAATTTGCGGATTTTTATGAAATTTGTAAATTTGAATATCCACATAATGAGGATATTGAAGATTTTCCTGTCATTTCATTAAAAATTGATAACCAATGGGTTAATAGTGTTATGACAGAAAATGGATTTGGTGGTAAAGATGTATTAAATAAAATTATAAAAAACGCGAGAGAATTTGTGCTTGCAAAATTTGGTATTTATGTCGACATAAGACCATATTCAGGTAAATGTTAATGTTATGGGTAAGAAAATTTTAAAATTGGCAGAATCCGACCTAGTAACTATCATAGGTAAAGTTCTCAACGAGACTTTAAATATTGATAAGAGGTCAATCCTTAATAACAAACAAATACAAAAACAAATTTTTAAATTTATTGAGTTACGTAACTTAGTTTTTACTGTTGAAAATGGTATAGTTTTTTATTTAAAATCCGAAAAAGATAATTTTGCAGAATTTGCATATGACATCCAACTAGAAACATGTTATGTTGATTTACATTTTGTTAAAAAAATTGCTAACATTTTTGTTGGTTCACATAATATTAATGATAAAAAATTATATGAAACAGGACAAGTTATATCTTTGTGGGTTAGTCAAAAATTTGGAATAGATGACCCAGATACAATTATTGTAAATTCTTTTTTATCAGGTCAATTACGTAGACCGTGATATAACCAACATTGACTACATAAAAGTTGAGAAACTAGATAATTAATATATTTATAAACAAAAGACTATGAAACATTTATTGAATAACTTATCTGAGGAAGAAAAAAATTCTATCCTAGAACAACACCAAGAAGGTGGAAAGAAAATTGTAATTGAAAACTTTAATAAGTTGGTCAATGCAAAATCGGGTGAAATTAAACCATTTGTTAGAAATATTAATGAACAAACTAAATACGACACTGCACCTACTGGATGGGATAATATGAAAGATTTTTTAGATAATCAAAATGTTCAATGTGGGAAACCAATCGTTCTAGAAGGAGGAAGAGAAGGTAGTACATATAGATTTTATGAGAATGACAAAAATTATTTTACAAATGCGGTTAAAGATTACTATAAAACAAAATGTAATTCTAATTTAAATGTACCAGTCTATATTGATTTAGGTGAAAGTGGGTTACCTGAAGAAGGACAAACTCCAGGTAAGAAAAAAATTGCTTAATTAAAATGAACCTTTTTCCTTCTTAACTATACAGAAGAAAAAAAGGTTATGAAAAAGTATTTAGATTTAATTTTTGAAGGTCGAGTAAAAGATTACGGGGCCTACACTCTCCGGGTAAACTACCCAAAACATTTAATGTTTGCAACATTTGTGGTATCCACATTATTTTCATTATTATTAATGACCCCAATGTTAATGATGTCAAATGAGATTATTAATTCTGATGTTGTAATTACAACCACTGAATATCTTATCAAACCAATTGAAGAAAAACCAAAAGAAGTAATTGAACCTAAAAAAGTTGAAATTCCTGAAAAAAAATCTTCATTTAGGTCCAATGTTAAATTTACTGAAATTGAGGTTACAGATGAAGAAGTATTTGATAAACTTAAAAGTATGGATGAAATGTGGAGACATAAAATTGGTTTTGATAATTCTGATGATAGTTCTGAATTTGTAGTTACTGATATAATTAATGTTGTTGAGGTTAAAAAAGAAGTTGAAAAGATTTTCACATTTGCGGAAGAAATGCCAAAATATGATGGTGACTTATATGTTGATTTGGCTAAACACATAATATATCCTGAAAATGAAAAAAACTTTGGTATTGAATGTATGTTGTATGTAACTTTTGTTGTAAATACAAATGGTTATGTTTCAGATGTAAGTGTTTTGAGACCCTGTGAAGAAAGTGAAAAGTTTGGACAATGTGCAATAAATGCGGTTAAAAAACTTGGTAAATTTGAACCTGCCAAAATGAATGGTAATCCTGTTGCATTAAAAATGACAATTCCTGTTAAATTTAGTTTGAAATGACATATATTTATTGATATATGAATACCGATTTAATTAGGTTTAAAAGAAGATTAAATGACCCACATTTAATAGAGTTTATGTCAGATATTGTTGAGTATGAAATGCAGGAATCTGACCCCTGTAGCTATAAAGAAACTGGACTAAAAGGGTGGCTAGATAATATTTTAGATGGTAGTGTCAATCGATTAACTTTTATGAGCGTCCTAAATAAGATATTTAGTGAAAGTGCATACGACAACAAAGAATTATATGATTTTCTTTATGATTATTTTTTCAATAATTATGTGAATAGGATAGAATATGTATTTTCTCGTGAAATTGACGATTGTGAATAAGTTAATATTTTATTTGACATAACAAATTATTTTTTGTAAGTTTGTAAAAAATAAGATTATGTCAGAAAACACAGAAACACCAAAAACCATTTCAGTTAGAATGGTTGAGTATTACAACACAATGCTCGTTAAAGAACCCGTTGAAATTAATGTGGAAGATTATCCTGAACTTAACGGAATGACCGAAGAAGAAATGCAAGAATACATTTCAGAAAATTGGAGTGATATGAAACCAACAAATGGTGAATGGTATGAATCTCTTTGGGAAGAGTGTAATAATGCGGACACTATAAGAGAAAAAATTACAGGTGAAGAACAAGAATGTAGATTTGATTAATTATGAATATTGATTTTGAAAATGAAATGTTGATGTTCTGTTTAAAGAGTTATGACGGAACAACTGAAGATGGTAGAGAATTTACTATTGTTGCTCGTTATGACGGACATAACACCTGGGTTGAGGAGATTGAACACGACGATGACCTCACCGAAGAAGAATTAAAGGAAATTGAAGAAAAATTCAACGAAGGAATTAATTAATGGTATTTATTGTTATGAAAACATTTATTTGTAAATTCGTTCAAAAGATTACCTTTGGTAAGGTATGTCTTGGATGGTGTAAGCTGTAATCTTACCCACTGATAAAAGCCCCCGTCTTTTTTTAGGTGGGGGTTTTTTATTTAAAAAATTTATTATATATTTGTCTTATGAATTTATCTAACCACACCTTTGACGAACTCGTAAAATTAAAAAACGAGATTGAAAGTTATCTTCGTTCCACACCTGATGGATTTTTGTATATATGTAAAGTTCGTTCTTATGGTAGGAATTGGACTGAACGTCATGAAAATTCATATTCCGTTAATGAATTATGTATTCGTTATGATGGTGAAGAAGGAATTGTGGATGTTTATACAACCAATCCTGATTTGAATATGTATAATTATGGGAACGTATTTTTCATTAAGTCAGAAGAAGATTATAATGCTTGGAAAAAATGGGATTATTTAACAAATAGTATCCCTGAAATGGAAAAGGAACTTGAGTTGTGGGAAAACCGAGATAATGTACCATTCAAAAATAGACCACTTTTTGCTCCTATTTTTTCTCGTGAAAGAATTGATGAGTATAAAAAAGAACTTGAGGGGTATGATATGAATTTTGATAAACCTGTCCTTCTTGTGTATAAGACAGATGATGAAATTTCTTAAATTCACAATAACCTGGATTGCGTCTAATCTATCAATACCTTTTTGGATTGTTGGTCATGTTCATTTAAGTTTGAATGTTTACGACGACGTTGTTGAATTGTGGAGTTCAATCGGAATGAATATAATTGTGGCCGTCGGGTTTTACATTGAGTGGTTAGATTATAAATCAAACACTAAGTAAATTCTTGAATATCTGGGCAATCACATCCACTGTCCAACCATTCCCTAACATTGAATATCGGTGAATGTCACTTATGTCACAATTAGTATAATTTAGTGGTACTGTCTGAAGTTTCTCACATTCGTTAGGGGTTAGTTTTCTGATTCTCCCATTATAAATTAAACGTATTGAATTATGATGAGGTAAAGTTAGTGTTGGACATTTTCTATCTAACTTTACTTTTTTGTTGTAAACATCAATACATGCAATATTTGGTGACTCAGACACATCCACTTTTTTTAACAGGAGGTCAACATTTTTTTGTTTTAACCAATACTTCTCGTCAAATTCTAAATCAACAATATCTTCAATATAGATTTTTTTATCAATTGGTTGTGTGACAAATGGAATATTAGTCCAATATAAACGTTCTCTATTTTGAGCTGAAACCAAATTAGAATTAATTTTTATCGGCTCAACACCTAATTCTTTTGTAATGATATCTCTCCATTCCTGTTTCATTTTAACATTCTCTAGAAGGAAATAAGTTGGTTCTACTTCGTTAAAAATTCTCACATACTCCCAAAATAATCCGCTCTTACCGTCAAATCCTTTACCATTACCAGCATTTGAAAATGATTGACACGGGGACCCACCAATTAGCAAATCAATTTTAGGTAATTGTTTTCCATCTAATTTTGTAATATCACCTAATTGAATTGTATCAGGATAATTGTGTTGGGTAACCTGGATGGAGTACTTATCAATTTCGGATGAGTAATAATTATCGTATTTAATACCGACTCGATTTAGGGCTATCTGCCCACAACTCATACCATCAAAAAGACTTAAAATGTTCATTTATTTAAAATAATAAACTTATCCAATAAGAAAACTTTTTATTCCATTTAGATATTTATAAAATAAAAAACAATGAATAAAAAGATAAAATTAACTGAGTCTCAATTGACCAATGTTATAAAAAGAATTATTTCAGAAATGGATGGCCCATCTAGTAAAGATGAATTAATGGCCGAATTAGAAAGAACTGAAAATGAATTAGAATCTGTTTTACAAGAAGCGTTAGATTTTGTAGAGTCATATTTAGAAGAGAGAATTGGATATGGTATCCGAGACATTATGTATGGATTAAAGGAAATCTTAGACAATGAAGAAGGTGATATTTTTGATATGGCTAGAGATTACTACACTCAAATCAAAGAATTATCAAATGAAATTAAATCTTTAGAATTTGAGTTAGGTGAAGATTAAAATTTTTAAATTAAATTATTTAATAACCCTCGATTGAGGGTTTATTTTTTTGTATATTTATAGTTGATAATGGAAATAGCAAATGTCTTTAAGCTTATTGTTAAATTTTTAAAAAAGAAATTTAATGTATTAGGTATTGAATTTAATTATATTGAAGATGAATCCGAATGGATTGATAAATATATACCAGTATTAGGTTATCATGGACCAGTACCCACTTACGAAATTGAAAATCCGAACGACTTGCCTTGGCGTAAAGAAAATATAAAATATGAAATTAGTACTAAATTAGATAAATTAGGACTAATGTTAGGTAGTATGAAGAATATTGCCGCCTCATTAGACCAATGTTATGCTCTTGTTGAATGGAGTGGTGAAATTGATTACTATATCCCACTAAGATATAGGAAAATAATTAAAAACGAAATTACTCAAAATATTAATAACAAGTTTTTTCGTCTACCATATGTTATGAGTATAGGTAATATAATTTTTCCTGATGGTGACCATGTAGATGCCGAAATTAGTTTTGAATGTGATGAAAATATAACTTTTGATTTTGCTGGCGACCAAGTTGATTGTTTTATTGAAATTAGTAATGTTAAGATTAGAAATACTGATGGAGAAATTATAGAATTAGACACTAATCGAATTGATGAGCTACTTTACACTTTAAATTATGAATGGCGAGAGTTCGCTGAAACTATATTTTACCAAATAATTAGTAAATCTGGGTTATTAGACCATAAAACATTCTTTGATAACGAGTTGGATTATCTAAATTTTTATTTAAGTCGGAGTAATAATAATTAATATTATGGTAAAAAAAATAATAATAACTGAAATGCAATCAGATAAGTTGTATAAACCAATACAAAAACTTATTGATAAGTCGGTTAAAAAAATAAAAATGGAAGCTGAAGACTGGGGTATGGATGCAATGGACGAAATACATGAAGTAACTTCTGTGGACAGGATTGAAATTGATAGAATTGATTTATCAAAAGGTATGATTAAAGTATATGTGAACGTATATATAAATGGAACTAGAAACGATTTTGATAACTTTCTTAATGAATTAGAATATTACATAAATAATTTTCTACCATCAGTAACTATTATAGAAAATGAAATCATAAATGATAATGAGTTTGGTCCAGGCATAGACTGGTAATTAGGGATTTATTATTTAATAACACAAATATTTAATATTATGGACAACAAATCAAAATTAGAAAAATTACCTAAAAAGATTTTATTTAAAATTTGTAAGAAAATTTTAAAAAGATGTGAAAATTCTGATGCCAATTGGGACGATGTTTATGAATATGCTGTAGCTTATGAGGTATACGAAAAGGTATTAAAACAAATAGGTTTAGATTACTTCACGAATGATATTGATTTTCTCTTTAATGTAATCAAATTAAATCTTGGTGTTTTAGAAAACGATGACGAAAATTCCGATTTGAAGATACCAAAATATTCTATGTACTATATTAATGTGGATGTAAGAGAGACAATCCAACAAACTACCACATATGGTAACACATTTGATTCATATTGTGATGACCCCGATGTTGCTGAACTTAAATTTAGATATGAAGAACAAATTGGGGAACTTTCATTATATGATGGTGAGATTACTCACACGGATGTTCATGATAGTGAAAGTCACGATTACTATTACCGAACACCTGAAAAAATAGATTAAAAATAATTTTGGATATTTAAAATAGTTTTACTACTTTTGTCGACATATAAGAAATATTATGGCAAAAGTAGACCAAATCAGAGAAAAATTCCCACGTATTACACAAGCAAGTTTTAATAAGTTTGTTAGTGGAGACACTACACCAACCAAGAAGTATTTGGAGTATATGTGTAGTCTATGGGTTAAAAAATTAGAAGGAAACCAACAAATAAAATCTGCTGAGTATCTAGTGTCACTGGTTAAACTTTTTGATACTTTACTGCCATACAATAATATTAATAGGGACATTTACTCCAAACAATTTGGTACAATTACTAATTTACAACAATTAGTTACTGAACTCATTCAAATCAAAGAAGATAAAGAATTCATTAGAGAGGACCACGTAGATGTTTTATGGGAAACTGATGATTATTTAATGGTTAGACCTAAAACTCACGTAGGTTCATTGAAATATGGGTCAAATACACGATGGTGCACCGCTTCTAAAAACAACCCATCTACTTTCACTAGCTATACTAATGGAGGATTACTTGTCTATTTGATTGATAAGAAAAATTCAAAGGGTTCGACGTATTCAAAAATTGCTTTCTATGAAAGAGGAACCAATATGTTTACAGGGTCATTAGAAGTATTTAATCAATCAGATAATTCAATTCAAGATGGTACTATTATTGAAAATGGATGGAGTGAGGATGTGTTGATTGAAGCATACGCAAAATTCCGGGTGGAAAAGATTAAATATGTTAAACTTAAAAAGTCAATGGGTGAAGTACAACGAGTTGTTAATTTGTTAAGTTCATTTAATATTGATGAGTTTAAACAACATTTAAGTGTGATTAAAAATACCGACACCGAAAAACACGATAAAGCTCAAGAAATGATAAATAATTTTTTGAACGTGATTCAAGATTTTAAAATTTAATTATTTTTTTATCCATCATATTTATTTAATATGAACAAGATTGTTGATGGTGTTTTAAGAATGATTGATAAAGGTAAAGATATCATCACCATTTCTAATTTTTTTGGGGGGATGGATAATTTTTTTGAATTAGTGAGTCAATACCCTACTTTAGAAAAAATTATCAAACAAAAATTAAGTGGCGACTTTATATATCGTCCTGAAAAAGATTATGAGAACTGGAGGGAATATCGAGGTGAATATATCGATATTCCAATAAATGTCATCTCTATTAATGATTCGTCCTATGATACTGAATTTACACATTTAGAAATTGGAATTAACATTCAGTTACCTAGATTTACAAATGAAGAGGATTTAATTAAAGTTGCCAATTTTATTAATGACCATCTAACTTATGGTTATGGTGATGATGCTATACTGATTGATGAAAAAAATTTTATATCAAATAAAAACTGGATGGGACTTTTTTATGTATCATCAATTAATGGTATTTCATTTAACAATATGTCATTAGACTACGAAGTATCCGAAGAAGAATTTGTTAATTTAGTTTACGATAAAATTTGATTATTTGAATTTTTTTATTTACTTTTTTAATGTAATAAAAATTAAAATAATGGCAAGATTAACTTTACCAGAAAAATTAAATCTCATACTCCTTAGTTTTAAGTCTCAACTAGTTGTGTATAAACAATTCAAAAATGACCCTAGTGGCCTAAAATTTTTGTTCAGTATGAATAGAAGTCCTCTTTGGGATATATCAGGCAACAAATTTTTTGAAACTAACTTTAGTAGTCAAAAATTACTAAGTGACAGGACTCAGCCAAGTACTAAGGAACACTACTTCAATCGTATTTTATCCTCAAGATTTATTTTCAACGAGCTTGAAAAAGATGAGAATATGTCTTTAGATAGATTCACTGAAATTTGTAAAGATTTGTGTTCAATAGTAAAATTAACTAAAGAAGAACACACATTGGTTACAAACATGTCTAGGGGTACTAATCGACCAGGATACCTATTCTATGAAAAGTGTGGGATAGAAATAAACGGATTTGATGAATATATGAAAAACATTGAGGGGAAATATCATCTCAATGACTGGTACAACAATATCTAATATAAAAACCCCCTTAATTAGGGGGTTTTATTTTACACTTTTCTAAGTATTTATAAAGGTATATACTTGAGTAATGAAAATTGTAAAAATAAATGAAAGTACAATAAGAAAAATTGTAGAAAGAATACTGACTGAAAAAGTCGGTGTACCTGATAATATACATGAAGTGTCCTTAAAAATATTTGATGGACTTATAGATGGTATTAATCCCGACGCGACTAAAGATGAATTAGAGAATAGTACCATAGACATTTATATTAATGATAATATAAATGAATTAGATATTGATGAGGTAGTTATTGGATTTAATTTTTTAGAGTTCACTGAAATACATCCTGTTGCATTTCAAAACGTACAACAGATTAGATTGAGTGATGATGAAATCAGGATGGAATATAAATCGTTTGAAGGGACCATTAAGTTAAATATAGTTATTACCGTTCCTGAGGATGTTTCTGGTGAAGACTTGATTAATTACTTTACTGAAAATAAACGAGATACAATTAGTACATTTTCACATGAACTAACCCATACATATAACCATTTTAAATACGACAGACCAAAAGTTACAGATACTATGGAATATAGTACCTATTCAGATAGAAGATTTGGTATTAATGCAATTGATAATTTTTTGATAAATCTTTACTATACAACATTGGTTGAAAATCTAGTAAGACCTAGTGAAATATTTTCTAGAATGAAATATGACGAGGTTGACAAGGAGAATTTTTATGATTATTTTTTCCAAGACGAGACCATTAAAAATTTACTAGAAATTAGGGATTATAGTTTTGAACAATTAATTAGTGATTTAAGAAATGAATATACTGATTGTGTTGGATTTTTAAAACAAGTTAATGCCTACGATAGGTTTATGTCTAAAAATGACGTAATTAGGATGGTATTAAAAATAGTTTATATTAATATAACTAACTGGAAGGGAGAAGGGGTTTTTGAATATTTAGGATTAAATGATGATAGTCAAATACGAAGTTTGATTTTCCAATTAATTGGTAAAGAAGATAATAGAGAAGAAAAAATAAAATTCTTTAAGAAGTATTTAGCGAGACTTAGAAGATTTGAAGGTGAGCCTGACGATTTCTTTAAACACGAGATAAAATATATGTCATCAGTTGCGGATAAAATGATTAAGAAATTGAGTAAATTATATTCACTAATTGGTGAGAGTTCTTCATCCATAATTGATTTTGACTTATATCATAAGTTGTATAAGAAAACCAAACCAAAATTTACCAAAGAGATTAAACAATACTCCTTCAGTAAGAAAAAATTATGACAACACAAGATAAAGCTCTTCTAAGATTTCTTAACTTGAAATTTAAAAATAACGACTATGATTTCAGAATTACAAATCCTGAAGTGGTGCAATTACATGTTGATTGTGAGAAAATGGATAAGAATACACCATCATATGATGAAAAATATGCGTCAGAATTATATAAAAACCCTAAAGATAACCTCGGACGATTTTTCTATTCACCAACAGGTAAATTTGAAAGGGTAATACAATCGGCTCATGAAAAAATACCATTTATTAGTGAAAACTATAGATTTGGGTTTGCTTTTAAAAACTTTGACTATCTTGACCATATTGAAAATCAAATAAATAGTTTACTTAAAGACACAATTGGTGGTGAATGTGAATTTTCGGCTGTTTGGGATGACCCAAGAATAAAAATTACATTTAAAGGTATTGGGTATAAAGACGGTGACAATTTTAAAGAAAAAAGAGAGGAACTAGAAAAGTTAGTAAATCAAAAAAATTATACTTTAGATTCTTATTCTGTAGCATTTAGATATGGATAATATTGAAAAAAAACAACCGATATTAATTGTGTATCATTGTTATCTGACCAAAAAATGGAAAGAGTTAATTACACAACAATTAGATAGATTAATAAATTCTAAATTATATGATGAAGCCGACAATATTTACGTCACAATTAATTTAGGTGATGTTGAGATAGAGGATGTCATCAGTTTTTTTAAACGTTATGAAAAATTAAATCTAGAATTTTTTAAGGATAATCATGGTGAGTATCCAGGAATTTTAAAAGTGAAACAATTATCAAAAGAATTTGATGCTAAAATTTTATATTTCCATACAAAGGGTGTAAGCAATAATTGGACAACTTTTAATGGTGGTGAGATTTCAGACATTAAATCTAAAAACTCTAATTATTGGAGAGAGTTTATGGAGTATTTTTTGATAGATAACTGGAGGGAATGTGTTAGTAAATTAGACTATTATGATAATGTTGGTGCTAGTTTAAATGGAAAAGAGTTTTGGGGGAATTTTTGGTGGACTAAAACAAGTCACATTAATAAAACCTGTGATGTAGGTATTTGGAGTAGGTGGGACTACGAGTCTTGGATAAATAAAGATTGTCCTGAATCACTTAGTTACCAATTCTACCACCTAGGGTTTAACCCCTATCTAACCGAATTAACTCCAAAATTATATAATGGTGAATATGATAAATTTAAAGGGTGTAGAATAATAATTAAAAGTGCAACATATGGAACACCTCCATTTGAGATTGATGAAGGGTATAGTACGACACCATTAAATGTTGTTAATGATGTAACAGAAATTGTTACTAAACTTTTGGACACTCACAACGGATTTAAACTATCTTTTAATGTTAACAATGAAACTATGGGGGGAGACCCCAAGTGGGGCAGTAGAAAATGTCTAATTATAAAATTTTCACCTGAAGGATTTAACGATGAAATAATTGAAATGGGTGTCTGTGAAGGGCATAACATTGAATTTAAATTTTAAACGATATATTTATAAATAAAAAAATATGAATACAAGTTTTAGTAAAAGAAGACATCTTTCTGAGGCAAACGAAAGACTAGAAAAAAGATTTTTAGAATCAAAAGTTACAATTAATGAAGCACCAGAAGTTCAACCAAAAGTTGATGTTTCAAGTATTATGTCATTAACTCAAGACATTCTAAAGGATAACGGAGCTCAGTTTAATATCGGTGATTATGTAAATACCGGAGACAACCCAATGTGTGTTCCTGATACTGATAAAACAGGAATTCTATCAAAGGTTTTTGATTTCTTTAACAATTTAGGAACAACTACTGAATTAGAAAGTGCTATTGGAAATGTACTAAAGGGACAACCTGTTGGTGGTTTACAAATCCCTGAAGAACTTAAAAATGAGGCAGCTGTAATTGGTGCGGGACTTTTAGCTGCAGACGAAAGTGAAGGTGGTGAAATAACTGAACAAGGTATCAATTATCGTAAAAGAAGAAAAGTTCAGAAAAGAAGAAGTAAAAAGGCTAAGTGTGGTAGAACTGGAAAAAGAAATACCGACTTGAGAGACAGAATGAAAGCTGGCGGCGTTTAATTACTTAAAGTAATAATTAAAAATTTTACAATTTGGGTTTAAGTTTCTAAAATCAGGAAACATTATATCACCAATATCGTTATTATCTATATGAGAAATGTGTAACTCAGTAAAATGAGATGCGTATTTCTCATATGTTTTTTTACCCCCTATACACCAATCAACATCTGTAATTAATTCGTCTCTATTATCAATTATAATGGCCCTATTTTTAAGTTTAGGTAAATCCTGAGCCGTATTATACCCAACCAACAATCTTTGGTTTATGGTCATCTTAACGAAGTGTGACATATCCTGAGCGGATTTCCATAGGAGTTTATTGTCTAGTCCAATATACCCTAAATTATTTACAGCAATTATTGATTTCATAACTTTGGAATAATAATTAAATAACATCAATTATAAAGACATGTACCATTCGGGAACTTGTCTATTTTTCCATACCGCAAACTCTGACTTGGCTCCGCGATAATAATTTCGGTATGATTTAACAACATCATCTACCTTATACTCATCAGGCATTGCTTTTGGTGGATTAGTAAATCCCTTGTCACAAATGTTTACCTTATTTGTGACACACCACTCAATCACATCCTGAGATTTATGACGTTTACCATATCGGTAAGTGTATTCCTTACATAGTTCCAACCCAAGTTCACATAGATACAAATAGTTAGACAGTGACTCACGTGTCCAAATAGCACATGGATGATTCTTGTGAGATAACTTGTAGGGCACTTGGAGGGTACTTGGTGGGTACTTAGTGGGTACTTGGTCGGTCACGTGGTGAGCACCACATAATAATTGTGCTGTTTCCAATATCATCTTAACCACGTGTTTATCACAATGATATTCTGCGGATTTTTTAACATCCCAATCTAGAAAGAATATGTTCATACCGCAAATATATCTAAAAATCAATATATTTATCAAATATGAAAAGTTTTTTGAAAAAAAAAATTAATGAGGAGATGACCAAACAATTGAGTCAATCAGTTATCCAATTGTTTAAATTTTTACAAAATAAGAAAAAAGATTTAAAAACAAAAAAAGCCACAATTGAATTCTTTGAGAAAAAATTACCTTTAATTGGACTCCCAAAGGAAGACGCAATGCGTTATTATTATTTATACACCCTTAACTATAGAGAAAATGGTGATTATGAAAACATAAGTCCTGAAGAATTAAAAAATGAAAAAGATTTTCCAGGAAATAAGATAACAAATGTATCATCAGGAACCTATGCCTATGCAAAAATGCCTTTTGAGGGAAGTAATTTACGTGGTTATTGGAGTAGAGATGTTCGTGGTGTTGACCAATATGTTATTAGTTCCTATGGCTGGTATCCAATATTAGTTTTCAAAAATAATAAATGGTATTCAGTGTCAGAAAAGTATTCAAGTTCGACAGCTAAACAATATGGTAATGTTACTAGGAAAGGTATATATAAAACCACCCAACTTAGAAGTAAGGACCTAAAAAGTTTAGTGTATGGTAAAACTGAAGAAGAAATACAAAATCGCAGAATTGATGAATTTATGGATGACTATAAAGAAAAATTGATTAATTCTTCTTTTTATGGTTACATGAGATTTACAATAAATGATATAGGAACACAAATTTCATTTGATTGTAGAATAACTAATATTGAATTGGATGGGGAAAAAATCATAATTGATGCTGAAGTTAAACCAAAAAAGAGATACGATAATATTGAATTAAATGAAGAACAAAAAAATGAGGTGGAAAGGAATTTTTCAGCACAGGTGTTCCTAAAGACTAAAATACTTGAACCTAATGATGTTAAAATAAGTGTTAAATATATACAATAAAAAAATCCCCTTTGGGGATTTTTTGTTAGTTTACTGAAACAACTTCGATTTCAAATATTAGTTTCTTACCAGCAAGTGGGTGATTAGCGTCAACCTTTACAGTTTCTTCATTAACCTCAAGTACTGTTACAATTACAGGACCCGCTTGAGACATACCTTGTAAAGTACTACCCACAGTAACATCTTCAGGGAATTTTGATTTTTCAATCTCACTTACCATATCAGGTCTGTAGTTTCCATAAGCTTCAAAAGGTGCAATCTCAACAACTTTTTTATCACCAATACCCATACCAATCAATCCTTTTTCAAATCCTGGAATAAGTTGATTTGCCCCTAAAGTTGCTGATAAAGGACCACGTCCCTCATTAAACGAAGAATCGAATACACTTCCATCCTCCAATTTACCTGTGTAATTGACGGTAACACTATCACCGTCTTTAACTAAAATTTTTGTTTTTTTCTTTGCCATTTTAATAAGTTTATACCAAAATATAAATGTAAAAAAATGAAAAAACAAATATTTTTAAAAATTATCTATTTGGATAAGTTGAAGACCTTACTTTAATATGTGATGGTAATGGTTCAAATTCTGTTGGTCTGTTAGTCCTCTTTACATGTTCGGCTCCAAACTCTGAATTTAATTCTCTCAATCGCATTTCATATTCTTCACCTGTCTTTAAATTTGTTAATCGGTTAATAACATCATCAATTAGTTCCCTATCAACTCTCATTTTTTTTTCAGACATTTCACGTAATAGTTGTTTAATTCTTTTTTCCATTGTCTTTTTTTTATTTATAAATATTTATAAAAGAACAATTATTTAATATGAACACTATAAATAAAAAAGATTTCTCTAGAATATATGAATTAATGTCATTTGAAAGAAATAAGACATTATTTGAAATGGAGCAAAAATGGGATAATATCTTAAATGAAGATGCCGCACCTGGCGGACTACAAGGTAGTTGGGACCCCGCAACAAAAACATACACAATCGCTAAAAATGAATATTTGACTAAAATAGCCAAAGCTTTTGGAGTTGATTGGAAAAAAATGTATGAGGATAACAAAAAAAATTTAAAATCAGGTAACCCTAATACAATTTATGCTGGTGAAAAATTGGTAATAAATGATTTTGGCGGTACAAGTACTGACAAAAATAACACTACAGCACCAAATACTACGACTACAACCCCGGATACCCCAACTACAGCTGAACCGATTAAATTAAAGTATAATCCAAATGCGTTAATGTATTATGCTTTGTCATTAAGTCTATCGGCAAACAAACCAGGTGGTGATTTTGATAACCTAACTAAATATTCTAATTTAGCACTATATTTTCAAAACGTAAGAGACAAAAAAGGAAAAAACGTAAGTGAATTCAAAATAACCCAAACTGATGTTGACGATATTATCGCTAAATTTGAAAAAGAAGTTGCTAGTAATAATAGTTTATATGACGAATATACTCAAAAAGGTCAGAACACCACAATAGAAGGTTCTGTAGATGGTAACATAAAAACTAAGACTAGAGTTACAACAGGAACTGAGGGAACTACAACAGGAACTGAGGGAACTACAACAGGAACTGCGGGAACTACAACAGGAACTGCGGGAACTACAACAGGAACTGCGGGAACTACAACAGGAACTGCGGGAACTACAACAGGAGGAGAAAATACACAACAAAGTTCATTTCCAAATAGAAACATAAGTAAGGATGAAGTTTTACCATCAAGTCCTACCGATTATTATAACGCAATTTTCCCTCCCAAAAAATAAATAAATATGAGTAAAATAATAAAACTAACTTACAACGATATTGAAAAAATCGTTAAAAGAGTAATCAAAGAAGAAGATGAATCTCGTCAAAAAGGAAAGTATTTTTCACTTTATGGTCACATATTTTATTTTGATGGTGAAAATATGTATTTGGCGGAAAAGAAAGGTGACGAAGAATTAAAACCTAATATGAATGTTAAATTCCCATCATCTGATGAAATATCAATTCTTTGGACACAACAAACCAAGGAAGTTGAAAATCCTGAAAGTAAGGTTCAAGATTTATTGAATTTTGGACTAACAGACGAAATGAAAAAAGCGGTATATTACGGGGATAAAATGAAAGACCAAATTAATATCGGTCACCATATTCCTATCGTATTCTATTCGTTAACTAAAAGAAGACCTGTTATCGCAGGTATGTGGGTGTCAACCGATTTCAACCAACCTTCTGATGAAGATATGGAACCAATATCTGCAAGACCAAATAATAAAATTATTTACCAAGAATCATATTTTGAAGGTAAAAAATCTTATGGTATTAAATTAAAGATTGCTGAGACTGGAATGGAATTAAACCTAGAAGATTTTGGTATTTCTAAGAATAACTTAAAATTACCTAAGACTTACAATATAGGTGAATTTTTTGAAGAGAATATAAGTAGACCCAAGAATCTTAAAAGAGCGTCGTTTCTTAACTCAATTAATGAGTTCATTAAGAAAGGTGGACAAATTAATCGTGTAACTATTGAAGCGTCAACATCTAGAATGCCTGCAGGTTGTAAGGATAATGATTGTAACAATGGTAAGTGGAAAGAGATTACTGAATACGATGAAGTATTTGGTAATAACGATGATAGAACTGGAAATCTACAATTATCAAAAGCAAGAGCAAAACACACTTACGATGATTTGGTCGGGGTAATCCCACAACTTAAATCAACACCATACATATTAAAAGGTTTGGGTAATAGAGGAAATTATGTTCACATTAAATTTGAATAAATATGGCAAAAACAACAAACACAAAACAAGGTAAAGTTACCTTTGGAACAAAAAAGACGGGCAAACTTAAAAAGAAGTATGGTCCTAAAGAAGAGAAACCCAAATCTTATAGAGGTCAGGGTAGATAAATTTCCAAAAATCTAATGACTATGAAATTCATTGGAAACATTAAAAAGTTTTCCTTTGGTGAAATGACATCCAACACCAATGGTAAAACTTCGGCAACATCGACTGCTGGAATTTATATTGTCTTTATTGGTGGACTTTCTTTTATTATGGGGGTAATAAATGTAATGTTCATTGATAAAAGTATTGACATTATAGACCAATCTGTTATCTTTACAGGAATTGGCGCAGGTCTTTTGGGTGTTAAAAACTTCACTTCGGCTAAGAACCAATTAGCGGAAGCTGAAATAAACAAATCAGGTAATGAATCTGAAGAAATAATAATAGATGAACAAAAATAATTACTTAATAAAATATCTATGAAAGAAATCACCTTTTAGGTGATTTTTTTTTGTCCTTAAAATACAAATAAACACAAATAAATAAAAAATGAAAGACACAATTAATTATCACAATGTAGTTCAGAAACTACGAACATTTTTCTTGAAGAAGGGTTTTATTGAAGTTCCAGTACAATCTAGATTATCCATTTTGGCCGCGTGTGAGGACCCACACACAGTATCAACATTTACTTATGATAATGTTGTTTGGCCATTACCACAGACAGGTCAAATGTGGTTAGAATATGAATTACTTAAAAATCCAAGTTGGCCTGGGGTATTCTGCATCTCCACCTCATACCGAAATGAACCTAACCCAATTGAAGGGAGGCATGAGAAAATTTTCCCAATGTTTGAGTTTGAGGCAAAAGGAACATTACAAGACCTATTAGACCTTGAAATTGAACTCGTCCAATACATGGGACTACCCGTACCAATTGTGCTAACCTATGACGATTTATGTAGGAAATACGGGGTTGATATCTTGACTGCCGAACACGAAGAAAAAATGACAACAGGTTTGGGTAAATCAGTCGCAATCACGATGTTCCCTGAAAGAACTTCACCATTTTGGAATATGAAATATGCTGGTGACAAATTATTCAGTAAGATTGATATTATTTTAATGGGACAAGAGACAATTGGTTCAGCAGAACGGTCAACAAACCCAACGGAGATGAGAAACTTTTTCAATACAATTTCTGAAGGTGGTTACGCTAATAAGTTATATGAACTATTTGGTAAAGAAAGAGTTAACAAAGAATTAGATGAGTTTTTGGCTCACTCATTTATACCAAGATTTGGTGGCGGAATTGGTGTTACAAGAATGGTAAGAGCAATTCAATTATCACAACAATAATTTGACAATATAACATTTTGTCCATAATATTTTATGGATGAAATGGGTTATTAATAAATGGACAAAAATTGTAGGACTGATAATAATATCAGTGTTTGTTGCAGTTTTGTCCATTTTTCTTTTATTTCTAGTTAGTTGGATAATTAAATTTTTTTATAATATATTTTGAGTATGACAAAGAAAGAGCAACTTAAATTACACAATCCCGTATTAATGTTAAGTGGATTTGACATAATTGATTCAATATTTCCCGATGCGAAGTATAAGGAAATGATTATAAATCTAATTAAAAATAGATTTAGTAATAATAAAATGTCCAAAGATGAACTAAAACATTATTATGGTGATTCTATCAATCACATATTAGAAAAATATTCAGAATCTGAACTTTCATATATTTTTAGAGTTCTTGATTATATGTTGAATGATAATCAAGTTAAAATGTTAAACACGTTCATTAATTATGATAAACAAAATTTGATGAATGGGGTGGATTACACATCAATTAAAAGTTTTGATGATTTGGAAAAACTAAACTCGTTATCTGAAATTAAAAAGATGGGTAATGAACTTGAAAAAGAAATTATCAAGATTTATGAAGATAAAGAATGGTTGGTTTTACGTCCACTAACTCATCTGTCATCTATGAAATACGGAAGTTCAACCAAATGGTGTACGACTTCAGAACACGAACCAAGTTATTTTGGAAGGTATTCAAAAAGTGGAGCATTGATTTATTGTATAAATAAAATGACAGGATTGAAAGTTGCGGCTCATAGAGATTATTCAGAATATTCATCCACCTTTTGGAACATGCAAGATAATAGAATTGATTCATTAGATACAGGATTACCATATAGTATTTTGGATATTGTTAGGTCTGAAATTTTGAAAAATAAATCAAATCACGACTTAATGTCTGAAGAACAAATTAATAAAGAAGCATTATATATGTTGAGATTTGAATATGGTGAAAAATTGTCACCAGAAATTGAAGTAACTCAAAGAGTAAGAGATATTAATTTAGATTTAGAATTACCTATACCTGAACCAACAATAAACATTAATAGAAATGCTATGATTGGTAGGATGATGGCGGGTTAAACTCAACCTGTATTATTAAGTCACCACTACCTTTAATTACTCTATGATATAAACCTTTGGGGATAAAGATTTTATCCCCTTTTTTCATTTCTATGGGTAAGTTATTATCAGATTGGTATTTCCACCCATTACTCTCCAAAATCTCAACTAATCGGTTTTCTCTGTCCCTATGCCACATAAGTTCACCTGAATCAGTATCTTCTGTAAATGTTCTGATTTTAATTGTATCTGATATGTTTTCTTGAATAAATGGAAGTTCGTTCATATTACCAATAACCTGGATATGTTTTACCACCCCACAAGTGTCCATAACGATTGATTCTACAAGCCCAATAACCTGCGGTCATTCTATCCTTCTTTTTATCACATTGATGTCTTGATGCAAATGCTTTACGAGCTTTAGGATTTGATACTTTAGCAGTTAAACCTCCTGAAACATCCCCAAAAGAAATCTTTTTAATTTTACCTGTTGATGGATTTTTAACATATACAACATATTTTTTACCACCACCTGAATTTCTCATTGGTTTTCCAACCTGAACTTTTCTACCTTTATACTCAGCCTCATTTAGTGTACCCTCAATAATAGGTAAATCTAATGAAACCTCTTTACCATTTTCTAAAATAATAGTTTCTCCAATATTACTTTCAATAATCCATTTATCTTTTTTATTTAAGTCAATGAAACCAACATTATGTAATTCCCTAACCTCATTCACTAAATCTAAATAAGCGTTTGAGCCACTTCTAAATATTGATTTACTAAGAGGAATGTTATTTTCTAAATGATATTTTAAGTTATCAGAAACATAAGTTTCAGTCACTAATTTCATACTTGACGAAAAATTTTCTAATTCTTCCTTCAATAATTGTTTGATATTCATAAAAACTATTTTTATATAAATATTTATAGATATACATTTATTATGAATCAAAAAAAAATTTTATCAGAAATTAATCGAATTAGAGAAATATCTAAATTACCTATGAACGAAGATTTGGCAAAAGACATCGTAGGTTTAATGATGGGTAAAGAAATAAATGCTGACGACATCAGTAAAAACATCTTCAATGTTAAAAATAATGACAAAATTAAACCTAATACTAAAAATAAAAATGAATTAGGTGTAGACATTTCACCAACAACACAAGGAAATTTTGATGAGATGACTAAATTGGTCATTAATAAAATAGAAGGGGGATATTATAATCCTGAATGGCATTATAAAAGAGCTATGGGTAGGTCAGGAGAAACTATGTTTGGTATTGATAGGAAACATGGTGGTAATTTAAATACTTCACCAGCGGGTGTTGAGTTTTGGTCGATAATTGATAAAAACAAAACAAAGGATGTTTGGAAACATGGTTATAGGGGTGGTGAATTAGAAAATCAATTAAGAGACTTAGTTGTTAAAATTATGAAACCTCATTACACTAGTTTATCAGAAAAATATTTAACTGACGGAGCTAGACAAATTGTAAATTCAGACAACCCATTATTATTCCATTTTATATATGCTAGTTGGAATGGTCCTGGATTTTTTAAAAAATTTGCCGAAAAAATTAATAAAGCAGTCAAAGATGGTGTAACATCTAGGGAAGAATTAAGGGACTTAGCTATAGATTCTAGAAAAGAAAGTGCGGTTGCTAGAAGTGCTAATAAGATTGAGGGTATAATGGATAACTTAGCCTAATCAATTTTTAGGGCCCAATACTAAAACAGCCTCAGGAAATTCTCGATTTAAAATCTCTTCATTTTTATTACCATATGGTATATTTTGAAGAACGTACCTAATAGCATTTAATCCAGAAATCTTTTTATCATTTGAATCCAAGATTACCCAAGGGTGTTCAGACGTAGATGTTTGGTCAAATAACTTTTCTTTATATTTTGTAAATTCTTCCCATTTATCCTGCATTTTTTCGTCATTTACAGAATACTTCCAATATTTTAACGGAGATTTTTTCCTAACACTAAATCTATTTTTTTGAGTATCCTTATCAATTGAAAACCAAAGTTTAAATAAATAGTCTCCGTTATTAACTAATGACTTTTCAAAATCATTAACATTGTTCATAAAGTCATTATATTCTTGTTCGGTACCATAACCCATCACAGGTTCGACCAACCCCCGGTTATACCAACTCCTATCAAACAAATTGATTTTGGCCCTATGTATCTTTGAACGATATCTATCCCACCAAAACTTTCGTTCATCCTCGGTAGGGATACCCAAAGCAATAGTATTGTAATATCTAGGGTTCATGTTCTCTATGAATTTTTTTATTGTTGAACCCTTCCCAGCCGAGTCCCTACCCTCAAAAACAATACTAACTGTTTTACCTGTACTTTTTAACCATTCCTGAAGTTTAAGAAGTTCAACTTGTAATAAAAACAATTCTCTTCTATATATTTTCTTTGGAAGAATAGATGGTTCGTCAACGTCAATATCATCGGTGTCGTCATCAAACTTTCGTTTTTCTAGTGACTCCCATATGTTACAAAAAAAAGACTCGAAGTTTTTTTTCTTATTTCCTTTTTTAAGTAATACCTTTCTAACACCACGTTCTAGAAGTTTGAAATCAACTAAATGTTCGTCATAGTGAGCGATAATCTCACTTAAATAAAAATCTATTTTTTTGGATTTAACGTTTGAAACATCTAGTATCTTATTGATTGACTGAATGTATTTTTCATTTTCTGATAATTCCATAATTTTAAAATATTTATTGCAAAGATACATAAACATTTCAAATTTACAAAAATGATTTTAAAAATTGGTTCAAGAGGTGACGAAGTTAAAAACTTACAACAAAGATTGGGATTAAACGCTGATGGTGTTTTTGGTCCTGGGACTGAAAAAGCCGTAAAAGAATGGCAAACTAAACACGGATTACAAGCTGATGGTATTGTAGGTCCAGCAACAATGGCAAGACTTGAGAGTAATACTCCTCCAACACAAGTAGTGACTGAGGATGTTGTTATTCCTACAAGTTCAGAATTTAAACTACAAAATTTAAAAGGTCACATTCCTGACGCGGTAATATCACAAATTCCTGACACCGCTAAGAAATTTAATATTACTAATCCATTAAGATTGGCGCACTTTTTAGCACAATGTGGTCACGAATCAGGCGGATTCAAAGCAGTTCAGGAGAATTTAAACTATTCTGCAGATGGACTTAAAAAGATATTCCCAAAATATTTCCCTGGTAATTTAGCTGAAAGTTATGCTAGAAATCCACAAAAAATAGCTTCAAAAGTTTATGGTGGAAGAATGGGTAATGGTGATGAATCAACAGGTGAAGGATTCAAATTTCGTGGTAGAGGTTACATCCAATTGACAGGCAAACAAAATTATACAAATTTTGCTAAGTTTATTGGTGAAGATACTGTGTCAAATCCTGATTTAGTTGCCACCAAATATCCATTAGCGTCTGCAGCGTTTTTCTTTGACTCAAATAAACTTTGGTCTATTTGTGATAAAGGTGCCGATGATGCAACAATTACAGCTGTAACTAAAAGAGTTAATGGCGGAACCATTGGATTAGCAGACCGTATCAAACATTTTAAAGAATACTACAATTTACTTAAATAAAAAGTTCGATTTATTGGACTTTCAGAAGTATTTTTTTTAAAATTGGGTATATTTATCATATACCCCCACCCTACTTGTAGGGTATTACATATATATAACACCAAAAGACCTAAGAAATTAGGTCTTTTATTTTTTTATAATATTTATGAGTATGAATTTTGATGAAATTTTAATCGATAAACCAATGTCTTGGATTGGTATGTTAACTGAGGACAAAGACTCTAAAGTTAAGATTAACTATGTGGTTAAGTATGTTAACCCAACCACTAAAAAGATTTATGGGGAAGAAAAAAACATAATTAAGGTTGATATTATTATCGATGAAATTTTAACAAACCCTAGTTACAAACCACATATTATTAAATTTTGTTCTTCCGGAAAAGAAGGAATTACTGATAAAGAATATGTTAGTATGACATTAAATTTAGCCCAAGACATTTTTAAAATAACAAGTGAGTTTACTGAGGATAAAATTTATGTCTCGTCTATTAATTGTAAATCACTTTTAGAAAGTTTCAAAAGAAGATACTATTAATCTTTTTTAAATCTTTCTATTATTTTAGTGACAATTTCTTTTATGAATATGGCCGAAAAGTGAGTTCCTAAAGAAAGTCCCATCCGATATGCTATCTCTTTAATACTTTCAGTTGAATTTTCTTTTGACAAATCTAGAAGAATATCTAAAATAGGAATTAGAAAAGCGTAACTCATCATAATGGTTACTTTAGAAAATGTTAAATTTAAACTATTAACAAAATCTAAAAAAGAATTTCTTAAATCTGTTCCTATCTCTAGTGTTTTATTAAATTCTTTTTGTAGATTTCTATTTTTAATCTCTAATAATAACTTTTTAACATTTCCTGTATGTTCAGTCACTATAACCATAACAACGGCTAAAGTTATTAATAGAATATTTTCTTCAGACAAATGGGGGAATGACCCAGACACAAACTCACTTAATGGTCCAAAAACTCCACCAATTGCAGCACTGAAGGTTAATAAAATCTTTAAATCAAATTTAAAATTTTCGTTTGCCTTTTTAATTGCATCAATACCTACGTTTGACATATGTTTAATTATATCACCTACTTTTTCCATAGATTCGGACAAAAGTAATAATTTTTTTTGATTCTCGGTAATAATAATTTCCATAATACTTATAAATAGTAATTAATATTTATTATTATGAGTAAAATAGATAAAAGAAATGTTAACGCTCCGTTAAGTAAAGGTGATAAAATCATGCTTTGGTATATGGAAGGAGAAAGTTTAAAGCCTGGGCTAAAAGGTGTTGTAACAGGGTCAAACGATGTTATGGGTAACACCCATTACCAAGTAGATTGGGAAAATGGTTCAAAATTAGACTTATTGTCAGACGCTGATAAGTGGATATTAGTTGAAAAAGGAGATAACAACATCCAAGAAGGTAAAGCTGAGTCAATGGCTGAATTAATTAAAAAACGAGGTGGTTTTTTACGTAATACTAACTTAGCGCTATTAGTAGAATTTTTAGAAAAATTAAGACAATGCGGTGTCACTAATATGCTTCAGGCAACCAAATATTTAGTTATGGGACAAAGTCGTATGGAAATTGATTTTGAATACCATAGAGTTTCAAGTGAAATTTGTGATGAGGTTTTAGAAATGGCTGATGATGTTAAAGATGCTATTATTACTGGAGCAATTAAAACACTAGAAAAAGAAAATAAAAAAGTTACCATAGAAAACGTGGAAAGAATTATACATAGTAATATACCAAGTATTTTACAATGGTTTATAGTCACAAAATAAATATTTATATTAAAATTAAATTATGAGACCTTATTTTTTAAATGTAGATAAATCAGAAAGAGAAAATATTCTTGATTTACACAAAACACCATATGATGGTTACGTTACAAGACAAAACACATCAAACACCCAACCTTTAATGGTTCAAGATTTTGCAAATGATAAAGGTGGCATCACCATAAATTCAAATGGTGAAGTATCTGAATATAATAATAAAATTTATATGAAAGAATCATCAGGTGAATGTAATGAATGTGGTTATAATGAAATGGAAGAAATTGCATTAGATAAACTAGAGAAAGGAAAAAGTTATAAGTATAACAGACCTGATGCTGAAGATGAATTAGAATTCGAAGATGAAGTTAGTTATCCGAGTGGTGAGAAAATGTTTGCATTTGGAGGAAAAAAAGAAAAAGGTCATTTAATTGGTAAACACGATATTGAAAAATATTTAAATGAACCTGAGGAATTAGATGAAGAACCGAAGACTTGTTCTGAATGTGGTATGTATGAAGGTATATGTGAATGTGGACCAAATATGTATGAAGAGATTGATGAATCAATGAATATGTTCACAAGTAAATTAGATTTAGATGACTTTATTTCTTCTGGAAACAGGTTAACCTATGATATTGAAAGTGAGGATGAAATTTCAGAACCTTATATTGAAGATACTAATAATGAAGATGATGACATTGATATGTTAATGATATTTTCAGATGATGATTCAGTAGTATTTGAAAGAAAGGAAGAGTTTTCAAAACCAAAAATTAATGAGAGTGTTGATAAAACTCTTAACATGTTTAAGAGAATGTTAAAATAATTTTTATGGAAGTTACTGAGATTGTTAGTTATTTCTTAAATGATGACGCAAATACTTTGGAGGTCTCATTTAGAACCACTTTAGATTCTGAGGATGAAGTGAGAAATGATACAATATCATTGAAAGAGGCAAAAGATTTTGGGTATAATTTATTAACCGAATCTTTTGACTTTTTTGACGAGGATGATGAGTTTGAAGATGATGATGAAATGATTGATATTGACGAGGACGAACTCATGGGATTCTTAAATGAGTACTATACTGTGAATACTAAAAGATTACCAAAAGCAGATTTTTTTTAATGGATATACAAAAGATTATTAAATTATTACGTCAATATACTGATGAACGTAAACGTGAGATTGATGAACAAGACGAGGGTGGAACAACTAGTCCTGCTCCGTCAACTCCACCAGCTTCGTCAGGTGGAGGTTCTTCTGCAAGTCCATCAGGAGGGGGTCAAAAATATCCTGCGGTAACAAAATGGGAATCTGGTGTTACTAGAGGTCCCGCAAATCAAATTGGTAATACAAAGTGGAGTGATATAGTAAAACTCAATAGAGGTAAGGCAAATCCAATCGACCAAAAATCAAAATGGTCTAGTGGAGTTACAAGAGGAAAGGGTAATACCTTACTTTAAACCCTGTTCTTTAATATACCCTTCAATATCACAGATTTGAATTGTTATTGGTTTTGTACGTTTAATTAAATCATCTAGTTCCTTTTCGTCTTCATCGTTTAATTTTTTGTTCTCAAACCAAGATAAAAATAATCTAGCTATTTTTGATTTTGGTAATCTAACCAAATCAGATATAGGAAAACATTTAATGTCGTCAGTAAAAATTATAAAGTCATCGTCAACTAACTCAATAGATTCGACTAAATGTTCAGTTTTTGTTTTAGTATTATAAACTAAATCTCCAATATTTATTGTTTCCATTTGGCAAATATATGGACATTTTTATTTATTATCAAAATATTTACATAAAAAGAGTAATCAATGAACATTGAAAAAAATAATCCTGAAGTTCTACTTGAAAGAGTTAGATTAATGATGCAGTATGATTCAACTGTAACTTACAAGGAAAACATAATGATATTAGAATCTGAATTATTAAATGAAGATTTTGAATTTTGGAAAAAAATAAAACAGAAATTTAAAAGTTTATATAATTGGTTTGCTTCATTTAATAATCACGATTGGTTGACATTAGTAGAGATATCGACTGCCGTACTAGGAATGATACCAACACCTGCGGCTCCGTTGTTTCTTGGGATATCCACTTTAGCGGGAGTTACTGATGCGGTAACTTACTATAATGAAGGTGATAAATACATGGGTACAATGATGTTAGCACTAAGTATTATACCTGGAGGTGAATTAATGAAAGGACTTAAAGGTACTAAGGTTATAGGCAGAAGAGGTATAAAAGGTACTAAAGACTTAATTAAAAAATATAAATCAGGTGCTAAACTTACTGCGGAAGAGACTAAAGATTTAGTATCTCTTGGTAAAATTATGTCTAAGGAATCTAGTACCATTAGTAAATTAATGAAAAAGAACCTAGGTAAAAATTTCATTAAGAGTTTAAAAGATAAAACACCAAAATACATCATGAATTTATTGATGATATTAAAGAAAATTGGTGTGTTTAAATTATCTGAATTAGTGTTTAAAGTTGGCGGTACAGCTTGGACTGCCGATAAACTTTATCTTTTTGTGTTTAGAGATGTTTTAGAAAGTAAAAAAGATTTGGATAGTAGAACCAAGAACGATTTAAGAGCTATGGTTAATGGGTTACTTGGGTATGAGGAACAAGTAAAAGAATATATGATTGCAAAGGCTACCGAGTCATTAGAAAAAGCTTTAGAAGGTGGAAAAGTGGATTTAATTTCAATCAATCCTACTGAAACACCTGAAGAGGCTGCGATGAAATGGGCTTTAGAATCTCAAAAAACTAATACAAATGAACCTCAAACAATTAACTATGTCACATCCCCATCAATTGATAGTGTTAAAAATGGTTCAGATGTGATTGAATTAGGTGATAAGGGAGAATCAGTTAAAGAGATACAAAAAATGTTGTATGATATGGGATATGAAGACTATATTACTGATTTCCAAACAATAACTGATTGGAATAATGGTGAATTTGATGAAGCTATGAAATTTTCTGTCGAAATATTTCAAGAGGATAATAAACTAAAATCTGATGGTATTATTGATAAGATAACAATTAACAAAATGATGGATATTTATAGTAATATTGATATGTATGCAAGACAATAACATTGTAATCTCAGAAGTACAAAGAATAAAAACTATTATGACTCGACATCTTTTGACCGAGAGTTATGTTAGTTTGGCCACTGACGTAGTTTCTAAATTTAGTAGTAAAGTAGGTAGAGTTTCCTCAAATTTTGATAACTTATTTAATCAGTTAAGAAATGTTACAAGTGATAATGATGCGATTACCATTATTGCAAAATTGTGTGACGAGTCAGATGAACTGCTACAATACGTAGCCCCAAAAGTTTTAGCAACATTAAATTCACAAGAACAACAATTAATATCTTCATTGAAAACAAGTTTTGGGGATTTAATTAGGAATGGAGCTGACGTAAATGCTGTTAAATCAAATACAGACAATTGGATTGAAACTAATGTGAACACCCAATTTACAGGAGTTAAAGATATACTCAAAAAAGAAGTTTCAGATTATATGGACGAGGTCGCAAAACAAGTGACCCAAGGAGCCGGAGCCTCAACTAGAGCGGCAGCTAAAAAATGGACTGATTTAAGACCATTAACTCAACAAGAATTAAGAGAATTAGAAAAACTATATCGTGCAAAAGGATTGGGTTCATATTTTAAAAATATGCGAAAATTTGCAACAGGGGTTTCAGATATGATGAAATCACAAGACGAATTGATTGATGAGACTTTAAGAATGATTAAAACATTAGATGGACAAACAGACGGGGAAGTTATTACAAATTTATTAAGTAAAATTGGTGACAATTTAACAACACTAACTAATAAAGATAAAACTAATTTTAAAGTCATTGATAATTGGATAGATGTTAATGTACCAAATTACAAATTAAAAAGTATGGTTTCAAGTGAAGAGGGGTATAAAAGGGCTGCATCATTATTAGATGGTACGTCTTTAGAATCTTGGAAAAAAGAATATGGTAGTTTAATGACACGTAAAGGAAAATTATGGTCTCAGATTGCTGAAATTGTGTTACCTTGGAGATGGTTTGGAAAGTCAATCACAAAATATGAAAGTTCTCGGTTGAAAAAATGGAGTAAAATTTTTACAGGAGAAGAATTTAAAGAATTTAGAAGATGGTTTCTTACCGGACAAACAAAAGGATGGGAAGGATTTAAAAAATACTCAAAAGTTGTAGGAATGCCTCAAGCGGTTTTTAGTGTTGGGAAGGAATGGGGGGTATCTTGGTTATCATTAGCGTTTGTTTATGGTTTTTGTGATTATGCGACTGATTTACTTGGGCTTTGGTTAGAAGATGCTACATATTTTAAAGATAGAGATTGGGTTAAAAATCAAGCAATGTCTTGGCACAATAGTCATAGTAGTGAAGAAAAAAATGAAATGGGTAATACTGAATTAGGTAAGAGTATTGGTGGATTTACTGGATTTTTATCAGACATGTTAGGATACACCGTGTCAAATGTTGCCGATTTAAAAGTCGCAATTCCAGGTTTTACTGATAACATTGGGGCAATGTTATATAGTATAACTCATAAATATGAGAATAGACCAATGACCAAAGAAGAGGGGTTTAAATTCAAAGAAGAATTAGAGGAACTACAAAAAAAGGCAGGTGAGGGGATGGAAAAAATTAAAAAGTCCGCTGAAGAAAAAATAAATAAAGGTGAGTCTAAATTATTAGACACTGATGAAACTCCAGTAGAAAAACAAAGTGAAACTTATAGTGGAACTTATGGTACGACTTTAGATGAATTTAAGAGTTTTCTAAAATCACCAGCTGGTTGGGGGAATGAAATTAATGACCTAAAAACAGTAAATACTGAAGTTATAAATGGAGTAAAATATTACATAGCATTAGATACCAATGGTAAGGAATATTTTTACACATATAAAAATGGGAAATATATTGAATATTAATATTTAAAAGTACTATGGCAAAAATTGAAACAAAAAATCCTCGTGAAATTGAAGAGGAGGATGGAAAACCTAATGGAAATAGCCCTAGAGGGCAAGGAAATTCTAATAGTAGTCCAGTTAACAAAAAAAATGTTAACTATGGCGAATTAGAAAACGTAACTAATCAAATGAATCAGGGCGATTCATTTAGAGCTAGTTTGGGCTATAAAGATAATGAAACTAATAGAGTAAAAGAAAATCTTTTGGTGGTTTACACATACCCAAACCAAACTTGTAAAATAGGGTTACGTGACAAAACAATTGATGGGAAGGTTACTGCCCAATACAACATTAACCAACCTGTTACTAACGGCGGAAATGTGCCAACCCCAACAGGTGTTAAATGTTCATCAAATGAAATATCAGTTGTTGCTTGGAATATGAGTACTGACACAATTTTGGATATATTTGATACTCAAACTACGTCTAAACAATTATCTAAGGAACTTGAGACTAAAAACAAAGAAGCTGAAGAAGCTAAAAAAAGACAGGTTATTAGTGATGAAGAATTTAAAAATCTAACCTATTTCACCGATAAATTAGGTATTAATTTTAATGATTATAACGTTGTTAATAATGCTTCGGCAAACATTAAAAGTTATATGGATGATTATTCCGCAACATCAATTTATTTTGGATATTTTAAAAGTGCAATAGGTGCAAAATATAAAATTTTAAAAGAAAAATCAGATAGATTAGGTGGATTAAATACTGAAGAACAAAATTTATTAACAGGAATGCAAGAATTCTTTGATAGAATTCAACCAAATCAAACAATCAATCCTGCTGGTAAAAATCTTGAAAGGTATTTAAAGGAACCATTGAATACAATGGGAACACCATTTGAAAATTTAGATAGTAAACAAACATTCTATTATCCAAGAGGTGTTAAAATCGGTAGTAAAGCGGCTAACCAAGCACAGGAATTTGCGGTACAAATCTTTGACAATAATAAGATTACAGTTAAAACCTGCTTAGAGGCATTCCAAGGATATGCTTGTAATATGGGAAAATACAACAAAACATTACAAAGATATTGTAATGATGCATATCTAACTAAATTAAACTCCACGCTTAAAGATAAACTTGAAGATTATTCGGCATCTGAAGACAGACTTCCTGATAGTGTTAATATTCAAATTAAACAAAGGTTGGCGAATTGTTATATGACAAATATGTTTTCAAGTGGTGGTATTAATAAAAAGGTTGAGGGTGGAAGTAAACTAAGAACTAACATATATCTAAATGACATTGGTAGGGTGTTCTTCTCAAATAACGGAGTTTTTAGAGACGCTTCAAATGCTTGTATTTTTATAAATATTTCCGACCCTTATAAACAAACAGGTTGTCCTCAAACTGAAAGTAACTTAAAGAAAAATATTAATAAGTTATTGGTTGAAGCTAAAGAAAGAAAAAAGTTTGAAATTCTTGAGAATGATATTGTCGAGGACAAATTATTTATGATACTTGAGTCTGCCGGAAATAACCAAAGACAAGGATTAAAAAAAATCTCAAACGAAGTAATATCTGAAGTTAAAAAGTTCAACTCAAAGAGATATAACAAACAAATTGTAAAAGAGAATTTAGATAACTTATTTGCACTTTTAACGACCTTATATAAAGATGAGTTAGATGTTAAGATTACATTTGTTGAAAACATTGTTAAACGAGTTTTGACTAAAATTGGATTTGACGTTTCTGATGAAACAACCCAAGAAATTATTAATAATGTTGTTAAATCAACTGATGTTGATGACCTACCAAAGTTATTGACAAATTGTAATAATTTGAGTATTAAAATCGCGGAATCATTACCAAAAGCATTTGGTAAGAAATTATCTAGTATCCAAGGTTCAAATGAAATGTTAACAAAGATTGGTTCACAAATGTTTGACAAATTACAAGATGATTCTATAGTTAAAGAACTAGTTGCAATGATTTCACCTAGTGTTTGTGAAACACTTAGTGATGCTGACAAAACAGCTGAAAGTAAAATAAAAAGTATTAGTGATAATATAATTTAAAGACATTGGTGGGGTAAAACTCACCAATATAAACCTGATAAAAAAATACAGGGGGTTTTAAATTATCCTAAAGTTAAGGGGTTCTTCGGAACCCCTTAATGATTAAAAAGAGTTTTTATACTCAGTCCAAACCTTCTCCAATGCTGTATTCATTGCCTCAATGAATATGTCTGGTTCGTATGGTTTTTTCAACAATCTTAACCCAGCCTGTTCAATTGTTTTATCTCCCTTTTTAACATTACACTTAGAACAACAAGTCACAAGATTCTCCCAAGTATTTTTCCCACCTTTTGACTTTGGGATTAAATGGTCAATTGTTAATTGTTTTGAATTTCCACAATAAACGCATTTGTGACCATCTCTTTTATAGATTTTATGTCTGTTGACACGTAACCTACGATAAACGTATCTAACGTAGTTTAAAAGCCTTATAATGACTGGTCGTTCATATGATTTTTTATCAGTGACGATTAGATTATCACTTGATTTAACTATTTCGGCCTTACCAGTAAAAACCAAATTAAATCCCCGGTGTAACGTTGTTACATTTAAAGGTGAATAATCAGCATTTAATACTAAAACCTTGTCCATAAGACAAATGTAATAAATTATTTGTAACTTATCTAATCAACCACCCATTTTTTTTTGTGAGGTCTGAATTTAGTTAGGTAAGGATTAGAATATATATCCCTACCTTTTTCAAACCCACAAATAGTTATCCCGGTTTTCCAAGATGAATACACCTGAGATAATTGGTCCCTACCGCTAAATTTTCTTACCTGTTCCCACCAAGTGGAGTTAAATCGAATTGTATTTGCATTATTTTTTCTGATTATAAGACCCGTCTCAAAAAGACCAAACTCTTTGGGGAATCCCTCATTCTCATAAAATGACATCTGTTTATCAATAACCTCCTTAGATTCAGTTTTGAAATCAATAACCACATTTGATTCTTCGTAAGTACAATTTCTCATAAAATGTTTATAACACATTAAATCACAATTTAAAAAATTATTTTCGTTTAAAATTAGATTAATGTCCAAAAGATTAAGGGTAAAACTAGAATCGACATAAATACTTACATCATGTTTAGGTAACACTAAATGTGAGTTCACTTTATAATATCTAGCTAGTTTTCTATGGTCTAAGTCCTCAATAGGGTCGATATGAATCACCTCCCAAAATTTTGAAACTCTTGTCCTGTCATCAGAAAATAAAATATAACGTACATTTTTGTCATACATTAATGGGTTAATTATTTCATCATAACCGTTTATATCTAGTGAATATATAACTATTTTAATGTCTGTGTCCATAACTATTTATAATAAATAATAATAAAACATGGTAAATAAATCCATAAGTGTAGTTATTCCAACTTTTAATAATGTAGAATATATTGAAGAATGTTTACAATCCGTAATTGACGATTGTGTCAATGTTGAATATGAGATATTAGTCGGAATTGACAACTGTGAAAAAACCTTAGAGTATGTTCATGAAAATTATCAAAAATATGAAAATGTTAAATTTTATTTCTTTAAAGAAAAATTAGGCCCTTACGTTATTAAAAATACTTTGGCTAATGAGGCTAAGTATGAAAATTTACTTTTTTTTGATTCTGACGACATACTTAAAAAAAATGCAATAGGCCTAATACTTTCAAATTTAGAACAACACAAAATAGTTAGATTTAATTTTTTAAATTTTACAAATAATATTAATGTTAAAACAAATAGTTGGAAATTTTCTGATGGTGTGTTTGCAATAAAAAAAAGTTTTTTTATGTTTATGGGGGGTTTTGAGCCCTGGGTTTGTGGGGCGGACACTGAATTTGAATGGAGAACATCTAAAAATACAAGTAACATTATCATTTTACAAAACCAATTGTTTTATCGAAGGATACATGATGGAAGTCTAACTAATAGTCCTGAGACAAATTTTTCATCTGATATTAGAAAAGAAAATCAAAAAAAAATAGAAGATAAGAAAAATAAAAAATTAATTACACCTATAGAATTATTTAGCGTTAATAAATACAAAAAAATAAATAATTATAAAAATACTGATTCTATATGATAAAACACATAATAGTGACAAGATGTAAATTTAAGAATGACGAATTGTTTTTAAAATATTTTGAAGTTATGAAAAAGACATATATCCCGTCGATTAATAATCAAACCGATAAAAATTTTTCTATTGCTTTAATTTGTAATCAAAAACATTTTGACACTATTATTAAAGAATTTAACAAAAAAATAAAAGTCATCCCATTTATTGATAATCAGGAAGATTACGAAGATTATGAATTTGGTAAGGGCGTTCCAATTATCCAATTAACCGATTCTAAAAAAGACTATAAAAATTTTGTAGTAGAGAATAACATCACAATTCAAACAAGACACGATTGTGATGATATTATGATGCCTAATTATATAAAACATATTCATAATTTGTATGATAAGAACAAAGAAAAATATGATGACTTTATATTAAATTTCCAACCAACTAAATATGATGTAATAACTAAACAAGAATTTCAACATAGTCGAGATTATTCTAAAGTGTGTTCTATGTTCTCAACTTTAATTCAAAAAAAAGTTAAACATGGCATAATGGATGTTATGCACGACCATTTAAGTAGGTTAACTAAAAACATAATTTATATTCCTAAAACCTATGTTAAATTAGGGATACACAATAATAACACATTATCTAAAATTAAACCAGATGAAAAAAAGATTTAACGTAAATCCAAACACAAAAGAAAAAATGGATGAATTTTATAATAAATTTAATCCACAGAAAGAAAGATTCAATGAATGGATGATTCCATTATTAACAAAATTAATACCAAAAAATGGAGATGTTTTAGAGGTTGGTTGTGGTTTTGGAAAAACATTAGATTGGATATATAACAAAAATAAAAAATTAAATTTGGTTGGTTCTGATTTATCTGAAATAGCAATTAACAAAGCTTCAGAATATTATCCACATATTAAATTTATTTGTGAGGATGCCGAAAAGGCTAATCACGATAATAAATTTGATTTAATTATTAATTCACAAACTTTAGAACATGTTGATAACCCTGAATTAATAATTAATAATATGAAAAATTGGTTAAAACCAAATGGTAATTTGTTCATTACGGTACCCTACCCCAATAGTAATTTAGATAGAGGTGTAAAATTACACCACTGGACATTTTTTCAGGAGGATTTTATTAAGATATTAGGTAAGGACACAAAATGTGTGAAAATTGATAAGGACCACCTAGGTGTTATTTGGGTTAAAAATTAAAAATATGGACTACTTCAAAAAAGAAATTAGGGATAATTTAGTTAAGGGATTTGAATTTGGAAATACAATCGATATTTGTGTAGTAACTTATAATAGATTAGTGTATTTACAAAAATGTATTAATAGTATTATAGCATCGACTAGTGTTAAATATAATTTATATGTTATTGATGATTCATCTACTGATGGTTCTGTTGAGTGGTTAAAAAAAATGGAAAAGGATGGAAAAATACATCACTTAGTATTAAATAATAAAAACAAGGGAACCGCTAACAATTTCAATGAGATAATCAGACTCTCAAAATCAAAAGTTTTTGTAATGGCAAATGATGATATGTATTTTCATAGATATTGGGATTTAGCGGTTATTGAAATTATGTCCAAATTTAATGATTGTGGTATTGTTTCATTTTATGACTACGCTAGATATAATTTAGATGAGGGTGTTGAAAAAATTAATGATAACACATTAAAAGTACCTAGAACTGGATTGGGGGCAACATTAATGACACGAGAAATTTTTGAATTAACTGGTGGATTTTATTTACCTGAGGGAAAAAAAATGGGCTATTTTGCAACACCATTTTGTGTGAAAAGTGGTAAAGTTAACATCACAAGAAATAAGCATTATGGAACTATCCCAAATTATGCAATACACATGGATGACCCTTCATCTAAATTAAATGAAAGGAAAGTTTTAGATGAGTATTTAAAAATGAGACAAAAAGAAAAACGATGATTTCAATTGTAATTACGGCATATAATAATGATGAATTTATACATGAATGTCTTGATTCAGTTATTAGTTCTTGTAAAAATTTAGAATATGAAATATTATTAGGTATTGACAATTGTGAAAAAACATATAAATCAGTTCTTAATCAAAAAAAAAAATATCAAAATTTAAAATTATTTTTCTTTAAAAAAAAACCTGGCACTTATATTATACGTAATACTCTATTTAAAGAATGTCAGTATAAAAAAATTATTTTTTTTGATTCTGATGATTTAATGTCAAAAAATTTGGTTTCAAAAACTAATGAATTATTGGATAATTTTGATTTTGTTAAATTTTCTTTTTTTAATTTTAAAGAAAATGAAGAACTTAAATTAATAAATGAAACATCATCTAATAATTACGCTGCAGGGGCTTTTGGAATTAATAAACATGTTTTTAAATTTTTAAATGGTTTTGAACCTTGGGTGTGTGCCGCCGACAATGAATTTTTTTGGAGGGTAGAATCTAATAAATTCAAAATTAGGTATCTTTCTGAAGCACCTTTTTTTTATAGACGTTACAATCAGAGTTTGTCGAATGCTTCAAACACAAACATGAATTCGACAATACGAAAAAAATATCATGAAATTAGAAGTTCGAAAAGAAAAACTAGTAATTATGGACCTTTACCTGATTTAGTCATATCAGATTTTCAAAAAAGAATTGATGTTCCTAATAAAGTAAAAAGTAATCTAATAATAGTTAGTACTATTTGGAATGCTAAAAATTTTGTTAGAACTTATGTTAATTCAATTAAACGACAACAATACAAAAATTTTAAAGTATTTGTAATTGATGATAATTCTAATGATGGGACATATGAAACTCTATTAGAAGAGATTAGTGATGATACTAGGTTCACTATTTTTAAAAACACTACTCAAAAATTTAAAACACAAAATTTTTATGAATTAATTAATAATAACGAGTTAATTGATGATGAAGATGTAATAATTGAATTAGACGGAGACGATTATTTTTTTGGAAATGACGTTTTAAATAAAGTAGATTACCATTTTTCAAATCTAGATTTATGGATTGCTGGTTATAATTGGATAGACAATTTTAGAAGAAAATCACCATTTACCGCAATACCTGATGCTGATAATCCTAGAAAAAACATTTGGGGATTTTCAGCCATGAGAGTTTTTAAGGCGTTTTTATTTAGAAATATTAAAAAAACAGATTTAATGTTTGAAGGTGAGTTTATAAAAGCCGCAAATGATATTGCTTACGGAATGCCGATGCTTGAAATGGCAGGGAAAGAACACTTTAAAAAATTTAATGACATCACCTATGTGTATAATTGGCATAATAGAAACACACACACCATTAATTCGTCAGTTAAAGATACCACACTTCAAAAAAGAACTGAAAAGTATATATATTCCCTACCTAGATACAACAAACTTAAATTTAAACTAACTAAAACTGAAAAAGAACATATTGAAATCCAATCTAAAAACTTAAAGGAAAATAGAAATTTAAAATTAGATACAATTAACAAAAAAATAAATAAAAATTACATAGTAATTAAACAAAAAAAGAACAACTTAGTTGAAAAAACAAATGATTTAAAAAATATAAATTTAACAGAGGTTAAAAATAAAGTTGAGGAGGAGACATCAACTATTAAAGAAATATTATCTGAAAATATTATTGTAAATAATACCGACACCATTAATAATAAAGAAAAAAATAATTTGATTAGTAAGCTAGTCACCAATGTAGATTTAAAAAAATTCAATCCTGTCATTATTGAAAATAATGAAAAGTATAAAGTAAATGACAATAAAAAAATTTTAGAGTATATAAATAATAAGGAAAACTTAAAAATTATTAAATCTATTGTGGACAGCCCAAAAATTGTAAAACCACAGAATAAAACTGATATAGATAATCGGAGAAAAGAGTGGCAAGAAATTTTTTTGAAAAAAAGTTGAGAGAAAACGTTAAATAGTTTATCTTTGTACAAAACAAACGATATATGTGGGTAATTTTAAAATATATTGAAAACAAAAAAGGAGTGTCTTTACCTGTAATCATTTTAGATTCACATGGTGAAGTTTTAGAATTTGATGTCCAGGAAGAGGCAATTAAATTTAAGGAGATTTTTGAACAAAATTCTGATTCAGGATACAAATACGAAATAAAAAAAATATGAGAGTAGTAGTCACAGGTGGTGCGGGATTTATAGGTTCTGCATTTATTAATTATTTAAAAGAGAATTTTCATTGTAACATTTTATGTGTTGATTCATTAACATATTGCTCAAATCTTGACAATATAAAAATAGAGTTTGGACTTGATGACCAATTCCTTGAGAAGGATATTTGTGATGTCACTCCTAAAGACTTAGGTGAATATGATTATCTTGTAAACTTTGCCGCAGAATCACATGTTGATAATTCGATTAAAAATGGAAAACCATTTATTAAATCAAATATTGAAGGGACGTTTAATCTACTTGAGTGTGCAAGACAAAACAAAAGATTGAAGAAGTTCATCCAAATATCGACAGACGAGGTGTATGGTGATATGGAATCGGTTGTTTTTAAACATAAGTCGGCAAATGAAGACCATGAATTAAATCCAAGTTCATATTATTCAGCATCAAAGGCTGCTGCGGATTTATTGGTTAAAGCTTGTCATAGAACATATGGGTTACCATATTTGATAACAAGAACTTGTAATAACTTTGGCGAACACCAGTTCAAAGAAAAGTTTTTACCTGTCATTTATAATTCAATCAAAGAAGGTAAAAACATACCTGTATATGGTGATGGGAAACAATCAAGAGAATGGATTTATGTTTATGACAATGTTAGAATAATTGCTGAATTTATGTTTAACGAACATATCATAAATGACACATTCAACATTGGTTCAAACATTGAATTTCAGAATATTGAAATTATTAAAATGATTCAAGAGATAGTTCCTGATAATACGGCAACAATTGAATTTGTTCCTGACAGATTGGGTCATGATAGGGAATATAGATTAGACTTAGGCAAGTTGAGAAATTATTTTGCTGGGTTTGATATCACTAAGAGTTTTCTTCACATCAAAGACTATTTGATTGGTATGTATGGTAAACAATAATAGAATAGGTGATATTTATTATTTGTTATACTATTTGAATGGATTACATGAAAATTATAGAATTGGGGATTACCTCAATAACCTCGATATTAGTCGCTTTGATTGCTTCAGGTTTTTTTAGAAATTGGCAGGAAAAAAAGAAGGAAAAAAAATCTAGAGAAGGTCTAATTGCACGTATAAAAAAAGATGAGATTGTTCATTTTGCTTTACGAGAATTAAGAAGGTTATATAATTGTGACCGTATATTCATCATTCAATACCACAATGGGGGTAATTTCTATACTGAATCCCCAATGCAAAAATCTACAATGACATATGAAAGATGTTCTGATGGTTTAGAGAAATTATCAGACAAATTTCAAAATGTTTTAGTATCACATTTTAATTGGTATATCCGTCAAATGGTTGATGAAAAAATGTTTTACACTGATTTGAATAAAATTGAAGATATTTCTACTAGAGCTTTTTTATCATCATATGGAACTCAATCTCACGTTGCCTGTCCCATATATGACCGGGATAAACATTTAATAGGGATGTTAGGTATGGATTGGGTATTCAGTGAACCCACAACCGAAATTGTTGTTAATGGTGAATTTACAGAAGATTTCAAAAAAGACATTCTTAGAGAATCAAATTCTCTACATACACAAATTTAATCGTAATATTGTTCTAAATTACCATCAGTCACTACACTTCTAGAAAAATTTCTAATATAAATGTGATGTAAATTTAACTCACCAAAATACACAACACCCTCTTCAAAATCAGCATCATCTAAAACTATTTTTGATTCATCGTTAATTCCACCAAAGTCACTCAATATACTAGTACTTTTAGAATTTGATATGTATTCCATAATTTCATCACTCATAACGTCAAATTCGTTTTTTCTTTCTAATATATCTTTCAGTTTAACATCATAACTTATATATTCAAGTTGTGAAATCTGCATTCTATCTTCCCTATTAACATACCCTGACGCTTCACACTCATCACATCCTATATCACCAGTACCACCACATTCATCACAATCTATTTTTCCATCACCATCACAATATTCACATTGTTCATAACCACTACCATCACAATGTGTACAATCCTCCTCATCTGGACCTTCACCACTACCATCACAACGTCTACAATCTATATCACCACCATCACAATGAGCACAATCAACACTTCCGTTATAACAATAATCACACCTAATCTCCCCTGACCCATCACATACCCCACAATCAACTTCAGGACTCAACTCCTCCACCCTAATTAATGAAAATGTAAAAAGATTTTTTTTCATTAAATCATATTCTTTATTAAGGTCTAAACCATGATTGGCGACGTTAACTAACATACAAATTTCAATTAAATCAGTTAAATCATAATTTTCAAAAAAATGTTTGATTTTTTTGTTAGCACGTAAATCTTTAAAAAAACCAATGGTAGTATCCCCTGGTCTCCACAATTTCTGTAGTCTTTTAACTAAAGCAAGTTTTATTAATGGATTCATATATTTTAATCTAAATAATTATCTAGTTCGTAACTATCGAACATAAATTTATTGTGTGAATTTAATATGGTAACACCGACATTACCATCTTCATTTAGGAATATGTCCATAAAATATTCCACACCCTGTTCAAAATCATATAAACTAGAATCAATATACCCAATATCTTCTCTTAGTAATGAGGCTCTATCAGTTGTTGGGGAATATTCTATTTCTTCCTCTTTTTTTAAATTTTCAAGATAATTTAAATACTCACCATCATAACTAATGTATTGTCTTTGTATAACCTTGAATTGGTCTTTAGTAGTGACCTCACCTTCACCTTCACATTTGTAACATTCTTTGTCACCCTTACCCGAACATCGTTCACACCTAGTTTCACCATCACCAAGACACTCATTACATGTTTCCATTCCGCTACCATAACATCTTGTACACTCTTCCCCATCTGAATCCTCACCAGTACCCTCACAATCCCCACACTCTTTTTCACCACTACCACCACACTCCCAGCATTCTTCCCTACCACTACCATTACATTCAGGACATTCAAATGTACCATCACCATCACAAGCATCACACTCTATAGTTGGTTCAGTATCTTCTACCGTAATTGTATTATAAACAAAAAGACTATTCTCAAGTTCATCAAAAATTTTATCTAAATCTTGATTGTTTTTCTTTGCCTGAACTAGAAAAGAAATTACAAATAGACTACTACCCTTGAACTTCTCAAAAATCCCAGCGAATTTTTTATCCTTAACTAATTTAGTTGTGAAACTTAAAACACCATCTGATGATTCCCAAAATCTATCAACTTTATTTACAACATTTAAAACAAAATCTTTATTCATATGATATAAATATAAAAAATACATAAAAAAATAAAGGGACCAAAGTCCCTTTATTTAATGGTGGAGATGCCGGGGGTCGAACCCGGGTCCAAATAAGTAAGACATAAAACACTACACGTTTAGGTCATTATTTTTCTAAATAATCCAAAACTTCACAATTCCCTTATTTTATAGTGGTTCGGTTTACTGAGAACTAATCCTCCACTTGTTTCTTTTTGGGTAGAAACCACACCACAATACGAGCTTCTGTTCCAAGGTTATATGCTTACCGACCCGTTTTGTAGGTTAATCCTAGATTAAGCTACTGCTACTTCTTCAGTGCGGATTAAACCAGCTACTGAAAGTTTGTTGATAACGTTGCCGTTTACAATTTGAATCAGTTTAACGGAGTTAATTCAGCTCCGACGTGCGTTTTATGGCGTATCATACCTGTCAAAGCCAAAAACATCCCCATAAATCAAAGAACTACGATACAAAGATATAAATATCTTTTCATTAAAACAAATATTTATTAAGATATTAATATATTTGTAAAAAAAACATGAATTTATATACCGCATTGAAATCTTACGTAAATGGTGAAATTGATTATGACCCAACTAGGGAGTCTGATGATGACGTACTAAAAATACCTGTACTAAGAAAAGAAGAACGAGAAAGAACCGTAGTTAATGTATTTTTTAGTAGACCCGAATTTTTATCAATGTTCGATAACCGTAATGACTACACAAATAATACGTTCTACATAAATAATGTTTTTGGTAATAGTTACGGATATGGTCATATGTTTGTCGACAAATATTGGGCGGAAGAAGACTTTAAGGAAGGATATATATTTGATTCATTCGATAATGAGAATATTAATAAAGTAAAAGAAATTGTTAGATTAACAAATATAAAATTATTTTCAGAGATACAAAATGAAGATTTTTGGAATATTAAAAGTGATATTGCTTCATTCTTGTATGATAAATTTGAAAAAGAAGTGGATTACATTGTTGGTGACTACGCCGATGAATATGATATTGCCTTAGTTGCAGGACTTAAAGATTATCTTAGTCAAAAATTTTGTGGAGTCCTTACAAAATTTAAATTTGTTGAGGTGAAATGCCAGTTAAAGTATGTTACAAATGTTAAAAACATTTTGAAACTTTATGAAAAATACGAAAGATTTGATGATGATTTTTTAGAAATGATGAATAATATAATGAAAATGGAAGACTTAGTTTTGGATGAAGATTTATATGATGACTATTTTGATTATTTCAGTTGGGAAAATTTTGATAAAGAGGGATTTAATCGAAGTGTTGAAAATCAATTAGACAAAATAATTGATGCGATAGAGGAAGATATGGATTCAGGTGTTCTAGAAAAAAATAATGAACTCCAGGAACTTATGCATAAGTATGACTATAAATATAATACTTGGTATTCATTTCCCAAACAAAAACAAAATACAAACTCTAAATTTAAGATTCTTAATATTTTTGCAGGAAAAATTATTGTAGAATATTCACAAGCATCTTTTGAAACAATTGAAGAATTTAAAATGGGTTATGATGATTTTTTAACATTTTTATTTCACCCAGAGTTGTTTGATTAAGGATTATTCATATATTTGCACCTTAAACAAATAAAAATGAATCGAGATTTAACGTTATTAAAATCGGTATTAGCTGTACCGACTCACACTTATCGTGAGGAAAAAATGGTACAATACATATGTGATTGGCTTAAAGAAAAAAACATTGACTTTGTGGTTGATGAACATTTTAATATCTATGCAACAAAAGGTATTCTTAATGATAATGAAAAATACCCATGTGTTGTATGTCACACCGATACTGTCCACCCAATAGACTCAATTAATGTTGTTGAGGAAATGTTGCCAAATTCTCATAGAGAATTGAAATTGTCTTTGAAGGCGTATAATGACCACGGAGAACCAACAGGTATTGGTGGAGATGATAAATGTGGAGTATTTGCCTGTATGGAACTTTTGGAAGAGATGGAAACCATTAAAGCCGCATTTTTTGTTTCTGAGGAAACTGGATGTCATGGCTCAAGGTATGCTGACAAGTCTTTCTTTTCTGATGTTGGTTATGCGATTCAATTCGACGGTCCTGAAAACTGGATGATTACTGAAACTTGTTTTGGTGCTAAGTTATTTGATAGGGAAGGTGAATTTTTCAGTACCTGTGATAAAATTTTGACAGAGGGAATGAACGACAAGAAAAAATATATGGTTCACCCCTATACTGATGTATATGCCCTTAAAAGTTTGTTTGACTTTTCTTGTATCAACATATCAATCGGTTATTATCAATATCACACAAGAAATGAATATGTTGTGATTGAGGATGTGTTTAATGGTATTGATATGGGTAAAAAAATGATTCAAGATTTAGGTCTTAAAAAATACGAACTCAGTCCACAAAAGAGTCCATCTTTTAGGTATTGGTAATTTTTTATTATATGGCAATATTTATATAAAAAGTAAATTATGCCAAGAATTTTATTAAATGAATCCGAAAAACAAAGAATTTTAAACCTATATAATCCAATAGATGAAAATTCTATAACACCTTTAACTAAATTATTATCTTGTAAAATAACTAATGACCACAAGTATTTAGTATACGAAGGTACTGCTTATAACATTCAAACAGGTGACATAGTCCCAATTAATGAGGATTGGAGTTTAAGTGATATTATACATGCTGGTGTTGATTTAGTTTCCGCAGGTGTTGATTATTTTGTACCAGGTTCAGGCGCAATTGTCGATATTGTTCATGCATTGAGTTATATAGTAGAAGCACAATTTAAATCAGAGGAAGAGACTGATAATTTATACTTAATGGCCGCAATTACTTTTGCATTTGGGGTATTACCTGGTCAATTACAAGCGGTTGCTCCAGCATTAAAAGCTTTTGTTAGTGGTTCAGTTAAAACTTTAACTAAACCTGTTCTAATTGCTTTAAGAGTTGTTGGTAGAATTTTAGAGGAAGTTTTAGTTAAAATTCCAGCATATATCGGTAAGGCAGTTAATAGTACATTAGGTAAAAAACTTTTAGGTAAATATGCAAGTAAGGTAGGAGGTTTTTTCTCAAGGTTTGCAGTAAGAGCTAGACAAATATTTCAAAAATTAATTCCAGCGGCAGGTAAAACAACTAGTAAAACTGCAGGTAAGACTTCTATTAAGAAAGGATTACAAACTCTATCTAAAAATTTAAAAGATAGATTTTATTCATTTGTTAGAATGGCAAAACCAATTGCAAATCCTGTCAAAGTTATGCGAAAACTAGGATTTATTACTGGGAAAAGTTATAGATATGTTGGTAAAAATGGTAAGGCAACAACTGCCAAAATTTTAAATATAAGTGATTCGGGTGTACAAGTTTTATTTGGAAAAGGTCAAAAAATGATGTTACCAGCTGAAACATTTATTAAAAATGCGGTTGGAGCACCTTGGGGTAGAAGAGGATATACTGTTGCAGTTCCTTTATTTATGAAAAGATTTGCAGACTTTTTAACTTCAAGTGGTGACTTTGATTCGGCAATGCTCGATAAATTTGAAGACTTAGACCCAAACATGACATCTGAGGAATCTTTGGCCTTTATGCAAGAGGAAGTTTCAGAATATCAAGGAGACACTAAACAATATTCAGTTAACGATAATGCGGTGACAATACAGAACGCTTTAATGAAGTTAGGGTATTCACTACCAAAATATGGTGCAGATGGCAAGTTTGGTCCCGAAACTAAAACCGCATTAAGTAAATTCCAAAAAGATAATGGATTAAGTAGTTCAACTGGTAAAATGGATAGAATGACATCTAGAAAATTAGCTGAATTACTAAAAAGTAAAAATATTGAAGATTCAGAAGAACTTCAATCAAAATTAGAAGCAATGTAAAAAGGGAGGTTAACCTCCCTTTTTCACATTACAATACCCATTAATTGGATTTCATCATCTTTGATTGATAGAGTGTAATGACCATTCTCAACGATGTTACCCTTTAGAACTTCATCAGAGATATAATCTTCTAATTTATCTTGTATGGCTCTTTTTAAAGGACGTGCACCATAAAGTTCATCATACCCATTCTTAGATACATATTTTACAACACTCTCATCAAATTTAACATCAAATTTCATCTCCATCAATCTCTTAGTTAGTTTGTCCAACTCTATTTTAGCAATACTCTCAATGTGTTCTTCTTTGAGTGAGTTGAAAATCACTACGTCGTCTATTCTGTTTAGGAATTCTGGACTAAAGAAATTTTTAAGTTCTTTTTGAAGCATGTTCTTTCTATTTTCCTCAGCACTATAAGAACTTTGTGAAGTACTAAAACCAACACTAGACCCGAAATCTTGTAATTTTTTAATTCCTAGGTTTGATGTCATAATAATCAAACAATTCTTGAAATTAATTTTTCTACCTAAACCATCTGTCATGTGTCCGTCATCTAAAACCTGAAGTAAAGATGAGAATACATCTTTGTTGGCTTTCTCAATTTCATCGAACAAAATAACACAATAAGGTTTATTTTTAATTTGTTCGGTAAGTTGTCCACCTTGGTCATATCCAACATATCCAGGAGGTGCCCCAATTAATTTAGATATTGAGTGTTTTTCCTGGTATTCCGACATATCAACTCGGATTAAGTTTTCATCACTTCCAAATATCTCCCTAGCCAATTGTTTTGCCAAATATGTTTTACCAACACCTGTTGACCCCAAGAAAATAAACGACCCGATTGGTTTATTTGGGTCTTTAATCCCCAAACGATTTCTACGTATAGCTTTTGAAATTCGTTTAACGGCATCTTCCTGACCAATAACTTTACCCGATAAAGTTTCTTCAAGATTGATTAATGATTTTGAATCATCTAAAGAAAGTTTAGACAATGGAATTTTCGTCATGTTTGAAACTACTTCATAGACTAGTTCAATTGGGATTGTTTTTTTCTTTTTCAAAAGGGATTGTTCAAATTTCTTTTTCTCGTTATCCAATTTTAAAAGAACTTTTCTCTCCTTATCTCTTAGTTCCGCGGCCTCCTCGTATTTTTGACTTTTAACCACTTGAATTTTTTCTTGTTTGATTCCATCAGCCTCGGCTTTCAAGTCCTCAATCACTGCCGGAGTCTTTATCTCAACTTGACTACGAGCACCAACCTCGTCCAAAATGTCAATTGCCTTATCAGGAAATTCTCTGTCGGTGATATATCTCTCAGCCAAACGGACACAAATATTAAGAATTTCTTCAGTAAAAATTACCTTATGAAATGTTTCGTATTTGTCTTTAATGTTTTTAAGAATCTGTAAAGTTTCTTCAGCTGAAGATGGGTCAACGACTACCTTTTGAAAACGTCTTTCTAATGCACCATCCTTTTCAAAGTTCTTTCTATACTCATCAAGAGTCGTGGCACCAATACACTGAATCTCACCACGGGCTAAAGCTGGTTTAAAGATATTTGAAGCATCTAAAGAACCTGTTGTGTTTCCAGCACCCACTATTGTATGAATCTCATCAATGAACACAATAATATCAGGGTTGGCCTGAAGTTCTTCAATAACTACTTTCATCCTTTCTTCAAATTGTCCACGATATTTTGTTCCCGCAACAATTGATGTCATGTCCAAAGATAAAATTCGTTTGTCCATTAAATTTCTAGGACACTCACCTTGGTGAATTTTCATAGCCAATCCCTCAACTAGAGCGGTTTTACCACAACCAGGTTCACCAATAATGATTGGATTGTTTTTCTTTCTACGAGAAAGAATTTGAGCAATTCTCAAAATTTCTTTTTCTCGACCAACAACGGGGTCCAATTTACCCTGTTCGGCCAATTTAATTAAGTCCCTACTAAAATTATCTAAAGCGGGAGTTGTTGATGAATCAGATTTCCCCTGATTCTTGTTTTTGTCATTGTCCATTGACTCTATCATAACTTTATGTTTTTAAAATAATAATTCATTTTTTTTTAAATTTCAACTAAATAATATTCACAAGTCATTTTATTCTATTTATGTTAATAAAAAAAACATATGGCAATTACTAAAGAAGAAATTAAAGGTACTCATATTATTTGTGAGATTGAGTCCACAAATATAGTAAAAACTGATTACAATACAGAAACAAAAAAATTAATTGTTGAATTTAAGAATGGAGTCAATTATGAATATGAGGAAGTTCCTCACCAACTATACACTTCATTTAGAACTGCTCAATCACAAGGAAGTTTTTTTAGTAAAAATATAGCAAAAACATTTAAGTACAAAAAGTTGTAAAAACTTGAGTATTTATTATAGATGTCAAATTTAAGTAAAGTAATAGATAGTTTTAACATTCAGGATAGTTTAAATCCGAAAGTGTGGGATAATGAGACCGACCCTCAAAACGCAACTTTAAAAAAAGAGATACAATCTAGTCTACTTGAGATTGCGTATGAATTTGTGGATTTTGTCGGTCTAGACTTTTTTATTTCCGATATAATATTAACGGGTTCTTTATCAAATTACAATTGGTCTCAGTATTCCGATTTTGATTTACACGTCTTAGTCGATATGTCTCAATTTGAAGAATCTCAAAATGAGTTGTATAAGGAACTTTTTAATCTGAAAAAAACATTATTTAATGATACTCATGATATTACCATTAAAAATTATGAAGTGGAGTTATACATACAAGACGCTAATGAAGAACACACGTCTACTGGAGTATATTCTGTTTTATATGAGGAATGGGAAGTTGTTCCTGAAAAACAAAATTTCAGATTAGATAAAGACAAGTTAAAAGAAAAGGCAAAGCAATGGATGAACATCATTGATGGTGTACTCGAGAATATCCAAGATGAGGAACTTGATGATGCTAAAAAACTAATTAAAAAATACCAAGATAAGTTAAAAAAATATCGTAAGTGTGGATTAGAAACTAAGGGAGAATTATCGTATGAAAACTTAGTTTTTAAAATTTTAAGAAGAAATGGTTATATTGGTAAGTTACTTGACGCCAAAAATAAAATAATGGATAAAAAATTATCTATTGAAAATCGTGATATTTGATATATTTATAAAGAAAAAATAAATGGCAACATATTACGCATTTTCAGGTTGTGATTCAGGGCAAGTAATTGTTTCAAATCAAGCAGTTGACGGGAGTTTAACTCTCGATAAATTCTACTACACTCAATTACAACAATATAGTAATGGTGTGTTTGGTGGGTGTGCCAAATTAACAACAGGTACAACACCCTCATCATCAATAATTTTTGCCTCAGGTCCTTTTGATGATTGTAATGAATGTGATAATTCTAGGGACACTATTTCAGCAGGAACAAATTACAGATATTGTCAAATAGTATGTAATGATGAGAATCAAAATGTTGGTGTTAGTGCCAAAACTGTTAATCATGCTATTTGGACAAATAATGCTAATGTGGATGTAATCCAAATGAACTCCGTAGTCCTAGGTGGATTTAACGGATTAAACTCGTAAAAATAAAATAAAGATATGTCAGATTTAAGACCGTTAGGAAGTGAGAAACTTCAAGGAGACGACAAAATTAAGAGAATTATTGAAATAGCTAATTATAAAAATAATTCTAACGTCAATGAAAATACTTCAGAGTATACTAAATTATTAGCGGATGGTAACACTTACCATATTGTAAGAGAAAAAAATGGTTATATCATTAAATCAACCGTAAGTGAAAATACGATTGATTATAGAGAACCAATCCAAGAAAGAAAATATTTTAGTTCTTATTCTCAAGCACTTAAAAGATTAAATATCATTGCTAAAGAACTTAATGAAAATTATGGTAATGAAAAAGGTTTATCTTTATTTTCGGAAGATACAAAATATGTATTAAAACAAAAAAAAAATTTTAGTCCATCCGAAAACTTACCTGAGGTAGAGAATGTTCCTGCCCCACCTATGGATAATATGGGTCCTGATGAAACTCCTGTCCCACCTATGGATGATATGGGTTCTGAAGAAATTCCGACACCACCTATGGATGATATGGGTTCTGAAGAAATCCCTACTCCACCTATGGATGACACGGGTTCTGAAGAAAGTGGTGACACTGAAGACTCAAATATCCCTGGTTCTTTTAGAGTAGTACAAAAACTTCTTGGTAAGGCAACTCAAAAAATGAGAGATTTACAAGACGAAGATAAATTGTCTGACAAAGATATCAAATACGTAATCAATACAATTTTATCAGCAATTGATTTAACCAAATTATCTCAAGACGATAAGGATGATATTATTGCTAAATTTGAAGATGAGGAAATCGGTGATATGTCAATGGACATGGGTGATGAAATGGATGTTGACGTTACTGACGAAGATATTCCTGAAGTTCCAACAGATTTACCAACAGATAATACTAGTGAAATGGAAGAAGGTAGTTGGCCAGAGTTAGCATCAAGAATGGCAACAGATGTTGCTGGGACAATGATGAAAAAAAGTATGGGATATAGTCCAAAAGAAAAAGTACAATCAATTATGGATGGTATGTTTACAGAATCAAAGGTTGATAGTATTTTAACAAAATATTTTAAAGTTGACAAACGAGAAAAGAAATTTATTCAAGAAAAGGTAAAAGATAAAACTATGAATGAAATTTCTCGTCTTTGTGAAACTGCAATACAAGAGAAAAAAAGTATTATGTTACTTGACGAAAACGATAACGTTAGATTTGTTGGGAAAACTAATAAAGGTAATTTAGTATTTGAAATGAATAATAAACAAATTAAAGTTACTAAATCTGGTAAAATTAGTGAATAATTTAATTTTCATAAACCAATTAGGTTCTGACTATAAAGGTAACTTTATGTATGAATTTATTTTTGGTGATGAAAAAAATTGTGAAGGTGAAGATTGGGACTCAAAACCCGCAAATGGATACCCAAAACCACCAAAATTGGAACATATAAAAAAAGTCGGTATTTTGAAGAATTCTAAATTAAAAATGGAATTGATTCAAAATTCTGATTTTTTTTCTTTTTTTGATGCTGTAGATAAAGTTATTGCTTTAGGTTGGGAAATGGATGATGATTTAGATTTCGATAGAATAACTAGACTAGTCTTTCATTTTGGAATGACCCTTAAAGAAGTTGAAGATAAACTTTATGAACGAGACCTAATCCTTGAATTTGAAAAAAATTTAGTTTATGAAAAAGAATAAAAATATTTTAAAAATTAACGAATCTGATTTAAAAAAGATTGTTAATGTTTTATTACAAGAAGCCACCACTAAAACTCAAACTGTTAAAATAACTGATTATACCGCATCTGAAGTTGCAGATATGCAAAAGAAAGGTGAGGGTGTTAATGTATCAAATGGTGAAGTAACACCAACACCTGGTGGTGGAGTAAGAGTACTACAAAAGTCAGGTAAATCTGAAGCGCCTAAAAACAAAGTAATCAAAGATGGTGAAATGTCAGAGGGTAAAAAGAAAAAGAAATCGAAATATAACCCTTGGGCTATTTGTACAGCACAACTAGGTAAAGAGTTTAAAACTACTGAAAGAAGTGAGTGGTCAGCAAAACAAAAAAATAAATATGAAAGATGTGTTAAACAAGTTAAACAAGATGTTAATGAGGGTAAAAATCCTTATATGACAATTCTTGAGTCTAAATTTGAGAACTTGATTAAAAATAACATACAAGGTAGAATCACTAAGAAAAATTTCGTATCTTTGCTTGAAACAAAATCAAAAGATATGGAAACAACTATTAATTTAATTGGTAAACCTAAGATGAATAAACCAATTGGTCGTATCATTTATGGTAAGAGTGAAATGTCTGAAACTGAGACAGCTCCAGCTAAACCAAAAGTTAAACCTGGAACTGAAACAAGACCAAAACCATCACATCCTGGAAGAAATCCAAGACCAGGTGAAGGTCCGGCACCAGCTAAGGCTAAAAAAATTGAAACTAAAGAAGTTTCTAATTCACAAATGCAAAGAAAGAAAGACGAATTTATGTCGGCAATTAACAAAATTTTAAAGAAATAAAAATGGCAAAGAGAAATTTAAGAGAGGCACCAATAAGTTATCCTGAAGGGTTTCCTGAAAGGATGGACCCAAGGACTGAAAGAAAATTAGGTTCACCTGAAAGTTTATTTGCTAAAAATCCCGCTTTAAAAAGAGGGGTTGCAGATGTCGAAAGAATGTCATCAAAAAGATTTGAGAACATTGTTAGAAAAGCAAGACAAGCACATGGTAAAGAATCATTAGGTAGTATCGAAGAAATTCGTACTTTGTTTATGTCTATGTATTCTTTAGTTAAAGAAATTATGAGGTTAGAGTCACCTCATAAAAAATATCTTAAAGATTTGGCATTAAGAGTTGCGGCTGAAAAAACTGGTATTGATAAAGATTGGTTTCAGTATGAACTATCATTAGGACAAGAAGAAACCGATTTTTCCGCACCAAATTTCCAAATGGGACCAAAAAAAAGAAAGGAACGAAAAAATGTTCCTGATTTTGAAAAATATGGAGAACAAGCATTTGACCCTGATTTCCCAACAGAGGAAGAGGAATTCCAACAACACGTTCAGATGAGAAATTTGGCAAATGCAATTACCCAAGGTGAAGCTAAAAAAGGTCATTACTATTTTGAAGACCCATCAATTAAATCTCAGTTAGATAGAAAAAGTCCACAACTTGCATCATTGTACTCAAAATTAATGACCATGTTGGATATCTCTTATTTTACTATGGAGGATTTCATTGAAATGGCGACTCAAACAGGACAAGGTGTTGCGGGTAGTGTTAATTTAGAAGATGCTGACGAAGAAGAAAATGATGAAATGGGTGGAGGAGAACCTGATGAAGATGCTCCTGATACAAAAATCGTAGCACAAGGAATCATTTTCCCAATATTAGTACACGAAATTATTAAGGGTATTGAAGAAGCTCCAACAAGAGAACAATTTAGAGAAACTGAACCAGGTTATGCTGGTGAAGTATATGGTCAAACTGATACGTTTGAGAATGAAATTATGCAAATCCGTATTGGACCTGAAGTTGTGGATGCTTTAAGGAATGTATTACCAATAGAAGCATTGGAAAATTCAAAAGTTAATCCTTGGTTTAAAAAATTGTTATATTCAAAAAAACCAAAAGAATTCCTCAATTTAATGTCTTTGGTGATTTCCGATGACCCAAAAGATATTAGTAAAGCTAAATTGGAAATGAAAGAGATTGTAAGAGATGCTATGGATATGTTACAACAATATGAAGAATACAAACAATCGAAAAATATTAAACCGGGTGACGATGATATCTCAGGGTTTTTGGATAGTTTAGGTATTGATTTATCTGATGACTAAATTTCATTGCCATATCTAGGTATTTATCAGATATGGCAATGACAAAAGAAGAATTAATAATTGAGTACACAAGGTGTATGAAGGACACTCCATACGCCTTAAAAACTTATCTACAAACTTATGATAATACTGTTTCTCAGTATGTTCCACTAGAATTATTTCCTGACCAAATAACACTTGTTGAGGATTATGAAAACTTTAATGAAAATATTGCGTTAAAGTATCGTCAGGCAGGTGTGTCAACAGTAACTGCCGCATGGGCATCAAAGAAATTAGTATTTGCCAAAAAGAATAAACCTGAAAAGGTTCTTATTATTGCAAACAAATTAGATACTGCCGTTGAGATGGCTAACAAAGTTCGTGGTTTCACCGAACAATGGCCAAAATGGGTAGGGGTTACATTTTCTGCTGAAAAAAATTCACAAAGACACTTTAAATTAACAAATGGATGTGAGGTTAAAGCCGTAGCAACATCCACCGATGCCTTACGTGGTTACACACCAACAATATTGGTGTTTGACGAGGCAGCATATATCGAGGCAGATGGTGACTTTTGGGCAGCTTGTATGGCATCTTTATCAACAGGAGGTAAGGTAATAGTCATTTCAACCCCAAATGGTTATGACCCAATATACTATGAAATTTTTGACCAAGCACAAAAAGGGATGAACGATTTTAAAATCTCCCCAATGGTTTGGTATAAGGACCCAAGATATAATAAAGACCTACAATTAGTTAAATGTGATGACATCATTCATTATTTTTTAAATCGTGAGGAACATTTAAATGATGAAGTAATTGATTTTTCAGACAAAGTTAAAGACTATGTTGAAGTTAATTCTTTAATTGGTCAAGGTTACAAACCAACCTCATCTTGGTATGAGAAAATGGTTAAAAAACTTAAATACGACAAACGTAAAGTTAATCAGGAATTAGAATGTGCTTTTTTAGGTTCTGGTGATAACGTATTTGATAGTAGACTTACTGAAGACATTAGAGCCAATATGGTTAGAGAACCACAAGGTAAGATGGTTAGTGGTGGATTATGGATATGGAAAGACCCACTTGAAGGTCATAGGTATATTATGGGAGTTGACGTAAGTCGTGGCGATAGTGAAGACTATTCTACGTTTCAAATTATTGATTTTGAAACAAGGGAACAAGTTGCTGAATATATTGGAAAACTTCCACCTGACACTTTGGCGGAACTATGTTATAAATGGGGAACTATGTATTCAGCATTTATTGTTGTTGATATTACAGGAGGTATGGGTGTCACTACGTCAAGAAAATTACAAGAATTGGGTTATAAAAATTTATATATTGATGGATTAGATTCGACAAATAGATGGAAATATGACCCAAAAATGAATGAAAAAATACCAGGAATTAACTTCAATAATAAACGAGTTCAAATAATTGCGGCATATGAGGAATATTTAAGACACGGGTTTAAGGTATATTCATCAAGATTGTTAAACGAGATGAATACTTTTGTTTATGTTAATGGAAGACCTGACCACCAAAAAGGACAACACGATGACCTAATTATGTCAATCGCAATTGCTTGTTACGTTGGTGAAAATTCATTTTCTTCTTTAACCAAAGTTACAGAGCAAGCAAAAACTATGTTAGAGTCTTGGTCAGTTGCCGAGAATGAAAATGTATCAAAAAGTATAAACCAAAATACATACGTCCCTTCGTATGTTGTTGGAGGACAAAACCACCCTATGGAGTTTTCAAGAGAAGACTACGCAAAATATGGTTGGTTGTTTGGAAGTAGAAGATGATGTATTTATAAAAAAATGAATAGGGTTAAATTTTAATATGGAAAATAATCAAAAATTAACAGTTTGGCAAAGATTATCGCAGACATTCGGTCCAAATTCTTTATTAGGTCAAGACTATCCAGTCTACAAATTTGATAAAAAAGAATTACTAAAAACCACGTCAAAAGGTGAATATGATTTAGCAAAACTACAAGCACAACAAACATTTTATCTCGCTAACCAGTGGGCTAAAATTGAAAATAATTTATATACTCAAGGAGTATATTTTGAACCCACTAGATTGGCATCATATTATGATTATGAATCTATGGAATATACTCCTGAAATTTCGGCATCTTTAGACATTTATGCTGAAGAATCCACAACCCCTGACCAAAATGGTCATATGTTACAAATATATTCTGAGTCTAAAAGGATTAAATCAGTATTAACTGATTTGTTCAATAATGCATTGGATGTCAATACTAACTTACCTATGTGGATAAGAAATGTTTGTAAGTATGGTGATAACTTTGTTTACTTACGATTAGACCCTGAAAAGGGTGTCGTTGGGTGTTCACAACTACCTAACATTGAAATCGAAAGGATTGAAAGAGGAATGAAGGGAAAATCTAATTTGGATAATGCTGACGTAGAGACAAATGGTTTAAAGTTTGTTTGGAAAAATAAAGAAATGGAATTCAATACTTGGGAAATTGCACATTTTAGATTGTTAGGTGATGATAGAAAACTTCCTTATGGTACATCGATGTTAGAAAAAGCGAGACGTATTTGGAAACAATTATTATTGTCTGAAGATGCAATGTTAATTTACAGAACATCTAGAGCACCTGAGAGAAGAGTATTTAAAGTATTTGTGGGTAATATGGATGACAAAGATATTGAACCATATGTACAAAGAGTTGCCAATAAATTTAAAAGGTCTCAAGTTGTTGATAATAAAACGGGTAATGTGGATATGAGGTTTAATCAAATGGCGGTTGACCAAGATTATTTTATTCCTGTTAGAGACCCAGCGGCACCAAATCCAATTGACACATTACCCGGAGCTACAAACCTATCTGAGATTGCAGATATTGAATACATCCAAAAGAAACTACTTACTGCACTTCGTGTACCTAAAGCATTTTTAGGGTTTGAGGAAGTGGTTGGGGATGGTAAAAACCTTTCATTACTAGATATTCGTTTCGCTAGAACTATCAATAGAATTCAAAAGTGTGTATTGGCAGAATTAAATAAAATTGCAATTATCCATTTGTTCTTATTAGGGTTTGAAGATGAACTTAACAATTTTAATTTAATGTTAACCAACCCATCTTCTCAGGCAGACTTGTTAAAAATTGACATTTGGAAAGAAAAAGTTGTATTGTATAAAGATGCGGTCACACCAATTGAAGGTATAGCACCGACCTCAGTATCTTGGGCTAAAAAAAATATCCTTGGGTTTTCTGATGAAGAAATTAAACTTGATATCCAACAACAACGTGTTGAGAAAGCCGTTGCGGGTGAGTTAGCGGCAACTGCTGAGGTTATAAAACATACAGGATTATTTGATAATATTGACAAGTTGTATGGGTCAACAAGTGGGACTACTACAACACCTGAAGCTGGAGGTGGTGAAGCTGGAGGAGGCGGAATGCCTAGTGGTGATTTAGGAGGGGGATTAGGTGAACCAGCGGCAGAACCTACACCTGAACCAGCGGCAGAACCAGCAGGAATTACACCCGAGTCAAAGGAAAAACAATTAAACATCTTACTAGAAACAATGGATGATGATTATTTTAATTTTGATAAAAGTAGTGACTCGTTAACTGAAATGGAAAATAAACTAAATAAATTGCTTAAAGATTAAAAATGTCAACTCCACTCCCGACGGGAACAATACCCCTAACACCAACACCATCTAGTACCCCATTGATTCAGTTCAAAGGGTTATATGTAAATGACTATGATACAATAATTAATAATGGTTCAGAAAAAAATAATTTAAAAATATTCACAGAATATTTTGGTTTTAATGCGTTATATTTTTATGATTTAACACCCATATTAGCTAGTAGTTCAGGTCGTACAAATGTTAGGGCTTATAACGTTTCTGTTAGAGAATCGGGAGTATTGGAAGTTGGTGGTATTGGGGGTAGTAGTAATACTTTGGTTGGTACTGGAACAACTGGAAATAATTCACGTTATTTCTTTAATACGGGTTGTACTAGTTCGGCAGAAACTTTTAATGTATTTAATTTAGAGAATGAATTTTGGAATTATCCTGATAATGTTGGGACAGTTCCGTTTTTAACATATAGGGATGAAATGTTACAAGTGTCTGCAGTTACATCAGGTACTAATGTTACTTTTGATGCTTATATTGGACTGATAAGGGATGAGACTTCGGCTTATACCCCATCACAAATTTCCACGTTTTTAGTTAATAGAACAGATAGGATTTTGTTAACTTGTTACATAACAACCAATCAATTTACGGCAACCACAAATTATGGATTAACCACAATTGATGAAGAATTAGAATTATTAGGTTATGCGGCATCAGGGTCAAATAGGAATGTTGAAATAATAATAATTTATCATGGTGGAACTTCATATATGCACTCATACTTTGAGGAGTTTGGATTTGAACAGGCATATCTAAATTTTAAAAATGCTTACGATAATTGGGTGTCTCCCGCAAAAAGTAATATAGAGCTAAAGGGTTATATGATATATGGATACCAACAAGTTAAAGACATTCCTGTATTTGTAACCCCAACACCAACGGTAACTAGCACCAAAACCTTAACACCAACGGTAACTCCGACTAAAACAGTTACTCCAACTAGAACCGCAAGTGCAACACCTACTGTAACTAAGACACCTACACCTACACCGACAAAAACAACTACACCAACATTAACCGCAACTCCAACTAGAACCGCAACTCCAACAAGTACCAATAGTTGTTTATGTTATAATTTACAAAATACGACAACAACAACAAAAAATGTCACATATACCAATTGTAATAATGTTTTAACAACAATCATAGTACCATCTAATTTTACAAGTAATAATTTTTGTGCGAAATCTGTACAAAATATGTCAGGTATTATAATTAATACGGTGGGCTCTTGTTTAAATAATTCTTGTCAACTATATCCGACACCAACACCAACGCTAACTAGAACTGTAACCCCGACAAATACATTTGGATTAACACCAACAAATACCTCAACACCATCAAGAACACCTACTTTAACACCTACAAACGTCTGTATTTGTTATCGTGTGAGGAACAATACCGTAACCACAAAAACTTTTTCTTATTTAGGGTGTAATGGAGGGGCATCTAATACTTTTGTATTACCAAATTCATTTAGTAATAATTTCTGTGCTAGACAACTACCAGTAGTTACTACAGGACTCCAAGTATTATATGTCGGGACTTGTGTAAACGGAAATTGTTCACCAGCACCAACACCAACACCAACATTGACTAGAACGGCAACTCCAACTAGAACGGCAACTCCAACTAGAACAGCGACCCCAACTAGAACGGCAACCCCAACTTTAACGAATACCCCAACTAGAACTACAACACCTGGAATAACCCCAACCTTAACAAATACTCCAACAAGGACAGGAAGTCCAACACCAACTAGAACAAGCACACCAACACCAACTAGAACAAGTACACCAACACCAACATATAATTGTTTGTGTCATCGTTTACAAAATACAACAACAAGTGCGATAGTAGTAACTTATACCAATTGTTCAAATCAAAGCACTAATATTGTAGTTGGTGCCAATACCACAACTTCTAATTTCTGTGCTAGTAGTGTACCAAATGTGTCAGGAATTATAAAACAAACTTTAGGGTTATGTGTAAATAATCAATGTGCATTAACACCAACACCCACAGCGACAAGAACAAGTACTCCAACACCAACAAGGACTATAACACCTACACAATCTTTTAATCCAGTACCAACCGTGACACCAACAAGTAATTGTTTATGTTTTAAAGTTGTCAACACTGGACAAACTACAGGTGTTATTACATTTACGCAATGTAATGGAAATACCAAAAATGAAGTAGTTCCGGCAAATAGCGGAACTCCAAAATATTGTAAAGTTGGTAATATAAGCGGATTAACGGCTAATATGGCAGTGGCTTTTTACGGGGCTTGTATTGGTGGAGTTTGTCCACAATAATTTAATCGTAAATTGATATATTTATAAATAAAAAAATGAAAATAGGTCTAATAAAATCAAAAGTTGAGAAGATTCTAGTTGAATCTATGTCTGATAACACCTTTAAAGACAAGATTAAAACTTTTAAGTCTTTAGTTTTAGAGGATAAAAATATTGCAAAAGCATTTTATCTTTACGATATTATGGATAGAAAAAGAGGACTAAATCCAAACGATGCAGATTTATTCATTAATGAGTGTATCAGACAATTTGAGAAATTAAATTTTAACTCCAAAAAAATTTTACAACTTGAGAGTTGGGTAAAGGAAATTCCCACTGAGTCTAACACATATGAGATTATAGATAATATTTTTAATGAGGATTTGGATATTGAGAAAATTTTAGAGGCAAAAAAAACAATAACTAAAAAAATTATTTTAAAGGATAAAAAAACTGACACACCTAGTATACCTTTAAATAAAGTTTATGAGATAGCCGAAAACACTACTAAGGAGTATTTGTCAGATTTATCTGAAAATGAACTAAAAACTTTAAATAAGTATTTGACACTAACTGAATCTGAAATAGTATCTAAATACGATTTATTATCTGAAATGACTATTGAAAAATTAGACGAATTGGTCTCTATTTCAGACACACCAACTAAAGAAAAAATAACTGAGACAATTGAGAGAATTAAAACTGAACCAAAAAATCAGATTAATTTAATGAAATTGCGTCAATTATTTAATAATCTTTAAAATTTTTGTTTTTTTTATAATTGTTAACTATATTTTGATACAAATAAACAAGTATTAAAATGGTTAATGAAAAAAGGAAAAAGTATTAAACTTACAGGTTATAAGTCATTTAAAGTAAGTTACGGAACAGTAGATTTTAAAAATCTTAAATCAGTATATCTAAACATTCAATCTTGGGTAGAACCAAAAGATTTCATAGAAAACGCTGAAAAAATAATTAATCATCTTACTAGAACAATTAAATTAACAATAGGTGATTTAATTGATAGAAATTTATTTGAATCAAATTTTATATGTGATATGGATTTGAGGTCTAGTGGGGTGATGTTTGGTAAAAAGTCTTTTATGAATCTAGAATGTGTATTTTACACAACTAAACACTATGATTTTAAATGTTTAGAATTAAAAAATCATATGAAAAAGATTACTGATTCAGTTATAAAATATTGTCTAAAAAACAATAAACATTTCAATTTTTCTATTTCTAAAAAAGAGGACTTTGAAGTTATTCGTAATTAATATATTTATAATAAAAAATATAAGATGAATAATTTAAAAATATTAGGACCTACTGATTCTGGAAAAGGTATCCTAATTGAATACGACGCAGGATACATCAACCCTAGAGAAAATGGAAATGCTGAGATAATAAAAGAAAATAAAAATTTTTTAGATTACTCTAAACCATTTGAGTTTTACGCAGTACTACAGAAATATAATACTCCAAATAGAAACGGAAGGGTTTACCCTGAAAAAATTCTTAAAAGAGAAGCTGAGAACTATAAAAAAATGATTGCTAAGGGTGTTTCACTTTCTGAGTTGAATCACCCTGAATCATCATTAATAGATTTAGATAGAGTTGCACACATCATAACAGATGTGTGGTGGGATGGTAAGATTTTAATGGGTAAATTAAGATTGTTAACCTCACCAGGTTTTCATGAAAGAGGTATCTGTTCAACTAAAGGAGATTTAGCCGCAAATTATTTAAGACAAGGTGTAACCCTTGGTATTTCTTCTCGTGGTGTAGGGTCATTAAAAAAGGTCGGAGAACAAAATGAAGTACAAGATGATTTTGAATTAATATGTTTTGACCTAGTATCCTCCCCATCAACACCCGGGGCTTATTTATTCTCAAATCCTGAGGATAGAAATAATTTTGAGGAGAATTTAGATGAGGAAAACAAAATGAAAGCATCTAGAACTCTAACAGGTGGTGAAGATTCTGCAAATAAATCTTTAGATTTAATGAAAAAACTTTCCGCATACCTTGATAGGTAATTTTAATTGTCGTATATTTTTAAAAAAATAAATTATGGAAATGGACGAAAAATATTTTGTGGCAAAAATTCAGTATGATTTGCCAGATGAAAACTCAGGAAAAATTAAAAAGGTAAGAGAAGAAAAACTCGTAAAGGGTTATAATGTAACAGACGTGGAGGCAAAAGTTACTAAAGCGTATGAATCCTTTAGTTATGATTGGAGAATTACTTCAGTTGCTGAAAGTAAAATCGATGAGATTTTCGAATAAATTATAATCGTATTTAATGTTTTCAAAAGGAGGTTTTTACCTCCTTTTTTTATTTTATAACATATTTATTATCTAGAATTAATCAAAAATTAATTTTTTATAAAAAATAACATATTTATAAAGAAAACATAAAATGAGTGATAAAAAATCATTAGTCGAAGAAGCGGTACTCCAAATGAAAAATTTGGAAGATGTAATCGCTGAGAATGCAAAAGGAATACTTGCTTCAACAATGAAGGAAGAAATCAATGAACTAGTAAAAGAATCCTTAAAGGAACAAGACGACGAAGAAATTGATGTTGACACTATGGATGTTGATGATGCTGCAACAATGGATACCGATGAGGTTGATATTGATAATGTAGAGGATACAGATATAGACGATACAGATGTTGATTTGTCAGTTGACGATGAAGAGGAAGTTGTTAAAGATTTAACAAATGCCCCTATGTCAGACGTTATCAAAGCATTCATGGAAATGGGTGAGGATGATGGTATCATTATTAAAAAAAATAGTGACGATACTATCTCATTATCAGATAATAACACTGATAAAAATTACCTAATCAAAATGGGTGAGTCAGTTACTAAAAATCCAAAAAACAAACTTAACGAAATGGAATCAAACGAAGAAATGTTCGAATCTGAAGAGTTTACTCCAGAAGAAATGGATGAACTTCTTTCTGCAATATCTAATGTGTCAGACAATGACAATTTAGATAATAATAATGATGATGACGAATTCGAGTTTGATAACGAATTCCAAGAGTCTTATATTGATGAGATTGATGAAATGGATGAGATGGACAACATGGAAATGTCATCTGAAGAAACAATTTACGAAATTACTTTGGACGAAGAAATGGACGAAGAAATGGATGAAGAAATTGACGAAGAAATAGATGAGGATTACGACGAAGAAAATGAAGAAATGACAAATGAAAGTATTGGATTCAAACCTAAAGGTAAAGGATTCGGTAAACCAAAGTTTAATTACAAGAAAACTACAGGAGGATTTAAAGAAGATAAAAAACAAGGTTCTCGTGGAGTTGGAATGGGTAAAGGTCCAAAATTTGAGTTTAAGGAAGGTGAAACTAAAACAGCACCTGCAAAACCAAAAGTTAAACCTGGTACTGAAACTGAAAGAAAACCTGGTAATCCGATGAGAAATCCTAATAAGGAAAATGAACCAGCACCAGCAAAAGCGAAAAAAGGTGAACATACTGAAGCTGCTAGAACACTAGGTAATGGTAAGAAATGGGGTAGAAATGGTTTAAACAAACCAAGAACTGCACCACGTCATTTAGCAACTGAATCAGTTAACACTGAAATTGAAATGTTAAAATCTAAGAATGATGAATATCGTAAAGCTTTGAATTTATTCAGAGACAAACTTAACGAAGTTGCGGTATTTAATTCTAACTTGGCTTATGCTACTAGATTGTTCACTGAACATACTACTACAAAACAAGAAAAGATTAACATTTTGAGACGTTTTGATGGAGCTGAGTCAATTAAAGAATCTAAGACTTTATATAAAACTATAAAGGATGAACTTTCATCGAAAAACGATAGTCAAATTGTTAAAGAATCAGTTGAAACTAAAATCAATAAGACACCTTCAACAGGTTCCGCAATCAATTTGATTGAATCTAAAACTTATGAGAATCCTCAATTCATGAGAATGAAGGATATCATGCAAAAGTTAATAAAATAAAAATAAACACAAAAATAAAAAACCAAATTAAAAAATGGGAGCATTATTAGAAAGTGGATTAGTTGGTAACATCGGTCTTAAGCACTTGAAAGTTATCAAAGAAGACACTATAAACAAATGGGATAAATTAGGATTCCTAGAAGGTCTTAAAGGCCACCTAAAAGAAAATGTTGCACAATTGTATGAAAACCAAGCGTCACATTTGATTAACGAAGCGTCTTCTACAGATTCTTCAGGTTCTTTTGAAACTGTCGTATTCCCAATCGTAAGACGTGTATTCTCTAAGTTGTTGGCTAACGATATCGTATCTGTACAAGCTATGAACTTACCAATTGGTAAATTGTTCTACTTCGTACCACGTATCCAAGGTTACACTGGAGCAACTGCTACTGCATCAGGTCAACACTATGCACCAGTAGGTTCACCTGGTAACTATCCTGGAAGTCCAGATGCAGGTTACCCACAAATGGCTAATGGTACTGCAGGTACTGATTATTACACTAAGAATCTTTATGATTTGTTCTATGAAGGTAACGAACCTAACTTAGACCCAGCTGGTTTATTTGATTATTCAAAAGGTCAGTGGACTGCAATCACACAAAACGCAACTTTAGTTGCTTGGGACAATGGTGCTTTGACAACTGGTTCTACAACTACTGCTGCTTACACTAACAAAGTTATCAGAAAAGCGTTAATCCAAATGTGTGGTTTCGCAACAAGTGGTGAAGGTAAATTAATCGGTCCTGACGGAAACGAAATGGATACTGAAACTTTCCTTTCTGATTTAAGAGTTGTTGCTCAATCAAACGTTACTGCTCAATCTGGTTGGACTGCATCATGTTTGACTGGTGTTTCTATTGTTCCTTTCCGTGCTGTTACTCAACAATATGGTAAAGGTTTAGTACAATATGGTTCTTGGGGTTCTACATCATTCCCAACAACTGGTTCAGGTGGAAAATATTGGGATATTTGTTCACAAGATGGTTGTATCTATCTTGAAGTGGATTTACAATGTCCAGTATGTTTAACTTGTACTGGTGACACTTTAGATGGCTACACTGGTATGTCAGTTAACTGGGCAGCATTTACTGGTGCTGGCCAAGCATTCAAAGTTGTTTATCGTAGATACGAAGAGTTAGAATTTGAAGACAAAATTGGTGAAGTTTCTTTCGATTTAGAGTCTGTAACAGTTTCTGTAACTGAAAGAAAATTAAGAGCACAATGGTCTCCAGAAATGGCTCAAGACGTGGCTGCGTTCCACAACATCGACGCTGAAGCTGAATTAACAGCATTACTTTCTGAGCAAGTTGCTGCTGAAATTGACCGTGAAATCTTACGTGACTTACGTAAAGGTGCAGCTTGGACATTACGTTGGGATTACAACGGATGGAAGAGACTAGGTAATAACGCAGTTCCTTACACTCAAAAGGATTGGAACCAAACGTTGATTACAGCTATCAACCAAATCTCTGCTCAAATCCACAAGTCTACCCTAAGAGGTGGTGCTAACTGGATTGTTGTATCTTCTGAAATCAGTGCGATTTTTGATGACTTGGAATATTTCCACGTATCAAATGCTGCTCCTGAGCAAGACCAATACAACATGGGTATTGAAAGAGTTGGTACTTTAGCAGGTCGTTACCAAGTATATCGTGACCCATACTTCCCACCAAACACAGTTTTGATTGGTCATAAGGGTACATCTTTATTGGATACTGGTTACATCTACGCTCCATACGTACCACTTCAATTAACTCCAACTATGTATAACCCATTCAACTTTACTCCTATCAAGGGTATCATGACACGTTACGCTAAGAAAATGGTTAACAACCGTTTCTACGGACGTATCCAAGTTGATGGTGTACGTACATTCGACTTGAGAGAGTTAAGATAATCTTAATCTTCAATGATAAAAAAGGTCAGATTAATCTGACCTTTTTTTATTTAATACCCTACAATCATTACATTATAATATTCCTTAGTGTCCTTATTATAATGGTTATAAAAACCATAGTAAACGTAGTTTAAATTCAACAAACAATTCCTATGAAGTGGGGATAACCAATAGTAATCCATAACATCTCTAACGTAGTCTAAATTTATTGATTTATAGCTAGGAAATTCAAGCAAACTATGTTGTCGGTACATACAGACCTCACCAACTCTTTTTAACGTCGTTATACCAAGGTATTGAGCTCTTAATCCAACATCCTCACCATATTTGGAATTATAATGACCTGTTGTATGATTATAATAGTTATAATCACATTGTAATTTTGCTAATTCATCTAAAATTTTCAAATGTGTTAGAGGTGGACAATTATATTCTCGTCTAAATTCATTTAAACATTTTTCAATGTTGTAATTAATTGAATCTAGTCTTAGATAATCAATGTTTAGATTACGTAAATACCTATTTTCAGACGTAACGGGATATTTGTTTGTTGTGATGTACCCATTACTACACTCAAGGTATCTTATATTTGATTTATACATATAACAATCATTTTGTGAGTATAGGGTTAGACCTAACAACAAAAATAGAATAAACAAACTATTTTTCATCTTTTTGAACTATTAAACGTAAACATTTTGAAAGTACTTCAATTTCCTGCATTGAGAAAATTTGTTTTTGAAACCCTAGATGTACTGATTGAATCAAACAATACACTGCCTGGTCTTTTTGCATGGACGCAACAAATCTATCTAAGTCATCAAGACTATAGTAATTAATCGTTCCAAATAACGAACCTAATGGTTGTTTTTCTGTTTCTTCTGTCTGTTCCATAAAATCAAATATTTATACAAATATAGGGTAAATTTTATGAATTACAAAAAAAATAAAATAAATGAGGCAACTTCCACAAATACATCGGTAGGAAAATACCAAGCTCCGTTACAACCAGGAACAAGAATGTTTGATAAGGATAGTTTAACCCCATTTACTGAACCTGTATCTAAGTATAATAATGCTTTATTAGCTTATGATAGTTACGATGGTAAAATGGATGAGCCAAGAAAAGTCGCTAATAAATTAGAAAAAAAGACAAGAAAAATATCTTTAAATAGTAAAAAACATCCTGAACAAAATGATGAAGATGGAGGTATTTTGAATAATGATTACAATCTAAAAGAAAATATGGATAGTTTAAAAAAGAAAATAAAAGATTTTTTACGTGAAGCAACAGATTCTTGGGTCTCATCAGGACCTTATACAGGACCGATAGAGTTAGGGTTAAAAAAATGGAGAAAACAAGAGCTAGGTCCTTTTAGTGAGTTTTCAAAACACCCGGTTAATACGACAAAAAAACAAAAAAAATTAAAAAACAACACAAAAAAGGTTGTTGGTGTGTGGGAAAAACATCCTGAAAGTGGATATAAATTACCCACACATGATGTACATACAATTAAAGAGGATTTAGCCGTTTGGTTCGGTACTAAGAAAAAACCAAAAGGTAGTAAACAACCAAAGGGTCCTTGGGTTAATATCTGTAAAAGAGATAAAAATGGTAAACATCCTCCTTGTGGGAGACCTGAGGCATCAGATAAAGCATATCCTAAATGTCGTGCAGCAGGGGTGGCTGGAAAAATGTCAGATAGTCAAAAAAAATCAGCTTGTGCTCAGAAGAGAAAAGCTGAAAAATCAAACCCAAAGACAGGTACAGGAAATAAACCTAAAATGGTATCGTATAAACCAAAGAAGAAAAAAACTAACGAAGAAATTTTGTTTACAAGATTAGTTGAGAGTATTAAAAATCACTTGAAAAAAATTACTTATTCGTAATTTCTAGTTTATTATATACAGAAGATAACGACTCTTTAATTTGTTTTATCATTTCTAAATCAAACTCTTGTCCTCTTTTTTCGAGATGATAATCAAAATTATTTGTTAAAATTCTTGAACTTTTACCTGATAATTTGACTTCATATGAGTATGAATGATTAGTCACAGATAGTACATCATTATTAATAACCATATAAATCCCCAACCTTACATTTTTAATGTAGTATTTGTAACTTTGTGGGGTATATATAAGTTCAGAATCAGGTAATGAAATTAGAGTCTTTGCCACTGAAACACACATTGATGTGTATTTTTTTTCTTCCAAATAATGTTCTGGTTGTGTCATCAAATTACGTAATTGAATACGTAATTTAACGTATAGTTTTTTAAAATTGTTCATATCATTTATGATTAATACGACAAAGATATGACAAAAATTCTATACTAACAATATGGTGACGAACATTTTTTCTTTCCGTCTAATCCTGGTTTGGTACCTTTACACACTTGAACTGCGTAACCATTAGCGTAAGCACTAGGATATACTTTAAATTTTGATTTTGCGGCGGCTTTACCTCTAGCACAAAGTTTAGTACCTGATTTTTTACGTCCTTCCATCATTGTTTCGGGTTCCATCGGATACCTAACCTCATCTTGCATCTTATGAGTACTTTTAGTTTCATTCATTAAGAAATCAAAAACTTGGTCCATATTGTTCTTAGCTTCCGCAATGTGGTCTTGAGCCCAATCGTGTCCATTTTTAAGAATCCCCTCAACTTGGTTTTGGTCTAAATCTAACAATAAATCGCATTGTCTTCTCATTTGTTCTAAATTACTGAAAAACATATATCTTTCAGTTTCTTCTCTTAGTAATCTAGTTATTTTGTGTTCTATATTTCTCATAACATTTCATTAAAATTTCCTTTTAAATCGTCACAGACCTGTTCAAAAAATCTTCTAACTTCTTTTTCACTACCCTTAAATACTTCAAATAAAAGTTCATCATCATCCGTTTCAAAACTACAAGTGTCATAGTTCCCCTCAATATCACAATAAACATTCCCAAAAAAACTATAATCACCAACAATTAGCTCACCTTCATGTATTAAACCATCGTCCTCATCATATGATGAACGATACCTAAATTGCATACCATTTAAATCACTTTGTGGGTTTTCATAATCCCAAACACCAACATAATCTTGACCTCCATCGTCTTCGTCAGTAATTGGTGAGTTGTCCTCATAGAATGAAAGTTCAATTTCGGATAAAGATTTTAACCCCCCCTTAGCTATTTTTTTATTAATTAAAAATATTATGTTATCTTTATCAAACATATCATTTGAAAATGAATCAATCATTGTTTGTTCGATTTCGGTTAATCCTTTATAACCAACATCACCTATTTTTTCTAAAATGTCATTAATGAAATTAGGAGTATCTATTCCTTCATTTATGACATTTTTAATAATCTTTATTAATTGACTTTCAGTTAGTCTTATCTTTCTCATTTTTTGTTTACTATTTGGAATTTAATCTGTTTTTTATAAGTATCTATTTGACCACTAGATTCTACTTTAATATCAATGTAATATTCATTTGGTATTTTATCTCTAGTGTCAAATATAAAATAATACTCATTTGGGGTCCTATTAATTGTTGTCCAATCTTGTACCTGAACCTCAGTGGTACCTTCTCTAACATATATTCGATAACTTGCGTCAACGTAAGGTAAAAGTGTATTAGTAGTATAAGCTTTTTTAATTACAACACCCACCTTCCTAATATCAGTATTTAATATTTTCTCATCTTGTTTAATTCCGTAAAAATCAAATCCATAGATTTGTGGGTCAACTGACAATGAGCCTATCTTGAATTTTTTATTAAATGGTTGTAAAATAAATTCATTTTCAATGCCAGGTAGTTTTATACCATTATAGTATACATTTGACCATTTATCGGTAAATGTACAAGGTGTAAAATAACCAACAAATTCGGGAAGAGATACTTCATAAACACCTAAAGTCCTCTGACAAGAAGGTAAATCTGTCATTCCTGTAAGTGGGTCACCATTTGAGTCAAATATAGAAACAGTTGGTGCGGTGTCTAAATTCTGCATTTTACCACCAATATTAACATAAAGGTATAATTTATTATTTTGAAACTCAACAAAGAGATTTCTATCATCTTGGATTATATCATCATATGTTGTTAATAAAAATGGTTCATAGAATGTTTGAGTATGTCTTGAGAAAAAAGAAACCGAATAATTAGATGTTAGTCCCGTAATGTTCTCAAAGTCAGGTAAGAACGCAATTCCCCATCCCGTGACACCAGTTATTTGACCAGTTAATATTCCATTAATTTCATCTGTCATATCAAAATTGATGTCCTCATTACCAAATTCAAAATGTTGTTTTGCAATTATTGTAAGACCTGAATAGTTAGTTGTCCCTGAGTTTTTGTTATCATATATACCAGGAGTTCCCCAAAATTCTAATGTCGTTCCTTGGTACCAATTTGAAGGTCTATCAGATACTTGTTTATCTTGTTCTGGGTCAGTTAAGTTAATATAACCATTGTCCTTAATCAATGTTTTATTAGTATTATAATAGTCATACCCAACACCCTCATCCCAATATTGTGGAAATCCATCATTGGTTTTTGGTATTCTAAACAGAACTAAATCAAATGATGTTGCACGTAACCTATCATCAGAATTATATGTGTTGATTAATGAATCATCAAATTTTATAGTATTGGTCATCATTAATACGTGTTTCATATTTGGTACACAAAATGGTGACGTGGTAGTTGTAGTGGTAATAGTTGAATTAGTTGTGGTCGTAGTTACCACATTACAACAATTATTTCCTAAAGTCCCATTATTGTACTTCTCATATAGAGTATTTAAATCTAAATCAAAAATTAATCTAGAAAAACCAGGACTAGAGACCGTACCATTTGACGACCCAAAAAATAAATCAACAACAGGATTTTGACCTGTGTTGATTAAAGAATTATAAATTATTGTATTATTCTTTGAAAAATATGACCTGTGAATTGACATTTATCTTTTTTAGATAAATATCAATTAATTCGGATATTTTGATTTAGAATATTATTAGGTGCATTTTGTAATTCTGTAAGTATCTGTGCCGATGTTGTACCGTCCGATGCAGTCGGTACTGGTGGGACTCCGTGGAAAGGATGTACGTGAGCAATCATAAATTTAACCATTAAATCTAGTAATTTCATTAATTGTTCACCCCTAACCATTGGTTCAGTTTTTGGATATACCTCAGACATTATTTGTTGTTGAGATAATCCATAAATTGAATTAGATAAATCAATTACACCTTTGTCACTTATAGATGAATTGTGAGATAATAAGAATAACTTATTTGCACCCTGTACACCAAAGGTATTTCTATTAGCGTTACTAGTATTAATTTTAGATGTAGATGGCGTTGATTTTGTCGGTGGTCCTTCCTGTTCAGGATTAGCTTGTAATCCAAATCCTGATAAAATACTTGCAGGTGAAATTCTTATTCTAGGATATACTAAATTTAAATTAGCAAATTGTGGTGTGGTTGGGTCATCAAACCATTTATAAGTTAATGGATTAGCTCTAAATGCAAATGGAAACTGATTAGTAATAGTTCCTTTAGGACTATCAGGTAAATTCCATGTCCCGTCTTTGAAACCTTTTAATAATTTATTTGTAATTTTTACAACATCATTTTTTGTTTTATTATAAAAAGTATAAGTCTTAAAAAGTTTTGCATTTGAACCTAATGGGGTATTTTCATTAAAATTAGATGTTGTAAAAATATCTTTAGGTGCTAACTCATATATTGTTAAATTAAATATAAAACTATCAAATTGGTTTTCTAAATTAAGAACATTCCACTCAATTAAATAACGAATAAGTTGTTCATCCTCAGAAACATTATTAAATGAAAAACTATCAGGTGGATTTATAGTTGTTGAAAAATCTGATAATTGTATAAATGCTCTTTTATCATAGGGAAGAGGTTTTGTGTTAGATTTTAAAGTTTCACATTTTCCAGAACGTAACATAATTGAGGAGTGACCCGATTCAATATCATCACGAATAATTAAATCAGATGTACTCCTACCTAGAATTGCCGTGTCATTAGGTTCTGGGAACACCCCAAAGGACTCAGGAGCTGTTTTATTTGAGGTGTCTTTTAATGCGGGACCTGATTTATTTTGTGAACCTTGTCCGGTATTACCAACTGCACTTTCGTATACGTCCCTACCAATATTTGTTATTTGTGAAGGGGGTGGTTGGATATAATATTGGTCTTGGTAATTAACATCCTTGTTCATATATATAATGTTAATGTACTCACCTTCCTTGGGTCGTGTACCCAATTCAATCGGTAATAATGAGTTAAAAACAAAAGGGTCTTTTTCCTTATCCCACCAATATTCTTTAGCGAGGTCAGTTTTAGTTTCATTCAAATATATTATTTGATTAGCACCAACGATATCTAAAAAATTTTTAGTTTTATCTTTAGCTCTAATTCTACCTAAAAATAACGGGTCTTGGTTACTAATGACCTCACCAGGAAAAATTATTTTACTATCTTTAAGTTTATCTACCATTTATTCGTTTTTCGTATTCTGTTAATATTTTGTTATAAACGGATTCTATCCCATCTAAATGTTTTGTAAGATGTATGATATTACTCTTAGTTTGTTCAAAATCCTGTTTTAAAAAATCCATAGACTCAATAAGTTCTTTATTTGTTCTTTCTGAACAATTTTGAGAAACTTCTAATATTTTTTTTCTAATATCTGATGACATAACTATTGTATTAATCCGTCAGCTTGGTCAGGTTGTGTTACCATTACTGGTAATACTGTTAATGCTGGTAATGCGGTTGTGGTTTTAGAGTTTTGGGCCGATTCTTTTTCTTGACCTTGTAATTGTGAAAACATTGAAATTATACCTAAATTTGGTGACCCGTCGGGCATTGGTCCTGTAGGTATTCCTAGTTTCTGCATCTCCTCAATAGTATTTATAAATGAACGTATCCCTGAAGTACCACTCCTTAGTTGAGCACCAAACGCTAATGGGAATGGTAATTGGTTTCCTACTAAATTACCAGCTAATCTCAGTAATGCTAATATTTCATCAATTAAAGATTTACAACTTCTATAATCTTTAATTAAAGACACAACAATCTCAATTACCTCAACTAGTTGGGAAATAATTAAATATGCCTTTTGAACTCTTTCATCTTGAATGTCAGAGATTATTGAAGCGATAAGTTTTCTTATTTCTTTTTTAAGGACTTTAAATAACTCTTCTAAAAATATTGCACCTAATTTAGACATAAAATTGATAATAAATTTTTTAAATTTCTTTAAAAAATCCTCAATGTCAACAGCTTCTAGTTGTTGTTGAAGTGCCTTAATCATTATCATAATTGGTAATAATACCTTTGGTGATAATATTGCAGTACATAACGCTTTTGGTAACTCTTTGATAAAAGATAAATCTAAACTTAATTTAAAATCTAGATAGGGTATTGTTAATAGATTTTTCCATTTATCAGCAATAACGTCGGTTAAATTATTAGCAATCTCAATTTGGTCTTCTAAATTATCCGCATCAAATAATAAATCAAGTTGTGAATTAATTAATTCAGTATCTACAGGAAGTTTAACATTTTCACAACTCTCAAACTCAATTACCCCTTGACTAATATTACTTAATTTGGTTTCAATATTACGGAGGTCTATATCTGTGAATTGAAAAAATGACTCGTCAATTGCGTCAGTTTCAGATACTTTTGATGTACCAGCAATGTCAATTTCATTTGTATTATCAAAACACAAACCTAAAATTCTTTGTAATATAATCTCAAATTTACTTTTTAATTCTACCTGTTTTGTCCCTATATTAGCGGATATTGAAAAAGAATTCATAATTAAATCCATCACTAATTGGTAAACTGACGCCACGTCAAAAATTTTAATTGACTTGTAGTAGTCAACAATAAAATCCCCAACTTTGTTTTGTACCTGACCATTTAAGGATAAACGATTTTTCAACGTTACTTTATAAAAGTCACCAAAGTTTCCTTGGTCATCAACAGTTACGTATTCAATATCAAACAACTCTTTACCTGAAAAACCAATGTAACCAGGAAAGGGTACATTTTCTTGATTTAATATTTGATTAAGAAGTTTATTCATGGCAAATGGAGCTTGTCCATTTTGAGGCTGTGCTTTTTCATAACAAAATCTACCGGGTGGCTCATCTGGTGATAAAAAAAGAATGTTTAATAAATCAATGGAAGGGACTTTAATATATAAAACTTGAGGCTGAAATTCTTGTTGTTGGGAACACCCAACTGCATTAATTGCTTCCTGTAATAAAATCTCAGGGATTCGTTTATAAGTTGCAATAATAACCTTGTTAAATATACCCTTCAAAGCATTAACAGTACTTGAACTATTTCCGGTATTAAGTGAAATTAATTGTAATAGTTGGTCAAGTTGTGTAGTTGCCTGTTGTTGGAATTGTTTTGCCTTATCTTTAGCAGAAGCTATCGTGGACTCTGCTTGTGATGTTAGACCTTGAGCTTTTGACGATATACCCTGAGCTTTATCCTTTGCTGCTGCTTCAAAGTTACTACCTTTTTCTTTGAGTTCCTTGATTCCAGCTGAAACTTCTTTATAGGTTTTGAATCCATCAATTTTACCTGCGGCACTATCAAATTTATCTGAAGGTAATGGCATTACTTATTTAATTTATAGTTTTTATCATCCTCAATTTCTCTATCGATTAGAGAACTTATAAGACCTTCATCTAAATCGTTCAATGTAAGTTCTATCTCACTATTTTGTGTTTTTTCCCACATTGTTGATTGTAATTTAGATAATTGTAATTTTTTTTCAACACAATCATTAACAATTTTTTGTTGTTTTTCAATTACAGGTCCAATAACTGTCATATCTTCAGGTTCCTTCATCATTGACAGCATTTTATTTTGAATCCTGATTGCGGTATTTCTTTGTTCAACTAATTCGTTATAAATCTCCTGCATCAATGATAACATCGATTCTTTGGTTAGATTAATCTCTTTTTTCTTTGGTCTACTCATATTTATAAATATATTTTTTTTTATTTATAAACTTCGTTAACTATACCTACGTAAAGTTTTTTAAATTTTTTCAGAGATATTCTAATTTCCTTAGTAGATAAGTTGGTCATTTCCCTTAAAGATAATAAAATTACATTTTTATTAAATTTATTATTATCCGCGGATGAAAAAATTAAATTATGATTCTCAAACAAATCAACTAGGGCGTCACCTAATTTGATTTCGTTCTCAGTTAATGGTTCTGTTTCTATATATTCGCGGAGTTGAGTTACAAATTTTAATAATAATACGTCAGTTTCAATTTCTTCCTCATCAATCCTATATGAAAAACTATTACTTTCTTCTAAATCGGAAGAAATGTCCTCATAAGATATTTTCCTATTCATCTCCTTCTGGTCTTTAATAATTTGACCCATAAGGTAATTTTTACATATAGTACCAAAGTAAGAGTAAGCTTTCTTATTTTCAGAAGGTCTAAACTTATCAATTTTTGTCATCAAAAAAGAATGGGTATCTGCGTGAATTTCGACAAAATCCATGTCTTTTCGGTATAGTTTATATCTTCTTATAATTGAAGATATCATCTTATCTAACGGAGCTCTTAAAAACTGATTGTATATTTGATTTCTTTCAATTACACAATCAGTTAATAAAAACATCCTTACTGCAGATTCCTCTCTAACATCAAAGTAATTATCTGACTTAACTTTTTTTACTTTTTTATCGTTATCTGCCTTTTGATTACCGCTAACTAAAGTTGTTGCGGATTGTGTCATTAATTAACCTGTTCATAATTTATAGCTCTCTCCTCTGTGAAGAAGTACTCTTGTTTTGCAGTTTGAATCCAAAATCTAACTTCATTTTCTGAAAGTTTTTCTGTACCAAACTTATGTTGCCAAAAAATTGAACCTTCTCTCATATTAGCGTGTTTGTAACCTATTCTAGGGATAGTCATAATTTTCACAGAATTATGTGTATATCTTAAAAACATTTCATAAATAAATGTTAATTTAATGTTACTTTTAACACCACCAAATTTTTCAAACAAAGACTTTTTAAAGACCATACCTGAACTTTGGAAGTTTTGATATTGTTGTAAGGTATCATTTGTTAAAATTCCAATTTCTTGTGAGAAATTTGCTGCAAATGTTGCTTCGTTTGTAAATCCAGCAAACACACCTTTATCGTCAATATCCACAACAATTGGTAAGAAAATATCCACATCGGTGTAAATTTCAGAATATTTTTTAGCGTTTTTGAACCAAATGGATGAATATTCATCATCGAATTCTAGAATTGAAATCCACTTAGTTTCCGCTTTATTAACACCATAATTAACTTGTTCGGCAAAATTAGGTTCATTTACCCATTCCAATAATCGTACATTTAAATTTAAAAAGTCATAAGACTTTAAAAATTCAACAAGGGGTGTTTCATCGGTATGAACTATAATTAATTCACTACAAGAAACTAATTGATTTCTTACAGATTTAATCGCAGCATCAAATAATTCATCAAATCTTTTAGCTGATATAGTTTTAATTGGTAATACTACCGTTAAATCCATTTGACCCTCAACCTTAATGTATTCGGCATCAATTTTTACTTCTTCATTGTTTTCCATATTATTCTTGTTCTTGTGTTTTCATTTTATCTAATTGTGACTTAAATCCTGAAATTCGGTTAACAAAGTATTCACTAAATGTAGCTATTACTTGTGTATTGAAACTTTCTTCAGTTGGTAGTGAGTTAATTGTCTCGTCCATTTTTTCATAAATCTCAGGACTAATATTATCCTCCAACCAATTTTGTAACAAATCAGCGATATAGTCAATTATCAAGTTTTCGTTAGTAATCCAAATACCATTATTTTCATTCATCCAAGTAGGTACTAAATTAGGTGTTTTCCCTAAGCACAATACGTTAGATTTCATAGACTCTAATGGGAATGTACCATAACCACTTGTCTCATCTACCCAAACTGAAAGAAATGATTCTCTCAAGTATTCTGAAAATGTTTGTTCAGAAACGCCTCTTAAATCTCTAAACGTCACCCAACGATATTGTGGGAATTTCAAATAAAAAGATTTAATAATGTTCATCGTCTTTCTTTGGTCACGGGTGTGAACTGCAATAATCGGATTTGGCGGTGTTGTATTTTTAGTGAAAGTATTAGAAATGTAAGGTTCAATTATATCGAATGAAACATTTCTCATCACACTACTAATATACTCTTTTTGAAACTCACTAGTTGTGATACACTTGTAAAATCCGTATTGTGGCCAACTCATACCAGGTTTCAATGTCTCTAACATATGGTCGTATGCCTGACATAGAACTATTTTAGCACAAGGTAATTTAACGACTTGTTCCATAACAAATGCATAAATCTCTGGGATAATGATGAAGTCCTCAGGTGCAACCTCCAAGTTCTTTGATTCGATAGATTTATGAGGTAGTGACATATATTCCTCACCTAACCACTCACCAACACCAATATAGTCATTTTTTTCATGAAGAATAATGATGTTAAACCCTCCGTTTTTAAGAGCCATACCCATTTGATACATGTACCTTACTGAGGCTTTAGGGTTACCTTTGGTATCTTGTACCATCAAATAGATTCTCGATGTTTTTTCTTCGAGATTTTTAATAGATTCTTCTAATTTTTTTAATTGTAATTCGTCCATTTTAGTATTTATTTATTATTTTTTTATTTAAAAGGGTGTTAAATGCTAATTTAAAAGGTATTGATATCCCTTCAGCCCTAGGTCCTAGTTTCTCATCGACTTCCTCCTGCGAATCCATAACGACCTCAACCATTAATTTAATCATTTCGTATTTTACGATATTGATGTGATTTTCACCGGAATAAGATTCTATTTTAGGCATTTGAACACAGGCGTCCAAAACATCTAAGTCGAAGTAATAATTTTCATTTAAAATTTTAATCATTTAATTCTTTAATTTTAAGTTTATCTAAAAAATCCTTTAAAGTGTCAATAGATTCGCCAAATTCAATATGTTCATTGTATGGTGTATTGAATTTAATAACTCTTTTATCTTTAGGATAGTTTAATAATAAGTCAGGATTTGCAGTAAGTAAAATGTCTATTCTATCCCACATCGAATTTATTGTGGAATTTGAATAAAATTTAACTTCTTCAGTTAAACATCCAAATTTTGACAAGAAGAATAATGTTGCTGGTTTCGACTTCCCAATCTCATCCGATATAATTACGACATCATTTTTGTTACGTAATTCTAAATAAATGCTATTAAAGTCATTGAATGTGAAAGTCTCGGTTGAACCCGCGTGTCCAAATATTTCCATTGAGTTTTCTTCATATAAAAATGAAAAGAATTCCTCATCATCTTTAAATTTAAAATGCTCTTTTAAATTTAAACTAGTTACTGGTAAATTCATACCATAGTCAAAATCAGGGGTTTCATCAAACCCTTCCCACTTATCAATAAAGTATTTTTGATAAACTTGTTCTAATTTAGAAATGGTGTCTCTTAGTACACCATTAACCTCTATTCCTATTCTCATTATCTTAGTAAAGTATAATATGGATTATGATGACTATAAGAATTCATATCATTATACATGAAATGAAAATTGTTTTCATCTAAAAAAAACAATAAATAATTATAAATCGGGTGTATGTTTATACAATCCCAAGAGTTTTTTTTGAGATGTAAGTGCATTGCTTTAGTAAATGACTCTAAAAATTTCTTAGGTATTATAAAAAAATTGTCACATATATACCTACGTTCAGTCCACCACTTACCTTCTCTAAATAAAAAATTGATTTTATTTAAGTCGACATTATTATTAACAGGAACGTTATACTTAATATCAAATCTACTACAAACAATAAAATCAACATCCTCAAATTCCCACAATAGTAATGATTGTAAAAATGTTTTTATTTGACTAGAATTTTCAACATTTAAAAGTAATAAGTCTTTAGGTTTAAAAAAATCTAACAATTCATCTATTGTAGGGTTATACCAACGAGCCGACTCATTTAAGTTATTATTGTGTGTTGAGTATTGTTTATAAGTTGTTAATTTAATAATTTTATTATTAGAGTTGTCCCAACAATCGATAACTTGTTTTTTAAAAGCCTCTTTTTCAATCCTCCAATCTCTTTTATCCTTTTCGTAACTTATACCTACAAAATTAAACCCAATCTTCATGTGTCGTATTTTTTTAATATTTTAGAAATTAAAGGATTTCTAACAACGTCTTCATCTCCAAATTTGTGAACCCCAATGTCAGGAACATCACTAAATTTTTCAATTGCGTCAAATAATCCTGAGTGTCTTTTATCTTTATATCTGTCAGTTTGTTCAATATCTCCAGATATAAAAAATTTACTATTAAACCCAATTCTTGTCAATAGAAGTTTCATTTGACTTGGAGATGAGTTTTGAGCCTCTTCAAATATCAATATTGAGTTGTCAATATTCATACCTCTCATATACGCTAAAGCAAATACTTCAATAACTTCAATTTGTTTCAGTTTTTCTCTAGCTTCTTTTCCGATAATTTTGTTAAGTAAGTAATAAGATGGGAAGATATACGGGTCTAATTTTTCTTCCAAGTTACCAGGTAATGAACCTAACTTCTCCTCGGCTTCAACCGCAGGTCTAACAATAATAATCTTTTCAAATGAATTATCACTGTCGTGGATTAAGTCAACTGCTGCCTTCATTGCAATGTAGCTTTTACCAACACCTGCAGGACCTGAACAAATTGTAATTTGGTTATTATATAATTTATCATAATATTCCTTTTGACTATCAGTAAGGAATTTATTTTTACTTCTCTTAATAATTGACCTAATTTGGTCTTTCTTAGAGAGTTTTGAAGTACTTTCAGATATCATAAGTGGTGATTCTTTAGTAGGTGTTGTTTTTTTTCTTGTCATTTTTTGTATTAAAATTTTTTAATAACTAATATATTATTGTCGTTATATACATTCAGGGAATTTTCTAATTTTTTCAATTCAAATTTACAATCAGGGTATTTTTTTTCTAAAAGTGGTATTTCTTTTTCAAATAACTCAATTGTATTTGGTTTTAAATCTTCACATATATAAACACCATCATTTGTTAATTTATGAAGTGAATTTTCTAAAAAAATTAAATTAGCATCAAATTCGTGTAAACCATCCTCAATAATAATATCAAATGATAAGTTATTAAGTATCTCACTTTCCCACATATTTTTTATTTCTAATGGATTTTTTTGGTCGCAATAAAACGTAATTATTCTATCCTCATTAAATAATATTCTTTTATCAACATCCGCCCCATAAACCATTGAGTTTGTAAAAAATTCTTTCCACCCCCTCAAAGAAGCTCCAGGTTTTCCAGAACTACCCATATTAGATGGAATATCTGTGTTATTTGTACCTAAACCTAGCTCAAAAATATTCATTTTTTTATCTTTGATGTCTTTAAATAATTCATAATAAAAAATAGTGTAGTTATGCACCCCATGTCCTTTATCACTACCATGTCTAGTCATTATTTCACATAATTCTGTTTTCATAATTTTATCTTTATAATTTTATTTTTAAATAAGAATTTCTCCAATTACAATTTGGGACTACCTGTTCTAAAATAGTATGTTTTTTAAGAATAAGATTTTTCATTTCAGATATTGTGTCATAATCATCAAATATAACATTAATTTCATCTGATGAAGTAAGATTCTTACACATTTCAAATTCTTTTGTTACAAAATCTAATTTGTGTGTCCCATCAATATGAAATAAGTCAAATTTTTCTTGGAGATTGGGGAGTACGTCTAAACTACTTCCTTTTATAAAATTTATATTTGTATTAAATTTTTTTTCTAATAATTTAATGGCAGGTAAACTAAAGGTATCATCAATGTCAATAGACGTAATCCTTAGTCTAGGATTAGATATCAGCATTATTAATAGTGAATGTCCCATGTAAGTACCTATTTCACATACACTATTAATATTTTTGACTTTTTCATAAAGTAGAACTTGTTTTTGAAACATTTTATCACAATACTCGTATTTTGTACCGTCAAACAAGTAACTACCAGTACCAAAACTAAATTTATTGTTACATACACTTAGTATTTCTTTAAAGACATCTTCAAAATTAAGTAGATTTTTAATGAACTCATCCTCGATTATTGTCTGAGGGTTTATATTTGATAATAAGTTTTTCATATATATATTCTTGGTTGATTAAAATTAAAATTTACATATTCACTCCCAATGTTGAAGTTTTTTATATTTTTACTAATACTTAGATTTGTTAATATACTTTGGTCATGTCTATGTTCTTTAAAATTTGTAAGATTTGGAAATCCTAAAGTATTTGGACTATCGTCAACTATTTGTTTGTTTTGCATAAATTCAAACCATTCTGATAGGAGATTAATACATAAATCATTTTTTTTAAACGCCATTAATCCGGCCTCTAATTGTATCGCATTATGATATTTTTCACTATCACAATTCATACTAATGAAACAATCTCTTTTAGTCCACTCTCCATTTTTGTAACCACGATTTGTAAGTAAAATATCTTCAGTTATAAAATGTGTTTGTAAAAACTCAAAAAAAGGTAGTTTGGGTAAATCAGTAGAGTCTATGTACACCAAAATCTCATTATTAGATAATTTAAAAATTTCATTTAAAATAATAAATGGTTTCCAAATCCAATAACCATAGCCACGTATTTCGTTAAAAAAAAGTTTGTGTTTTTGTTTAAAATCCTCAGGTAAATCTTTATCAGAAAGATTTATTTGATTACTAATACCTAATTTATTAAGATGTTCCGAAAGAATAGTCTGCGAATTCAAAAAATTACCTTTTGCAAACGTAATTACTTTTATATCATCAAATTTAATCATAATAATTTTTTGTAATTTGTGTTAAATTTTTCTTGACTAATACCTTGTGTTTTATGACTATCGAATTGAAAATGTTTTAAAACATAAGGAAGAATTTTAAATTCGATGTTGTTAACTAAATAGAAAAAACTTATTGACCTTTCAATTTGGTGTCCTGCCATCTCTAAATCTTTTATGTCCTCAACTAGGGGCTCAACCCACAACATATAATTTTCAAAATTAATTTTACTAAATGTATGGTTGGATGTTATAGAACAATTGAAATTTTTATCTAAATTATCTACAAGTTTGTAAATATCCGTATCGTATTTTTCTTTAATTGAGAGGATTATTTCCTCACTCCATTTTTTAACTCTTATGTATGATGAATTATTAATTGATAATGGTATATACCCAACCAACCCTGATTCTAATACTTCTGACTGAGATTCATTAAAATTTTCTAAAATATTTACGTCATACTCAAATAAATTTAAGTAGTCATATTCTTTATATAATTCATTTTTCCATATGGCATACCACCCAGTATACGAAGTAAGTTTAGGATATTCCTCAATATTATATACGAGGTTTTTACAAATCACAACATTACTAATATTTTCAATTTTTGAAGTGTCTTTATTACCAACAAATACAAATGTAAGATTTTCAAAGACTTGAAATTTTTCACAATTAATAAAGTCTAGGACAATTTCTTGGTCGTGTACAAAAATAAAAGTACCTATTTTTTTACTCATATTTTAAAATATATGTTTATTAAATTTTTTGTATATAAAAAATTATTATTGTAAGACTAAAATGTCATTTTGTAATAATTTTAAATTCTCATTTATTTTTTTATTTAATAAAAATGTGTCTTTCTTTTCTAAATCCTCCCTCTTACCCTCAACTTTCTTAGACATTGATTCATAATGATAAGCTACCGCAGTACCTTCAAAAATATTTGTCAAACCTATCATTTTACATTTTAGATTCAAATCTACATCCTCAAAGTGATACAAATAGTTCTCATCAAAACCACCTAATAAATCAAATGTTTTCTTTTTAATCATCATCAAAGCCGCAGTATTACCCAAACAATTCTTTTTTCCAGTTGTACTACGGTAGTAACTGCCAAAAAATTCATGCGTTGGGATGAACAGGTTCATATCCTTTCTGTGGTAAATAATCATTGAATTATGTTGTAACGTATTGTCCTCAAAATATAATCTACATCCAACAGTTCCAGTTTTAGTATTAGTTCTAAAAACCTCAGACATTTTGTAAATAACATCGTTCATTATCTTTATATCGTTATTACAAAATAACAGATATGTATACTCATTACTAATGTTATCTTTAACTATCGTGTTATTTGTTTTTGAGTACTGATACCAATCGTATTTAATTAATGTTATATTATTTTTATTGTTAATGTAGGATTCAATTTCGTCTAACTCTTTTGGTGTTGACCCTGTGTCACCAATAAAAATGTGAAAATTATCTGAGTGACAATGTTCATAAAAAGAGTCTAAACATTGAAATAGCATGCTAGTTAATCCTTTTGTCGGTATGATTATTGCAACTTTATCATTTGTTTTAATTTTTTTTGGTGTGGTTTTTTCACAAACAAACTCATTTGGTTTTAAATCTTGTGGTAAATGAACTCCGTATTTCTTTAAAAATATTAATTTAGTTACATGAAAATCATCACCTACCATACCCACGGATTCATGGGTAATATCAAAAGATGTTGTTACACCTATTTTAACATTATCTAAATAGTTAGGTAGACAAAAAGCATGGTCGTAAAAATGAAAACCTGGAATACTTTCATCAAAAAGATGTTTAATTTTATTCCTATTGAAAGATATAAATAAACCATCAATTGTTACAACGGGCATTAAAAATTCAAATTTATTTGAGTACTTACTTAACCATTTTTTTTGTCCCTTTGGTTCGTGATATACCTGACCAACCATCGTTTGATTCATTTTTTCCCAGTACACACCTGAACTTGGAAAATAACAAGACCCAGCTTTACCTATAATCCCAAATTCAGGATTTTTAGAAAAGTCTTTTAGAAGTTTTTTACCCCAACCACTTTCAAGTTTAATATCATTATGACAACAAACAATAATGTCATATTTGGCTTCAGAAATTCCTTTATTATATACAATTGATAAAGGAAATTCGTTATGGTTTACGTATTCTAGTATCTGAACATTTTTTAGTCCAACACTCTTTATTAGATGAGATTTAAACTTGGAATTGTAGTTCTCATCCTTATGAGTTGAGTAAATTATTGTTATCATATTTATAGTTTTTCAAAATATCCGCCGATGTCAAATTTAGTTTTCATATTAATCGACCCTTCTTGGTTTGGTTTGAATTTATTTGGGTCAACTAATCTAAAATCAACTGAAACTCTAGTGAAATCACTATCGTTTTTTTGATTCCCATGATTTAAGTTTGCACCATCAAAAACTAAAATTTCCCCATAATTTACATTATATGGTCTAAAATCACCTTTATCTTCCTCAGACTCAAACCATACACAATTTAGGTCATTAGTGTCTACAAACGGCATCCAAAAATTAAGTTCATCACTGCCATGATTATATGTTTTATCTTTATGCCATTCACCAACACCTAAATTACCATCACCTAATTGAACTCTAAATGTTGGGATTTGTTGGTATACTATTGAAGAATACCCATATCTTTCTTTTAGTTCTGTGACTAGTTCTAGATAAACAGGTTTAAATTTAGATTCAAACTTTTCGTAATACTTTTTATGCCATTTAGTTGATTGGTCTTTTTCACGAACTAATAAATCATACTTCTCGATTTTATGAAGTTCGGATAAATCAAATTCAGAATTGTTAATTTCTAATATTTCTTTTACAATTTCTTTGAAAGGATACTTTTTTGTATCATAAAAAATTTTATAGGGTTGTTTTAAATACATGACTAATATTTTATATTTTTATTTTAAACCTGTACTACCAAAACCATTATCGTTTCTATCTTTCCCTTTAATTTCATCAACTTCCTCCAACTCAACCCACTTACCATTCATACAATTAACATATACCGCTTGAGCGATTTTCATCCCTCTCTCAATTTCAACAGCTTCAGACGAACAATTAAATAGGATAATCTTAACTTCACCTGTGTAACCACAATCAACAGTTCCTGGTGAATTTAAAACCATTATACCTTTATTGATGGCCAACCCACTTTTACTTCTAATTTGAAGTTCGGTTCCATCAGGTAGGTCAAATGACAAACCTGTGGGAACTAAAGCTCTTCCTAATGGTGGAATTATCAGAGATTCGGTAGAGTATAAATCAAATCCTGAGTCCGTAGGATATACATAAGAAGGATGAGTAGCATACGGACTTAGTACTTTATACTCTAATATTTTTTTTGGGGTGAATCCACTAACATCAAATTTGTCTTGGATATTACTGATTCTATCTGAAAATGAATCTAAAATCTTTTTATAATTACCGTCGTCACCATCCTTCTCAAAAAGAAACTTATAATCATTAATGTTAAAATTTTTTTCACTCATATTATAGACTTTTAATTTTTTTTATTACTTCAACTAAACACTCAACATCTTTTTCACAATACTCTTTTATTTGGTCGTATTTCTCATCAAACCAGTAAGTTTTGTGAATTGAGTCCCCTGTTACTTCCATAGTTTTAGATGATGGTACACCCATACTAACACACATTAATTCTAAGGAAGAAATCGCTCCAAACTGACCATACTGCCAAAATTCCTTAGTATCAATCGCTTTAATCTCCCAAGGTTTTGTGTCGTGTGTCGGTAACATCTGTGATGGACGTATTCCGTTGATAATCATACGTTTTGCTAACATTGGGATATCAAAGTTCTTTAGATTATGTCCACAAAGTATAAAATTTAATTTATTAACCTTATCTAATAGACTATTAACTTCTTTAAGTAACACCTTCTCATCTGAATTAAAAAAAGTTTGTTTTCTTAACTCTCCTTTTGGGTCAACAAACGCTACTGAAACACAAATTATTTTTGCAAACTCTGGAACTAAAGCTGAACGTTTATTAAACATTTCACCTAAGTCTAAATGAGAGTCTTCCACAAATCGTTTTTGAAACCAATCATAGTAGTTTTTATATTGGAAACAAAGCTCAGGGTAATCAACACAGAATTGTTCATATGTACTAGTGATTCCCACAGTTTCAATATCAATAAATAAGATGTGGTCTAAAGGTGTGTTTATCATTTTACTAAAGATTTATAAAATTCACTTCTAAATTTAGTTGTTGTATCAATATGGTAAGTATCTTTAACTGTTTCATACAAAGATTCTCCCAAATCGGTAACCAAGTTTGGATTATCGATTAATTTTTTAATGTATTTTGACCAGTCTGAATGGTTCTTATTCTCATCAACTAAAAAAGCATTAGCACCCGATACAAAATTACCTTTATCTAAACAATGTTTCAAATCGATTGTGTACGGACCCACATTTGACGCAATCAATGCTTTTTTATGAAATCCCGCCTCAATAACCTTTAATTGTGATTTAACTCTATTAAAGATATGATTTTTAATTGGTGCCAACGAAACATCAAATCTTTTATAGTTAGCGGCGTATGCATTAACAGGTCTAGTCCAAACTCTAACGTATTGTTGATTGTCCATATTGGGATATGGTTCTTCCTTAAATTTCATTAGAAAATTTACATAATTTGTGTCTAGTCCATGATAATTGTCAGTCATTATTTTTTCATACTGATACCAAACAGTCTCATGAGGTTTAATTGGACGTTGTGTTTGTTGTCCATTATCACGATTAATTTCTGTGACTGTACCCCTAGTGTCAAATCCTGCCAAATATGTTTGAAACTTGTTTCTATCTGAACGTAATTTATTAAATGTACCATCTAACAACATTAAATCATGTAGATGTGAAGAACCTCCTAACCAACCAATACGTAATAAATCACTTTCAGTTTTTTCATATTGAAATTGTGGTTCACTAGGGTCTATAGAATTTGGTATAACAACAACATTTTTGTTAATTTTTCTAATTTCATTAGCAAACATTTCAGTTGTAGTTATCACATAGTCAGCAACTTTTAGATTATTAACTATTTTTTCATTCATTTTGTTTTGTAAAATCAAAGAATGAAGTGGATGTTCTTTAGTTGGTAACCAATAATCATCTAAATCCATAACCATTATAATACCTAAACTTTTAAGCATTTTAATTAGATTGACCGCTTGGTCAAAATCGTGACCAATACTACGATGGAAATGTACTATCTGATACTTTTTCCAAAAATTGATATCCGCAAAATTAAAATCGTAAACAATATCAACATGAAAATCTTCAGGATAAAGTCGTTGTAATGCGATGTGAGGGTCTACAGAGCGGAATTTACCTACTCCTGTTTTGTCTGATGGGGCTACTAAAACATTAATCTTTTCTGTCATTTTTACTTTTTTTAGAAGTATAACAACAGAAAGTCAGACTATCAATACAGATTATTGTTTTCTGATTTTTTTAATTTTTGTAACTCTACCCTCAAAAATATGTTCCCCGACTTTGAAGGAGATTGTTTCATTAGCTTTTTGACTGGACTCGGCAATCACACCATTCTCTCTTAAAACTTCCTCAACAACCTCACGTAACATTTCTCTTAAATTACTAGGACTAGTAGATTCTGATACCACTTTTTTTTGTTCAGGTCGTTGTGTACCCATTAATTTTGAAGCTTTCTCAACCAACTCTTCACTAATAACTGACCCACCATACATTGATGTGGGTGCTTCAATAGGATTCTCAATCATTAATCGTTTAATTTCATCAGGTAATTTTGAATTAACAATTCTATCTTTTGTAGCCACTTGTGGCATTTTTGATACTTGAGACTCCTGTATAAATTCTTGTGGGATATTATAGTTACCACTAACTGGTTGAAATGACTCTAATTGAGGTGCATTTATTGTCCTTGTGGTGTCCAATGAAGATTCACTCACATTACCTCTTTTTATTGAATCTGATTTCTGCATAATTGCTTTAGAAATCATTAGTTTTTCCATTAAATCTTTACTCATATTAAGCTAAATTTTGTTCCCCGGGATTATTGTCGAATTTTGCTATAATAATAATATCTTCTAAACTTTTGTCACCATTAAAATTAAAATTAGGTTTAGGTTCATCAAAAGTTTCACCCGTTTCCTTAAAAGTTATTATTTTATTAAGTTTGAATAGCCTCCAACCTGGCATAGGTCTTGTACCTAAAAACCCTCTATGTGAGGCTCCTTCAGAATCCCATGCTCGAACTACTAAATTTTTCTTACCCTTAGTTCTACCTATACAGACAGGTTCTATTTCCCTTAAACCCTTACCACCTGGTTCATCACCATCATAATAAATGATTATTTTTTTTCTATTTTTAACCGCACTAATAACCTGGTCTAAGGCAACTTCCTCGACAATTAAAGATTTTAATGTGTCAGTTAATTTCATTATAGAGTTGGTGTGGTATATGGGTTATTTGGTTTGTATTCATTAATAACTATTTCTGAATTTCTTTCTGTGATGTCGGTAATTGTACCTGCGGCCTGATTGTAAACATCTAAGAAGAAACCAGTACCTCTACCCATATTGTCACCATCTGCCAACGCATCAGGATTGGTACTTGAATATTCATTTGCCTGTGGTTTTAATGTGTTCACAGTGATTAGAGCGGTTCTTTGAGATGCTCCAATTTGACCCAATTCATTTAGTGGTTGGGTATAGTCTTGTGGTATAATTGGTTGTGGCATAATTTTAAATTTTTGACATTATTTCATTTATCCTTTTTAGGCTTTCTGTTAAATCAATATTATATTTGGCTAAAGAATTTCCATGTGATTGTGAAGGTCGATTGTCGTTTTTCAAATCCACATTAAATTCTGAGTTTTTAGTTTTATCGGGAAGATATTCTTTTCTCATTTGAGTACTAGTTAGTACACCATTTCTCATCTGTTTTAATATACCATCTACCCATTCTTTCATTTTATCACCACCATTTAACTCATATTCTTTCGCATCTTTTGGTCCGTTATAATTATCAAACCAATTTTTAATTCTTTTTAGTTGTTGGTAGGATGCTTTACCTTTGTTTAAAAGACCTCGATTTCTAGTAATACCTTCTTGATTATTGTTTGAAGTTTGGGAATGTTTGGTCAATGCAGATTTAAGGACGTTTTTAACATCATTAGGTAAATCGACCATATTTCCGTATAACTTACTATTCACTTTTAAACATTTTAATTAATTCATTAACACTTAAACCATTTTTCTCGGCCATATTTTTCAAAGCTAGCACGTTTTTCTTTAATATATTTTTGATAGGTGACTCCCTTTCAGTCACTTCATAATCCTTAGTTTTTGAATTCATTAAAATATCCTCAATCATTTTGACGGCGTTTTCTTCTAATGTTTTTTCTGCTAAAGTCATCCTGTCAATGAACCCTTTTTGATTTCTAATCCTTTTCGGTGCCTTTTTAGTTTTTTCACCGCTAGGGTCCTTACCAAATTGTTTTGTTCTCTCCATCGCTTCAATTGGGTCCATCTCCAAATCATTAACAAAATAGTTAAAAGTTTCAGGTCCATCCATTTCTTTAGTTTCCTCATAACCAAAAGCGTCAGAAAAATCAGTTTCATTAACTATGTTACCTTTTTTAGATTCGTTTTCTCCATAATATCTTCTATAACCTCTAGTAACTGGGTTGTTTGTCATTCTATTAAGAATGGTTTGGTCCATAGTACGGTTTGGTGATAAGGTATGGTTAATATTTGGTATTCTAGAAGATTTCATAGCTCCTGTCTCATCAACAAATTCTGAAATTTCACCATCATCTTTTTTAGTTACAGATTTGGTTAAAACCTTCTTTAATTCAGGAATAGTTTTTATTTTCTTATCCTTTATAATCTTCATTACAATCTTTCTAACTTTATCCATATCCTTTAAATCAAAATCAAATCTTTCGTCTTTTTTTCTCGATTCAGATAAAGTATTTGATATTGAATAGTATAATGAACCACTATCCTTCCTAGTTTTTAGGAAAAAATAGTAAGGGTTTTGAAAATATTCTTTATTTAACTCCATTTTGATAGTTTGTTTTTACTAATAAATACTTCAATCCAAAGTATTTATCATAAGAATTATGGCGTACCAAAATATCAACCAATATAATTTCCCAAAATGGTATTTGTTAAACAAATCTGAAATAATGGATTTCTGTTTAACGTCAGATGAAAGGGACTATAAAGAAGAAGTTATTTTCTCACCTTATATTATAGGTAATGAGGACGGGAACGTCTTACCAATTAAGATTGATTTAAATAATCCCGACAATTCGGAATTATACGTTTTAGAATATAACACATATAATCCGTTTAATATTTTAGTTTCGTCAAACTACTATAATCCAGATAATCTAGATTTGTCTTGTTATTCAGGGTTTACAAGTTTATGTGACATAGGTCTTACAGGTATTGATAATGGTCTTGTAAAAGAAATGACTGGTGAGACAGCATTCATAACCCAAGGGATTAACGATTTTACAAAATTCGATAGGTTATCTTTTGACAGAAGAACTAAATTTTTCCAAGTAACAGGATATACCCAACCACCAAATATTAGATTTTCAGGTATTGAAAAAAATGACAACTATTCGATTGTTTCCAAACAAACTGATGTAGGGGTTTACCATGAATTATACGGAGGATTTTATCAAGGGTTCTATAAGTTATATGGGTACGATTATGAAACGTTACCTGAAAGACCAAATCACGGATGGAGTGCTGAATTATTATTAAGACCTAGAATATGGGATGATTATTTTGTACCTACTGGCGATACAACTTTAAATGACGTTTACCCTGAAAATTCAGGTATGTTCTTCTATATGGGAGCAAGGGCTGAGAATAAATTTTATCATTATGCTTCAGGTTCACCATCAGGATTTTCAGCTTATACTCGTGTTACTGAAAAATTAGATTGTTTAAGTACTTGTGGATGTTCAGATACAGGTAATACTTTTTCACATTGTGGTCCAGTATACCCACCATTAAGATATGTGACTGAAACTACACCATGTAGTTCGGTAGAAATAACTGCACCTGAACTTAACCCAAGTGGAGACTCATGTTCAAACAATTTTGTGGTTAAATTTAGTGGTGACCCGGGTAATCCAAAAATATGTGTTAGGGTTTTAAGGTTAACCGATGAATGTGCCGTAGATGCATGTACAGGAACAAAAACTTATACATCAGGTTGTACGGTCCAAGAGTATTGTACACCAAAAGGAATACATTATTTTTGTGAAAATACTGACTATATTAAATTTGAACATTGGGTACAAGTCGATGTTGTATTTGAGAGATATCGTGCAATGGACGAATGTCATTTGTATTGGTATGGCGGATTAGGGGACATTACTAATTTTGTTTATACCGCATCCACTTACAATCAATCTGTCACATTAATTCAACCACCATATACTCACTATTATACCACAACATACACATCAACAACTACAACATATAATGTAACAACAATTGAAACTCCGTATGGTAGAGAGGTTGTTGAATTAAATGATAAGTGGTTAAAAGAAAAAGATTATAGATTAGGTAGATTAAAAATCTACGTAAATGGACGTAAATTTCACACATTTGAAAATTTTGAAGAGGTCATACCTAGAGCTTTGAACGTTGAGAGGGAAAAACAAATAGGGGTTCCGTTTAACATATCTTGGGGTGGTGGTACACAAGGACTGAGAGAAAATTTAACATTTATTGAATGTCCAATTTCAGGTGATGTTACCACGACTACAACAATAGATTACTCAACAACGACAACAACATCATCGTATTTAGGTTATCAATACCAACAAGACCCTGAATTATTCCCTGATTCAGTTTTAAGTGGAACTACATTATCAGGACTATCGACAAATATAGTATTAGAAAAATACTTTGCAGGTACGTTTGATGGGGGTATATCACAATTTAATTACTATGTAAAACCTTTAACGTCTGACGAAGTTAAACATAATTTTAAATTAAATAAGGGTAGGTATAATTTGTTTGATTGGGATTGTCCCGATTGTGAGGTTATTGTCCCTGAGTGTGATTTGTCAGCAATAGTTTATGAAATTACAACCACAACCACCACGATACCTGTAACTACAACAACAACTACGATACCTGTAACTACAACAACAACTACAATTATACCTTGCGATGTAAACTATGAACTTTATAATATACCATTAGATGCTGAGGTAATATTAATTGCTAATCTATATCCAGGTTCAATTGAAGCAGTGTATTCTCTACAATTAAGTAACACTTTAGATTTTGATTTGTCGGTTACATTCACACATATTTTAGGGACTATTAGTGGAGATAGTATAAATATTGAATCAGGTGTTGTGGTACCAAAAGGTTTATTAAGTGGTGAAACTATTGTAATACGTCAAGAGGATTATAATATATTGAATGATACGTCAGAATTTGTTGATGTTAAATGGTCACCATATTGGGTTGATTTAGTAATCTCACTATCTTCGGAAACAATCTTTAATCTTAACCCTTGTAATCAATATCTTCTAACTGAAAACGATGATTTTATTATTGCAGAAAATGGTAGTTATATAATCACAGAATTAGACCTTTGTTTACCAACACCTACACCCACACTTACATCTAGTCAAACACCAACACCTACACTCACATCCACACCAACACCAACACCTACACCCACATCTACTCCAACATTAACACCGACACTCACCCAGTCCTCAACACCTACATCCACACCAACACCAACACAGACTATGACACCAACAACTTCAGTAGTACCATTAGTACCCCTAACGTTGTACATCCAACCATTAAGTGGTGGTTTATCAATAATATTTGATGGTGTAACTTATACTGAACAAACTGAAGTTAGTGTTGAAAAGAATGTCTCATATAATATACAGGCAGTACCATCACCAGGTTATATGTTTACAGGGTGGAATGTGTATGGTGCATCTTTTTTATCAAATGAACAATCAACAACAGTATCAGTATTTTTAGATTCTGGAGCTAATTTAGCCCCATCGTATGTAGTCGACCCAAATTATGATGCGTTAGAAGACCAATTAACAACAAGTTTAGTAAGTTATCAAAATGCAACAGATAATGATTGGGTAATTATTACGCAACAAGAATATAATGATATTTTTGGTAATGTTGATGGTGTGGTTAAAATTGGTAATACTGACGAACAAGTAAACACAAGAGCAGTTGCAACTGGATATGATACTACGACTTTTGGAACAATCGACGCTAGTACCCCTCTCACGATACCTACAGGTTATTACGTTGTAGGATTTGTTGCAGAGTCTTGGAATCAAAATGGTCAAGTCCAACTTGGATATACGACGACATATCACACTGGTACTCCGACTTATATGGGAAATTCACCAAATGTAATTGGTGGTATGACTATGTTCTACGTTAGAAAAAGACCTAGCGGTGTTGAAGCGGCGCCAGCATCTACTAACTTATACCCAGTTTTAAACTTCTTGTCACCAGCTTACCCGAATGCGGTTCCTGACACCTTTGGGTGGGCAACAACAAACAATGGGGCTTCTTGGTTTGAAACGGTATCATCATCACAGACCGCAAAAATACAGGTTTTACTGACAAACGTTAAATCTTGGCCATCAGCACCACCAAGTTCACCAACTCCAACACCATCCCCAACACCAACACTAACTTTAACACCAAATTGTCAACGTAATATTGTGATTCCAACCTTATGGAATGGCGGTACAACTATTAATACAAATCAACTTGTACTAACACAAACTTCAGAAACTTTACAAATACAAGTAAATGATACTATAACAGATAATAATGGGTCAACTAGTTTTGTAGGAATTGTTTCATCGGATGGCACATATACTTATGTATTTACAGGTGCAGGTGGTGGGGTTGCGTTTGATTGTCAATTCCCATTAACATTCACAGGACCTTGTTAAATGAAAAAAATAAAAGTATTTATAGATAAAATTAAAAATGGCTAATATAAAAATTTCGCAATTACCAGAATTTACAGGGTCAACAGATAATACTTGGCTTATATTAAATAATTCAGCTCAAACTGAAACATATAAAATAACAAAAGAAAGTTTATTTTCTGGTATAACAACTTACACTGAAATCACTTATAATGAGTTGTATTCTTTATACACCGGAGGGACGTTAACACCTGGTCAATTTTACTTAATGACAGATTTCCAAACTTGTTATGACCAACCAAACTACGATAATCTTCGTAGTCCTATATTTTCGGATAACTATATGACAGGTGACACCGAACCAATTTTATTATTAGCAACTTCAATAACAGGATTCTCACCGACAGTACACTCAACACTACACCCTAAAGATAAAATAACATACGACATTTCTTGGAACATAACTGAAATTAGCAATAGTCCCGCGAAAGGTAGAATCACTGAAAGAATTGATAATTTTAGTAATAGAACTGATTATGACCACAGAAATATATTATTTAAAAGGTATATTGGATATTCGTATTATGAATCTGAACCACTTAGTGGACTCGTTGGAATAAGTGGTATAACAGGGAACACAGGAGTATTATACGGTAATACAGGAACAACATTTAGTTCAAATTTTTCAACAGGTTCGTTTGTTGCGATAGGTAATCTAAACCCTCGAATTTTTGAAGTCATATTAGTTAATAGTAATTCTTTGGCAACTATTTCAGGTGTTACAATAAATGAGACTAGTAATTCATCATATTACACGGCCTATGATGATGGTGTTATGAGTTACTATCAACCTAATATAAGGGTGAATGAGGTTTTCGAATATACTACATTTAATGAGACAACCGCAGTTAACAATTATATTGGTAACCACTCAAATATATATATTGAGCTTGGCTCAGGAGATTTTCTTTTAGCAAACAACGTTTTTATTAGTGGTTCATTCACAAACAACACAATAGGAAATAGGTCATATAATAACACATTTAATGACGATTGTGACAATAATCAAATAGGTGATAGTTTTTATAACAACTCAACAAATGATGATTTTGATGGAAACATCATCGGGGAAAACTTCAATAATAATTATATAACTGCGAATTTTAATAATAACAGAATTGGTAGTGATTTTAACTATAATGTCTTAATTGGTGGTTCTTTTTATAGAAACAATATTGGGAATAACTTTGAAGATAACACTTGGACTAATGGAGATTTTCAAAATAATGAAATAGGTAACCAATTTGCAAATAATAAAATCTATAATGACTTTTATAATAACGACATCGGCAATGGTTATAACAACAATAAAAGCTATTCAAACTATTATCGTAATTTGATTGGTAATGGTTATAATAATAATACTGTATATAACCAATTTTATGAAAATAATATCGGTCAAGTTTTTGGGGGTAATACGATTGGTATTAGTACAAATATAGGGTCATACAATTTTGTAGGGAATAGTATTGGAAGTGATTGTGCAACTAATACAATTAGATATAACTTCCAAAGTAACAATATTTTAAATGATTTTTATAATAATAATATATATTCAAACATATATAAAAACTCAATATTAAATGGGTTTGAAGGTAACACAATCGGAGATTCAGACAATTTAAATCTTACCTTTGAAAACAATCAAATTATGAATGAATTCAAGGGTAATAACATTCAGGGGGATTTTTGGAGTAATCATATTAAAACAAATTTTAAAGCAAACCAAACATTTGCCGAATTTGGTTATAATAATGTTGGTTATAGTTTCTTCGTGAATAATATGAGTGGACAAACAATCAGTAACAATATCGGAGATTATTTTGAATTTAATAATTGTTATGGTTCATTTTCATATAACACAATAGGTACTAATTTTTATAGTAACGAAGTTCTAGATGGTTTTGGTTTTGGCGGAGGTTCATATAGAGGAAATGTGATTGGTAATAATTTCTATGATAATAACATCGGAGAATATTTTTATGATAATACTATTGGAGATAATTTTACTAATAACATTGTTGTAGATTATTTCCAAATGAATAGAATATGTAATAGTGTAATATCTATTGATTTTTCAGAATCAACTCACGTCTACGGATTTTATAATTGCGAAATCTTTACAAGGGCAGGTGGCGGACAAAGATTATCATACTACGACTCAAATGATGTCCTAAATATAACAAACATAACAGAATAAAAATGGCAACAAAATACATAATAGATAATTTATCAGGTCAGACTATAGTTGGTGACCTTACAATTAATGGTAATATAACTGTAACAGGGATTACAAATAATAGAACTTATAGAGCATTACTAACTCAAACACCTATTTTAGTTGCAAATGACACAAGTCAGTTATATGGAAAATTTATCATAGGTGAAACTTATACAATTACAGACTATGTTTCAAATGACGATTTTAGTAATATTGCCTATGTTCAAAGTGGTGTAATAAATCAAACTGGATGTGTATTTATTGCCACGGGGGAGACCCCAAGTTATTGGGGAGATTACTCAGAAATTACTTCGTCAGGTAATCTTTGTGTTTCAGTGTTAGAAAATAGTTTGGGATTTGAAATTAATTGGGGGAAGGTTTCTCCTGGAAGCTACTATACTGGGGGGACTAACCCAATATCTGTAGACACATTCCCAAGAAATAATACAATTGTAAACACACAATCAAAATATATAGAATCTATTGACGAATTTATAATTTCTTTTGTTTCATTAGGGAATATTAATAATCCTGATAGTTTTATTGTGTTAAGTAATAAAGGAGTGACTGATTTAACTAATGCTTTAGATTCATTATTTTACACACCAATTGAAATAATCATAAAGGACTAATAATTAATTTAAAACAATTAAATAATATTATGAGAATTAACATTTTAACAGACAACGATAAGGTAGAACAAGTTAGAGAAGCTTGGATAAATAAAAATGTAATGAAAATACCTTGTTCACCAACAGGAGAAGAACCCGCGACTCATTGGTATTGTACAATGGCTGGGTCTGAAGAACAAATGATGAAGATTTACAATAAAAAAAATTTATCTATAATGGAGTTAGAAATTGGACCAAAAGAATTTCTTAACAAATGGGGATTGAAAATCATAAGGTGATACGAAATTTTATAACTAAAGAAGAAGTTATAAAAATTTTAGAATGGGTAAATTCATTAGAATCGGATAAAGGTAATCCAAATCACCACTTATCTGAAATCACAAAAGATTTAAATGGTAAATCTACTATTATAGATATTTCAAATAATAGTTACACAAACTATATCACAAACTTTCAGTCTGTCAGTCAGGTTTTAAAAATTAAAGTTCCTGATTTTATTGAGTCCATTATTGGCAGATTATCTGAAACTTTAGAAATCCCAGCAGACAATATATTTTTACAAGTTGTTGATATGGACTCAGGTGGTAAGATAACCCCCCATTATGATGCATCAATAGACGGATATATTAATTATAAATGTAATATTAGTGTCTTATCCGAAGACTATCAAATTTTCATCGGAGAAGACGTACTTAATATATCTGAAACCGATTTATATTGTTTTGAAGCATCTCTTTACAAACATTGGACTAATGAATTTAAATCACGAAGAGTGTTTTTAAGTTTTGGGTTTATCCTCCCCTACAAAACCCTAGGTAGAAATGAAAATGACCCAAGAATTAGATTAAGTCAAAGAATATATAAGTATTTCCAAAGGGTATAAATCATTTATTTGGATATTTATTTTTAAATGCCGTCAGTAGTAATTTTAAAAAGTGATAATTTTTCAGGTGATGTTGCTAATATCACATTCTACCCATTAACGGGTGGTAGTATTGATATTGGTTCACAAATAATCCCCTATGTTTATGTTACGGATTACTACGAAGGAACATATAACCTTAATTTTACAGCTCAAAGTCAAAGTTGTGAGGTTTTTGTTTCACCATCAGGACTTACAGAGTTAGTGTTTGGTTTAGGTAGGGGAATATCAATTGATAATAGAGATAAGAATTACTTAATTAAAGATAAAATAACAATTAATAAGAGTCCAATCATATCTAGGTACTGGGAACAAAATGAATGGTGGGGAAACCAAGGAATTACACCACAATGTGTTGGATATTCTTGGGCACATTGGATTGAGGATGGTCCCGTAAAACACGGAGGTACTCCACCTATTGTACACCCAACATTAATTTATAAGGAGTCTCAAAAGATTGACGAGTGGCCTGGAGAAAATTATGATGGTACATCTGTTAGGGCTGGTGCCAAGTATTTACAACAAACAAACCGAATTAAAAACTACTATTGGGCATTTGACATTAACACACTAATTAACACCGTATTAAATGTTGGGCCCGTAGTTGCTGGGACATATTGGTATAGAAATATGTTTTATCCTGATAGAAATGGTAATATTCGTATTGGAGGACCTATTGTTGGTGGACACGCCTATGTTATTAATGGAATTGATACTAGAAAAAGACTATTTAGAATAAAGAATAGTTGGGGAAGGGGATGGGGATTACAAGGTAATGCCTATATCTCATTTACAGATATGGAGAGATTAATAAAAATGAATGGTGAAATTTGTTTGGCCACAGAAAATAATTTTTAACTATGTCACAATACGTTGAATTTTTCGATACAAACTATAGTGGACAAACTGCACAAGTTACGTTTGAGTCTTTAAACGGGTCTGTTTATGATTTGGGTGAACAAGTAGTCCCCTTTACCTTTTATGGTGACGATATTGAACCTAATTTATCGGTTTATGGTAAATATACTTTTTACTATATTAGATTTTATAAAACCTGTATTATTAATGTCTTACCATCAACAACTACAACAACCACTTTTATTCCTGTAACAACCACAACTACTTTTGAACCAATTACTACAACTACCACAACAATACTTAATATTTGCGATATAAGTTATGACTTAAATTTTGTACCTCAGAATACTGAAGTAATCTTTACCTCAACTATTAGCCCTGGGTCTGTAAATGCCGAATATACCCTAGTAACAACTGAACCACTAGATTTTGATTTATCAGTATCATTCCAACATGTGTTAGGCACATTATCTGGTGATAGTCTAATTATTAGTTCGGGAGTTACAATACAAGCTGGCGATTTATCAGGAAGTACACTTATTGTAGTCGATTACGATTATTATAATTTAAATGATACTTCAGAATTTACAAATTTACAATTCTCACCTCAGAATATTGAGATAGGTTTTAATTTTACTGCCGACACCATCTTTACCCCACCACCGACACCTACACTAACTTTAACAAATTCCTCAACTCCAACCAATACACCTACTTTGACTCAGACATTAACTGAGACCCCCACACTAACCCCAACTAGTACACCTACTAATACTCCAACAAATACCCCTACTTTAACTGAAACCCCAACTAGTACACCTACTAACACACCAACATTAACGGAGACGCCAACAAACACACCTACTTTAACTGAAACTCCAACTAGTACACCAACTTTAACACCTACCAATACGCCTACCTTAACAGAAACTCCAACTTTGACACCATCATCAACATTACCTGAATTAACTCCTACACCTACGGCAACAATGGAAACATTACCACCCACAGATAATTTTAATTGGTCATTTGACGACGCTGGAGGTTCCGAGTTAAATACTTATAGAATATTAAAAAATGGGTTAGAAGTTGTTAATACGAATGTTAGTCGTAGTGGTTCATTTATGGTTACGGATAAAGATGTGGTTAGAATTATAGTAAATATGGTCACAGGTGAAAGTGTCACGTCACAATTAGACGAGGATGGAATATTGATATACGATGAAACCGCTAGTAGGTCCCCTCAAGTTTTGGATAGTGGGAATATAACAATAAGAGATGGGTCTAATTATATTGCAACAGGTGTAATAATTAGTAAATAATTTATAAAGTAAAATGGGAACAGTTATAACATTAAAGAGTCAAATTTTTTCAGGAGATGTTGCAAACATTACATTTTATCCTTTAAGTGGTGGTTCTATTGATTTAGGTTCGCATATAATTCCTTACACATTTGACGTTGAAAATTACGAAGGAACCTACGATTTGTACTTTATAAACCAAGGTCAAAATTGTCAATTAATTATACCTGAAACAACCACAACAACAACGGAGCCACCAACATTCAACTATTTTACCGTAGCAAAGAGTTGTGAGGTCTGTGACCCACAATTGTGTGAAAATTTCTTAAATAATAGTAGTGGAGGGTATTACTTTAATTTTATAACTTACCAAGAAATAACCCCACCAATGATACTTACAATAGATGGTTGTTGTATGTATATAGAATCAGTTTTAAATCAAAATTTACCAGGTTATTCCACATTCTTAGTGACTGAAAATCAGTATCAAATTGTGAGTGGAACAATTTCAGAAGAATGTCCAAAATGTCTTTAATTTTAACAATTAGTTTTTAATTTTATTCATAAAAGAATAATTTTATGAAAATTTTTATCCAAATTGCGTCTTATAGAGACCCACAATTAATCCCAACCATAGAGTCAGCCATTGAAAATGCAAAAAATCCAAAAAATTTAAGATTTGGTATTGCTAGACAATTCAACCCAAATGATGGATTTGATGACCTTACAAAATATAAAAAAGATAAACGTTTTAGAATTATTGATATCCCTTATAACGAATCACAAGGTGCTTGTTGGGCTAGAAATCTTATACAACAAGTCTATAAGAATGAAGAATATACTCTTCAGGTTGATTCTCATATGAGATTTGATAAGGACTGGGACGAGACCTTAATTGGAATGATTACACAACTCCAAGAGAAAGGACATAAGAAACCTTTATTAACGGGTTATGTATCGTCTTTTGACCCTGATAATGACCCTGCCGCAAGAATTAAAGAGCCTTGGAGAATGGCTTTTGATAGATTTATTCCTGAAGGTGCGGTTTTCTTTTTACCCGAGACAATCCCTGGATGGAAAAAAATGACCGAGCCAATCCCTGCGAGATTTTATTCCGCACATTTTTGTTTTACAGTAGGACAGTTCTCAAAAGAAGTTCAACACGACCCTGAATACTATTTTCACGGAGAAGAAATTTCAATTGCGGCAAGAGCATATACACACGGATATGATTTATTTCACCCTCATAAAGTTGTTATTTGGCATGAGTATACCCGTAAAGGTAGAACAAAACAATGGGACGACGATAAAAAGTGGGTAGAAAGAAATAACAAGTGCCATTTAAAAAATCGTAAATTATTCTCGATGGATGGTGAAAAATATAATCCTGAAGAATTTGGTGTTTTTGGTTTTGGTACTGAAAGAACTTTAAGAGACTATGAAAAATATGCAGGATTACATTTTGGTAAACGAGCTGTTCAACAATGGACACTAGATAAAAAATATCCACCAAATCCAAATACGTTTAGTACTGAACAGGAATGGGAAGATAGTTTTGCAAGAATTTTCAAACATTGTATTGATTTAGGGTTTTCACAGGTACCTGAAAAAGATTATGAATTTTGGGTTGTTGCTTTCCACGATGAAAAAGATAATACTTTATACAGAAAAGACGCAGACATTAATGAAATTAATAACCTAATGCGTGACCCTGACGGGTATTGTAAATTGTGGAGAGACTTCCAAACTGCAGAACAACCAAAATATTGGGTTGTTTGGCCTTACTCTAAATCTAAAGGATGGTGTAACCGAATCACTGGGAATTTATAATTTTTATGAAAATAGTTTTTTTAGCATTTACTAGTAAAAAATATGATGGTAATCATATTAAAATATCTGACGCTTCATTAACAAGAAAAATGTCTTGTTTAGAGACATGGGTACCTAAAGTTGAGTCATTAGGTCACAAAGTTATTTTTTTTGATGGAGGTAATGATAAACTTACATACAACCCAGTAGACAAGATATTACATTGTGTTTCACCTGAGACTTACGACCATAATCCACCAATCCAAGGGCAGACTAAATCATTTATGTTTGAAAGATTAAAAGAAGCAATAGGATGGGTGTTGAAAAATGAGGAATTTGATTATATTTTTAGAATTGACGATGGGTCTTATGTGAATCATTATGTTTTAGATAATGTTTTAGAAGAATTAGGTAATGCTGATGTATTACGTAATAATTCAGGTGGTGGTGCTGGTCTATTCTTATCAAAAAGAGTATGTAGTGGGTTAGTGAATCATGAAAATTTAACAAACCAAACTATAGAAGATAAAGCTTTGTTTGAATTCATTAACAATGGAGATTTTGTTGTTAAAACGACAAATTTACTTTGTACTCAATATATTCTAGGTGAAAAATTTTTTACTATTCATTATACGAATGGTAAAAGACAATATTTTGTTGAGGATGTATTGGACTACTATTACCAAAATATTCCGATGAAGCGAAAAGTAATTATTGACTCGGATGTTAATTTTTGGAATCACACCCCTGTAAAAACTTGGTATGGTGATGGGGAATATACCGCTATGTGGTACGCCTACAATAAAGATAAATACAATTGGGAGTTCTATGGAAGACAAGTGAGGAGTAGTTATGATTTCAGAGGATTTTGTCCTTTTGGGAAAAACTCTATTCACACATTAGTTATTCCAAATGTTGACATTTTTAAAAACACTAACCCCAAATTAATTGATGAGTACATTAATTCAGTTCAGGAAGGTGGTAGGTTAATTGTCCAATTTGACGGGGAGGTTCAAAATAATTTTAATAATTTAAATTTAGAAACTACCGAAGTCGATGGGATAGACCTTAACGAAATAAGTGAGATGTTTGATTTTAAAGGTAAAAAATGGTTAGTCTTAGATAAAACCCCTAAAAAACAAAGTACGACAATATGTGCAGACACCAATTTAAAAATTGGTGTTTGTCAATTTTATACTGATAACGTATTATATGGTAGGTATACTGAAGCTATTAATGAGAAATATTGTGAAGAAAATCATTATTATTATTTTGTAGAAAAAAATACTGAAAAAATAAGAACTAAACTAGAGGGACGTGCCGCAACTTGGTATAAACCTAAACTAGTTTTAGAAATGTTAGAAAAAAATCCTAATTTAGATTATGTTTTATTTTTAGATATTGATGCGATTTTCTGTAACAATTATCGACGTATTGAGGAATTTATTCATGGTAATTTTGAGGTATTGATGACCGAAGATTTTGGACCCTCAATCGTTAATGCTGGAGTATTCTTAGTTAAAAATTCAGATTTTGTTAAAAAATTTATGCGTGATTGGTGGGATGTTTGTGAAGAATATCCACATTATAAAAACGCACTTTGGCATGACCAAACCTGTTTAAAATATGTACGCGAAAGATTAGACGATAGAACTAAATTTAAAATCATCCCTAATGGTGATTTAAATTCTAGAGATTACAATGAGAATAAATTTATATTCCATGCATTCTCATATGGTAATACCCCATACAGAACTATCGACGTTATTTATCGAAATAAATTCAATATAAAAATAGATACATCAAAATTTATGTTAACACAATTAGCGGAAATTTATCCCACGGATAAACACCACGAACATGACTACTTTAGTAAGATTTATGAAAAAACTTTTTCACCAATAAAAGACCAAATTAAAAAATTTGTAGAGATTGGTGTTTTAGACGGGAATTCATTAAAAGTTTGGTCCGATTACTTTGTTAATTCTGAAATTTTGGGTTTAGATAATAACCCAGAATCAATTAGACAATTTAATAACTTTGAAAGGATTAGTATAAAACTTTTGGACCAGTCTAAAAAAGAAGAACTAATAAAGTTTTCAGAAGAAAATACTGACATTGATGTAATACTAGATGACGGGAGTCATAGGATGTACGACCAACAAATAACTTTAGCAACTTTATTTAAATCAATTAAAAGTGGAGGTATATTTGTGATGGAAGATTTACATACTAGTATTGAAGCCCTGATGCCTGAAAAAGCTTGGTGTAATTGGGGAGACCCTAAAAAAACTACGACCTTACAAATGTTAGAAGAGTTTCAAAAAACAGGTAGAATTTTTTCTGATTATTTAACAGAATCTGAAACAAAATATCTAGAAGAAAATATAAAAAGTTGTGAAATAGTTAAAGTAAGGCCTAATTGGAGTATTACTGCAATAATTGTTAAAAAATAAAAAAATGATAGACAACTCTAAAATTTTTGTTGTTGCTCATTGTTACATGGTTAATGATTGGCAACTCAAACTTGAGGAGCAATTAAGAAAATTAGAATTGTTTGGGTTATATGAGAAAGCTGACGATATTTTCATATATTTAACGGACGAAAAAAAAGAATACTCTAATATTGTTGAAACTCTTAAAATTAAATATGAAAAAATAAATTTTATTCATGGGTTCAAAAATTATGGAGAAGGTGTATTAGCACTTAATCAAGTGTATGAACTATCTTTTAAATATGAGGACGCCAAAATTCTTTATTTCCACACTAAAGGAGTATTTAATAAGTTCAAAAATTTTGTAAACTTTGAAATTGATGAACTTAAAATTGAATCAGAAAATTCTTGGGTTGAGATGCTTGAATATTTTTTAATTGAAAAATGGAAAATATGTCTTGAAAAATTAAACACTTACAACATTGTTGGTGTACATTGTCACAATTTTTGGTATTGGGGAAATTTTTGGTGGGTAAATGCATACTATATTAGAAATAACATCCCTTTTATGAATTTTTGGGGAGGTTCTAGGTGGCAGTGTGAAGCATGGTTAATGGAGTCTAATAAATTTAAAAACGACACAAAATACTATGAATTTTTTCATTTTTGTTATGACTCACACTACTCAATAATACCAAAATATTTTTACGATGGAACTGATTTATCAAACTTAAAAATTGAGTTGGTTAGTTCTGAATATGGATATTTTAATGAACAACGGGATGAAGGACGCAGTCTTCATAGCCAAGAAAAAATTACAATAGATGTTACAAACATTGTAGAGGAACAACTTAAAAAAAATAATTATAAAAAATTAAACTTATCAAATAACGGATTTGTTGATTATGACCAGTTCTTTAAAACAGATATTGCAAAAGAACTACCAAAAAAATGGAGAACTTATTTTAAAACAAATATTGACCCAGAAAAAACTTATGTTGTATCGTCTTTTGAGGGTTTTTATTTAAATTTAGGAAATACAAAATAATTTAATTATGAATAGTAAAGTTACAATTGTCACCGGATTGTGGGACTTAGGTAGGGAAAACTTAAATGGATGGGCACAACGTAGTTTTGATACGTATAAACAAAAATTTTTTGAATTACTAGAAACTGATGCAAATCTATGTATTTGGATTCCAAGGTCACTAGAGTCTGAGGTTTGGAAAATACGTAAGAGACATAACACCGTTGTTTATTTCAAAGAGCTAGAGGATTTTAAAACGTGGTTTCCATTTTTTAATGAATTACAAAAAATTAGAACAAATCCTGAATGGTTTAATTTTGCAGGGTGGTTAAAAGATTCCCCACAAGCGGGATTAGAATTTTACAATCCTATGATGATGTGTAAAATGTTTATGGTTAATGATACGGCTATACTTAATCCATTTAGAAGTGAATATTTTTATTGGATTGATGGTGGGATAACGTCAACTGTTAATCCTGGTTATTTTACAACAGATAAAGTTTTTGATAGGTTACCAGAATATACACAATTTGTAGATAAATTTACTTTTATCAGTTATCCATACACTGCAAATGATGAAATTCACGGATTTGAAAGAAAAAAAATGGCTCAATATTGTAATACTACTTTTGTTGAGTATGTGTGTCGAGGTGGTTTTTTTGGGGGTAGTAAAGAACAAGTACATGAAATAAACAATTATTATTATAATGTACTTTATAGAACAATAAATGAAGGTCTTATGGGTGCGGACGAGTGTTTATTCACCATCCTTGCCCACAATTACCCAAATCAAATACATCGTTATGAAATTACTGGTAATGGATTAGTTTGGCCATTTTTTGAAAACTTAAAAACTTTTGACCCTAAAACACAAGTTAAGACTGATTTAAATATTAAAAAATGTTCCTTATATGTTTTAACATTTAATAGTCCAAACCAATTTAAAACATTAATTAAATCTATGGAGGTCTACGACGAGGACTTCCTAAAACTTCCAAAAAAATATTTGATTAATAATTCAACAAACTCTGAAACTTATATGGAATATGATAATCTATGTAAGGAATATGGTTTTACTCATTATAAACCCCATACAAATTTAGGAATATGTGGTGGTAGACAATATATTGCGGAACATTTTGATGAGAGTGATTCCGATTTTATGATGTTTTTTGAGGATGATATGTTTTTCTATTCAGGTCCCGATGTAAATTGTAAGAATGGGTTTGTTAGAAAAATAGATAGACTTTATACAAAAAGTCTTTTGATAACCAAAGAAAATAGTTTTGATTTTCTTAAATTGAATTTCACGGAATTCTTCGGAGACAATTCAACACAATGGAGTTGGTATAACGTACCTCAGAATGTTAGACAAAAATATTTTCCTGAGAATGATAAGTTACCACAACAAGGATTAGACCCTAACGCCCCCAAAACAAAATATGATAAAATAATGTCATATAAAGGTGTTCCATATGCAACAGGGGAAGTTTATTATTGTAATTGGCCACAGGTTATGACCAAAGAAGGTAGTCGTAAAGTATTTTTAAATACTAAATGGGCTCACCCTCACGAACAAACTTGGATGTCTCACGTTTACCAAATGACCAAAGAAAATTTGATTAATGCTGGAATTTTATTAGCAACACCTACTGAACACAATAGATTTGACCACTATGACAAAGAATTAAGAAAAGAATCTTAATTGAATATCGTAGTATTTATTGTTATGGAATTTTATATTAAAAAGGGTGCGACTCTTCCATTACTTAAAATGCAAGTAGTTAAGGATGGAAGAAGTGACTATCATAATTTTATGGATTTAATTGAGACATCAACTATTCTATTTTCTATGGTTGATACTGAAACAGGTATTCCTAAATTCCTATCCAAACAAGGAGGATTTGTATCTAAAAATTTCTTAAATGAAACAACCCCAACAGAGTTTTATATCTATTATAAATTCTCTGAAAAGGATACAAATAAACCTGGAAGGTATGAAGGTCAATTTTTATTGAGAAATGAACAAGGTAACCTAATAGTCCCAATACGAGAAAAACTATATATTAACGTACAAGATAGTTTTATTTCCGACAAAGCTTGTTGTTAATTTGATAAATTAATATTTTTGTTTATATTTGCATGTAAGGTAAATTCCGACCTATAATTCGGAAGCAAATAGACCAAATTTTAATTTATGATAACAAATGAAGAAATTGAGAATTTCCTACAAGGAAATGACGATGAAAAGTACATCATCGGAGTAGAATACGATTACGTCAAAGATTGTATTTGGAAAATAATTGAAGACCCAATTCATGGAAAACTTATTAAAAAAGATACATTCATCCCATTTGCCTGGGTGGGTGATTTACGTGGACTAAACTTTTATCAATCATCAAAGGCGTTGCAAAAAGAAGCAATGACAAAACATAAAATTGTCATTGAAAAATTACGAACTGATGGTAATGATAGACTAGAGAGAGGATTAACTTTTATGGTTAAATCATTAAACGGATATCGTTCACTAATCCAATTTTTTAGAGAGGGGGGTGTTGACCCTTGGGGTGAAAAAACTAAAAGTTTAGTTTTGATTTTACCACCTGTTGAACAATTCTTAGTCACAAAAGAGAAACGATTGTTTAAGGGGTTTGACGATTACAATAGTATCACGAGGTTTGTATTTGACTTAGAGACGACCGCATTAGAACCAAAGGATGGTCGTATTTTTATGATAGGGATGAAAACCAATAAAGGTTTTAGTCAGGTAATTGAGTGCTCAACTGAAGAACAGGAAAGAGAAGGTATTATCAAATTTTTCAACACAATAGATGAACTCAAACCAAGTATTATCGCATCTTACAACGGATTCAACTTTGACTGGTTTTGGATATTTGAAAGAGCCAAAGCGTTAAAGTTGGATATTAAGAAAATAGCAAAAACCCTCAATCCAATGAACCCAATCAAACAATCTGAAAGTATGTTGAAGTTGGCAAACGAGGTCGAAAGGTTTAACCAAACTTCAATGTGGGGTTATAATGTTGTGGATACATTACATGCTGTTAGACGAGCTCAAGCAATTAACTCATCTATTAAATCAGCAGGTTTGAAGTATATCACTCAATATATTAAAGCTGAGGCACCTGACCGTGTATACATTGACCATACAGATATCGGTCCGTTCTACGCGAAGAAAGAAGCGTTTTGGTTGAACATCCAAAATGGTAAATATAAGAAAGTGGGGATTGACCCCACAATTGACGAAGCGTGTTCAAAACATTCAAACGTATATATTAAAACAACAGGTGATGATTTGGTTGAGAGATATCTTGACGATGACTTGGAAGAAACTCTGACAGTTGACGAAGAATTCAATCAGGGTTCATTCCTACTTGCGTCTTTGGTTCCAACAACATATGAAAGGGTCTCAACTATGGGAACCGCTACGTTATGGGAAATTCAAATGAGAGCATGGTCTTATAAACATAAGTTAGCAATCCCTGCTAAGAATGAAAAGACAGAATTTGTTGGAGGGTTGTCACGACTACTAAAGGTTGGTTTTTCAACCGATGTATTGAAACTTGACTTCTCGTCACTTTATCCTTCCATTCAGTTGGTTCATGACGTATTCCCAACCTGCGATATTACAGGTGCGATGAAAGGAATGTTAAATTACTTCCGTAACACCCGTATCAAGTATAAAAACTTAGCTAAGGAATATCAGGATATTGACAAAAAACAAGCAACATCTTATGACCGCAAACAATTACCGATTAAGATTTTCATTAACTCAATGTTTGGAGCGTTATCCGCACCACAAGTATACCACTGGGGTGATATGTATATGGGTGAACAGATTACTTGTACAGGACGACAATACTTACGTCAGATGTTACGTTTCTTTATGAAACGAGGTTATACTCCTCTTGTATGTGATACGGATGGTATGAACTTCTCGTTACCTGAAGGTGGTGTGGACGATAGAGTGTATATCGGTAAGGGTAACAATTGGTTAGTTAAAGAAGGTAAGGAATATAAAGGTTATGATGCGGATGTTGCCGAGTTTAACGATATGTTTATGAAAGGTGCTATGGGTCTTGATTGTGATGGGACTTGGAAATCCTGTATGAACATTGCTCGTAAGAACTACGCAACAATGGAACACAACGGAAAGATTAAACTTACAGGTAATTCCATCAAAAGTAAGAAACTACCTTTATATATTGAAGATTTCTTGGACAAAGGAATTAAAATGTTGTTAGAAGGTAATGGTCAAGATTTTGTTGAGTGGTATTATGAATACTTGGAAAATATTTATAATAAACAAATTCCACTTATGAAAATCGCACAAAGAGCAAAGGTTAAGTTGTCTATGGATGATTATCGTAAACGTTCAAAAGAAAAGACTAAAGCTGGTAATGAGATGTCTAGAATGGCACATATGGAATTGGCTATAAGAGATAAAATTGCCGTTAGTTTGGGTGAGGTTATTCTTTATGTTAATAATGGTGTTAAGGCTTCTCATGGGGATGTTCAGAAAGTAAATAAACCAAAAAAAGGTTGGTCAGATGAAACCAAAGAACAATACCTAAAAGAATTTGGTAAAATACTCGATGATAGTATTGATTCAATCATTCAGCTTAATTGTTATCGTTTGAATCCAACAGAAGTAGAAAATAATCCAAGTTTATTAGGTGAATACAATGTACCAAGAGCTATAGTAACGTTTAACAAACGTATTGAACCATTGTTGATTGTATTTGGTGAAGAAGTTAGAAATAACTTAATTGTTGATGACCCAAGTAAAAGAGGTATCTTTACAAAGGAACAATGTAAATTAATAAATGGGGTTCCATTTGAACCCGAAGACCAAGATAGTATTGATGATTTATTAACAATAACCGAACAAGAAAAAATATATTGGGAAAAACGAGGAATTGACCCTGAATATATCTATGAGTTAGCTGAAGAAGGGTGGGAAGAAATGGTCTAAGACTGTTTCAACCCATCTGATGATAGGATATACCAGTTACCAATTGCAAATATTAACTCAACACTAGCACCATTTTCTAACTCCATTTCATCAAAAATCTCATCTATTTTACCGAAATCTGGAAGTAATAAAACTTTTGTCAGACACTTAATTGTGACTCTGTCGTTTTTAAGTGAATTTAATTTTATTTTTGTGAATGGTGTATTTTTAACAATTACCACACTTTCACCATTACAAACATAATACGTTTCTGATACTAAGGTAACCTCAGAACCAGTAATAATTTGACCATTAATAACCCGGTCAACAGGTCTTGTCTTAATAATTGACATACATTAAATTACATAAATCTGACGAGGTGCTGCTCTGAATTTAAGAGACTTGTTAAGATTTTCGGCAATTTGTGCTTCTCTCTCCATAACCTTTTCAGGCTTTAATCTAGTAAGTCTTCCATCAGTTCCAATCAACTCATCAATAAGTTTAGTTTTTTCATCTTTAGCCTCAGTCGCTAATGATGTATAATCTAAAGTTAATTCAGAATCTGGAGTTTTCAAGTTTCCACTGTATTTTCCTCGTACTCTTGCTAAAGTTTCTTTACAATATGCAACAAACCATCTTCTAACCCATTGTCTTGATGGGTTATTTAAATCGTCCCATGTAAGTTCTTCATATGGGACATCATTAGGTGTTCTAATAATATCGGGATTAGCTTTTAAACATGAATTTTTATCTGCGGGACCCACATCGTAATACCAATACCAAACTCTACCACTTACGAAGTTAGAACTACCAAAGTCAAACTTACCACCAGGAGTATTCATTAAATGTATTGCTTTTTTACCATCAGGTAATGCAGTAACACGATAAGTCATTTCAGAAGCAATGATACGTCTTTGGATATTAATCTCTTGCATCCTTAATAGCATGTCAAAAGCTGGCATTAAGAAATATGAACCACTATAACCTAATTGTGCATATCCTCCTGGTCCACCAATACCAGGTCCACCCATACTACCAAAAGACCAAGGGTCAAATAAAATATTTGTCAGTGTTGATGGTGTGAACCAAAGTAACTCATTAAGTTCACGACCAGCAGGAATTTCATAAATTTGTTGGTTCTTTTTTAATTCTATAAAATCTTTCTTTAGAACCCAATCACCACCAGTTTGTAACCCAACAATTTTTGAATACGCATAAGTGTATCTTGTTTCATAATCTAAAGTTCTAGTTACAAAAGCTCTAGACAAAGATTGTTCATCCAAGTTTAAATTATACAATGATGACCATTGTGATTCAGTTAACCAATCTTGTATATATTGTGAATAATCATCAATAGAAAATTCTAACAGAGTGTCCATCTGTTCATCTTCCAATTCAATACCTCTTAAAGGTGCACCAAGTAAGTGTCTTACTTTTGTAAATAACTTGTTTCTTTCGGGTTGTGATATTTTAGACATCGGCTTTTATTTTATAAATATTAGCCGATTTATTAATTACACAAGATACATTCTACAATTAACTTTTTCAATAGGATTTTTAGCCGATAAACTATCCATATGTGAAGTATTAGGGAATATAAATGTTCTATGTGCAAACTTAACACCTTCGTTCTTAAATATTTGTAAGACTCCGTTGTCCTTATCAACGAACATATACAAGTCAACGGAATGGTCCTTAACTGAAGAGGCACCTAAAACATGTATTTCAGAGTTTTCTTCTTTTAGAGCTCTAAATGGTTTAATTTGTACGGTTTTTTCACCTTCATCCGTGTTTAATATACAATCAATCCCACCAATCATATCTTTAGTCAACCCTAAACCTGATTCTAGTTTAGCACAACCCTCTCCATAATTCTCAATTAAAATTTGTAAAGCAACTTTTTCGTTTTGGTCACCTTCACAACTAGAGAATTTAAGAGCATTCCCAATTTTTTTATTAATTTCAGTACTTGGGTTAAAGATATATCCTCTTAGTGAATCAATAATTGACAAAAATCTTTTCACCTCTGAAGTGGTCTTTTCGTAATTATCTCTATCAAAGTCCAAAAGAGGTTGGTCAGTGAGACGGAGATAATCATTTATGAATTTATAAATAACACATAGTGCTGTATATGATGATGTCAAATTATTAAGTAATGACCTGACTTTAATACCATTCTGTACTCTATAGACTCCTGGTTTATGAAGAGGACTAGGTTTTTCCCATCTTTCTGGGAAGTGATTTTTTAAAATTTCTTGAATACCATTTGACATCATCGACCTCCAAGTCTCTTGTCTTTTTGACCTTTGGTCTTTTTCTAGATTAGTATCAAATATAATTTTTGAAATCACGTTAGTCTCACCACCATTACAATATTGTGGGGTAATACTTAATACGATATCTTCTTCTTGTTCTAACAATGTCCGAGTTATGACAGATTCATTAAGTTTAGTTTCCATTTTCATTTTATATAATTCTTCAACAAATTCCCAATTTACAACTGACCAAAAGTTTTTAATATAGTCATCTTTTTGATTTCTATATTTCAAATAATATGCGTGTTCCCACAAATCTAATCCTAAAATTGGATACCCTTTGTCTTCAGCATCATTCATTAGTGGATTGTCCTGATTTGGTGTAGTAACGACCTTTAATTTATTTTTATCGGTAACAATTAACCAAACCCAGCCTGACCCAAAATTTTCCTTTGCAATTTGGTTAAATTTTTTCTTAAAAGAAGAAATATCACCAAAATCTTTGTTAATTTTTGCTAAAACCAATTTTTTAGGTTTTTGTGGTTTTGGTGATAACATCTTCCAAAATAATGCGTGATTGTATGCACCACCTGCATTATTTCTAACGTCCTTACTAAATTTACTAATGGATTTAACAATCTGTTCCAAATCCATATCACCAAATTTTTTCTTACTTAACGCAGCATTTAATTTATCTACGTATCCTTTGTAATGTTTGTTATAGTGAACATTCATTGTTTCTGAATCAATGAATGATTTTAAGGCTGAGTAGGAGTAGGGTAATTTTTCAATCCCAATTTTTTTCATTTCGGTCAACAAGAAATCTTTATTCTTGGTTAACTCGATTTCATTGATTTGAGATTCAATCAAATCAATTTTTTCTTCTATCTTTTTCATAAAGGCACAAATATACGATAAATAATCTAAACTTTAACTTTTTTCATTAGAATTTATTTGATTCATAATTTCAAACACCATATCCGTCTTATCAATATTGTCACCCATAACAGTTTCAAAGATATTTTTTTTACGATTTAGAATATCATAAATAATACCTTCAATTGTGTTTTCAAAGATTGGATAATAAACTGAAACACAATTTTTCTGACCATATCTATAAGCTCTATCTTCCGCTTGTGAGTGGTCAGATGGTACGAATGATAAATCATTCATAATTACAGCCTCAGCTGCAGTTAATGTTAAACCAACACCTGCGGCTTTAATATTACCACAAAATACCATCACTTTGTCATTCTCTTGGAAGTCATCGACGGCCTTTTGTCTAGCTGGTTTTGTCGTTGTTCCATCTAGATAGACCGCTTTTTTTCCAAAATGTTCATAAATTTTCTTTAACGGCTCTGTAAAATTACTAAAGATTATAACTTTTTTACCCTGTTCAATAATATTTTCAGCAACCTCAATGGTATGAGTAATTTTTTCTTCAGCAATTATTTGTCTAACCTTAGTTAATTTAGAAAATTGTAAAGCAACTGATTTATTTTCATTCTCACGATTAGTATACCAATCATAGTATTCACCCATAAATTCTTCATATTGTCTAGAGTGTAATCTTAGATATACAGGTGAAATTATTTTTTCAGGAAGGTCTAAAACATCTGTTTTTAATCGTCTTAAAACTTGTTTAGAAATACGATTACGTAATTCTTCTAAATTTGACGCCCCGTTTACATTCCAAACTTTTCGGTTACCTGTCTTAAATTGGAATCCCTCACAATACCGGATAACGTAAGCCATCCAATTTTGTGCAACAGGATTTTCAACCATACGTAAAAGATTGAAGTAATTAATTGGTCTAGACGTGATTGGAGTACCTGTAAGTAACCATATTTTGCTTATGTTTGAGACAATATCATTAATTAATTTAGTCCTTTGAGCTTGTGTATTACTAATGTAGTGAGCCTCATCAATAATTACCAAATCAAACTTTGATTTTAATATTAATGAATTTTCTTTTTCTCTTTCACTATGAAAATTTTTAAGAATATCATAGTTTGTAATCACAAAATCCGCATCCTCATATTTTTTTCCTTCACATATATAAACAGGTCTATCTGAGTAATTCCTTATTTCTCTTTCCCAATTCAATTTTAAAGACGCGGGACAAACTATCAATATTTTATTAGCACCACTCTCCAAAGCCGCAATTATTGTTGAGGTTGTCTTACCGAGACCCATATCATCGGCTAATATGAATTTATCGTATGCTAAAAATTTTTCTATAGCTTCTTTTTGATGACTAAGTGGGGGTCGATTATCATATTTGGAATAATCTACATTTACAATATTTTTTTTTGGTTCTTTAATTATTGCCGCTTTAGGAACCCAAAAATCATGGAGCGTATCCCCACTATGAATTTTTCCCCAAATGTGGAATGATTTATCTTTCTCAACCAAAAGTTTTTCAACATAAATTTTCTCAGGTTCAGATATGAAAGGGTTATCTTCAACTAATTTTTTTGCAAAATAGTTATCAATTTCAACCCACCTTTTAGCGACTTTTGGTTCTTTAGTGTGATAATTAATAATATAATCGGTTTGAGCCCTAGTAGGGTAAAATTTTTTATTGACCGATTGTTGTTGTTTTAATTTTAAAATGTAGTTATTAGCCCCAGAGTAATTTTGGAGAATTTCTAAAGCTTCAATTTCAGATATTTTAATCGGAGATTCTATAATATTATATTTTCAAGTATAAAGATAACTTTAAAGTAGATATTTATCAAGTATATAGATTATGACAAACAAAGTTCCAATAACAAGATTAGGTAAATTTTTTGGTGATTCTGACTTTAACCTAGAATTAGAGATGGGTCAAGAATGGCTTCATGGTGATATGAATTTTACCTGTGTTCTATATAAAGTAGATAGATATAGAACTAACACAGATGATGTTTATGGGGAAACCGTTGAAGACGGAATTAAATTTCACCCTCCAATTGAATTTAAAGCTTATGTTAAAATTTTGGGGACTGAAAACAAATATTTGGGTAACTCAAAAATTGAACAACTCGAACCTGGTACTATGCAACTTAGTGTTTATATTAAGGATTTAGAACTGATGGGTACCGAAATTGAGTATGGTGATTATATTGGTTATTATGAAACTGAAAATAGAGTTAGATATTATACAGTATCCAATGATGGTAGGGTCACATCCGATAACAAACATAATTATGGTGGATATAAACCATATTATCGAACAATAATATGTGCACCTGTAACAAATAATGAATTTAGAGGGTTATGAACATTTTATTAACAGAAGAACAATTACGTATATTAACTGAAAAACTTAACACTAATAAAGTTACGTGTGAAGAGTGTGGTTGGTCTTGGAAATTAAGTGAGGGGGGTAATGACCCATACATTTGTCATAAATGTGGTCATAATAATTCAGATGAAAACTTTATAGGTAAGAAAGTAAAAGTATATTATAACCTTCATTTACATACTTTTTCTGTAGTATATAAAACTAAAGTAGTTCTTCACGCTGATTATGTTAAATTAGGTGATGTTGAGTTTAGAGTAAGAAAAGGTGGTAGAGAAAAAGTTAGAGTCGACAAACAAAAAAATGTACATGCTTTTGTAATCGGAGATTTAATCGATTATTGTGAATACCCATGTGAAAATTTACCTGAGGAATCATCAACGAGAGTTGTAACCTATAACCCGTATAAACATGATTCATTTGTTTACAAAGATACAGAAACACCAGTATTCAACGCTAAAGAAGTTGATATGATTAATTTGAAAAACAAATTATTTGTCATAAACGAAATCATTTCTAAATAACATGGGATTTTCTAAACAAATTAAAAAAAATATTGATTTAATCCCAAATAAAGTAGGGTTAGCTAGACGACAAGAAATGTTGGAAGAAATCCAACAAGATGGTACATTTCTACCAAAGTCTGTGTTACATGCTGATTTAGATAGAGGGTTTTTAGATTTTGTTAAAAATAAGTTAGGTTTTAGTGTTGATGGAAAATCTGTACCTGTAGTCGATATTATCGTTACCACTCAAAATTGGGCTCAATTTACACAGACTTGGAAATTCCAAGACTTAGATAAAAATGCTTCACCTCCTTTTGTTACGGTCATCAGGTCAAATGATATGAAATATGGTACAAATCCATCATTACAATATACGATACCAGTAAGAAAAGAATTTTTTTACGCCTACGTCCCAACTTTTGATGGACAAAGAAGTGGTGTTGATGTTTATCAAATACCACAACCAATTCCTATTGATATAAAATATACTTTAAAATTTATATGTAATCGAGTCCGTGAAGTAAATCAATTAAACAAAGTGGTTCTTGAGAACTTTTCATCAAGACAAGCCTATACCAAAGTGAAAGGACATTATATTCCAATAGTATGGGATAATGTTTCTGACGAATCTGTAATGGAAATTGAAAAAAGAAAGTATTACATAGTATCTTATGATTTTACTATGTTAGGTTTTTTGATTGACGAGGATGAATTTAAAGTTAAACCTGGTATTTCAAGAGTTTTACAATTATTTGAATTTCAAACTGACCGTAAGACAAGAGGAAAAAGAACTCCGCCCTATAATCCTAATAGATTTTATGAAAATATTAATTTTCCTTTAGGTGTTAATTCTTTGGGTGATTTATTTCCAGAACGTGTGGATTTAAAATTATTGACTAGTGATAATATTGAAAGTTATGAAGTTTATATAAACAACCTATATTACGGGTCAAATGTAAATTTTATACAGATTAATTCGGGTGATAGTGTTAGGTTTGATGTTGTCAGAACAGACGATACTCTGACTTCAACTATTAAATTCCAAAACACCTTAATTTAATTCTCACCATACAAATCTTTCTCTTCTTCACATTCTTTCCGTATTAGTTCTTCTAAGAACCTATAAACTTTATACCCTTTTTTTTCACAATACTTTTTTAGTAATGAATGTGACTCAACTGATATTTTTATGTTTTTTATTTTCTTTTCCATAGGTAGAAAAAAGGTAGAAAAAATTCTTCCAATTTATAAATACCATCCAAAAAGTAAAGTTTTTTGAAAAAAAAGGTAATATTTATAGAGAAATAAAATTAAGAAAGAAATTAAATAATGGCAACAGCAAACAAAGTATTCGTTTCTCCAGGTGTATACACATCTGAACGAGATTTAAGTTTTGTAACGTCTAGTGTTGGTGTAACAACATTAGGTCTAGTTGGTGAGGCAGTTAAGGGACCTGCTTTTGAACCAATTTTTATTACAAACTATGATGAATTCCAAACTTATTTTGGAGGAACAACACCCGAAAAATTCGTAAACACACAAATCCCAAAGTATGAGATGTCTTACATTGCTAAGGCATACCTACAACAATCAAATCAACTTTTTGTTACAAGAGTATTAGGTTTGTCTGGTTATGATGCTGGACCATCTTGGTCAATTAAAACAATTGCAAATGTTGACTCAACAACTGTAGGTTATCCTTATAGTTGTACAACATCTCCTAATTTTAGTGTTGACCCAGCAATTTGTGAGACAAATTGTATTATAACAGGAACTACAGAAATCAATGTTGGTTTCTCTGGTTGTTCAGCTGATTTAACACAATTTGCATTTTTAGAGGATTTCCCTAGTGAAATCCAAACAAGAATAAACAATGTTTACACTCAGTTTGATGGTGGAACTTCTAGTTTATTCGACGATATGAAAGGTTTTGTACAAGGAATTTTGGCAGATACAACATTAAGTGGTGATTCACTAGGTGTTTGGGGTATTATACCTGGTGATGTGTTTGACGCATATACAGGTATTGGTTTCACAAACATTACTAACTATCTTGGAACAAGTGGTAACTCTTCATACAATTGTAGTTTTACCTCACCTTATAATGATACTTGGTATTATGCTTTGTGGAATCCAACAACAAATAATGGATATTCAGGTTTTTCATATCTTTTCATCATTGAAAATTTAGAAGAACTTCCTGTAACTACAACTACAACACCAGAACCAACTGTTACTGTAACATCTACTTTTAACCCTTGTGATGTCACACCAACACCTACCGCAACACCAACTTCAACACCAAATATTCCAAATATTTGTTATTCTGGAAATGTTGTCGGATATTTGTTCCCGATGACTGGTCAAACTTATGAAGAATATCATAATATGGTGATTGCAACTTTAAGGTCAAGAGGTTTTAGTTTCTACACCTCAACTAACAACGGACCTACTTACCAAGTAAGTGGTACATCTGATGTTGGTTTGGATTTTAGTGGTTCATATTCTGCGGCAACTTTAAATCCTTTCTCACCTTTTGCAATTACTGGTTCTACAATCGACGGGGCGAACTTTAACTTCAAAGTTTCAATGTCTTCGACAGATTCTACAGCAATTGAGAAGGTATTAGGTTATGGTAACTTTACTAAACCTAGATTAGCAACCCCATTAATGGTTGAAGAGAAATATAGTTTCTTACTTAATGACGCATATAATAAAGGTTATATTCGTGGTATTAGTTCTGAACTAGTCGCATTACCTGGTTACAGACAAGGATATACTGAATTGAATTCAATTGGTTGGTACTTAGAAAAATACCAATCCTCAACTTCACCTTGGGTTGTTTCAGAATTACGTGGTAATGATGTATACAAACTTTTCAGAGTTATATCAATTGCTGATGGTAATTCGGCTAACTACCAAATCAAAGTTTCAATTTTGAACGTGTCTTTCTCAAATCAATCATTTGATTTAGTTGTTAGAGATTTCTATGATACTGACGACGCACCAGTTGTTTTAGAGAAATTCACTAATTGTGGTATGGACCCAGGACAGAATAACTACATTGCTAAAAAAGTAGGTTCTTCTGATGGTGAGTTTGTGTTAAATTCTAAATTTATCATGATTGACTACAATATTGACGCACCTATTGATGCGGTACCTTGTGGTTTTGAAGGATTTAAAAACAGATTATACGAAGGTGCGGTAACTCCATCTCCAGTATTTAAAACAAAGTACTTTACTCCTGGTGAAATCATTTATAATCCTCCTTTTGGAACAACAGCAGGTGGTGATGATGCCGTACCAGCAGGTGGTGACAACGTAAGAAGAACATATCTAGGTGTTTCTGACACAGTAGGTTATGATTTAGATTACTATATGTATAAAGGAAAACGTGGACCAATCGACCCTTGTTTCGACACTAGTGGTGACGAATGGGCTTACATTTCTAAAGGTTTCCATATGGATAGTGGGGCAACTGTTGTAACAATACCTTCAGGTTATACATTATCTGGTCAATCGGCATTTGAAGTCGGAGCAGCATCCTTTAATTCAGAACCAACCAATCCAAGTAGTCCTTACTACAGATTATTCTCTCGTAAGTTTACTTTCTTAGTACAAGGTGGTTTTGACGGATGGGACATCTACAGAGAATATCGTACCAATGGAGACATATTTAGAGTTGGCCAAAGAGGTTTCCTATGGGGAGCTTGTCCAAGTCTAAGATTCCCAACAGCAACTGGTAATGGTTCATTCAAATTAATCAGTGTCGGTGACGGAACTCAAGATTGGGCAAATACTGACTACTACGCATACTTAATGGGTATTAGAACTTTTGAAAACCCTGAAGCAACAAATATTAACGTGTTTGCAACTCCAGGTATTGATTTTGTGAATAATAGTAATCTTGTTGAGGAAGCTATCGATATGGTTGAGTTTGATAGAGCGGATTCTATCTACATCTTAACAACACCAGATAGTAACTTGTTTACACCTACTTACACTATTGACGAATTATTTTACCCACAAGATGTTGTAGATAGTTTGGAAGAGGCAGGTATCGATTCTAACTACACCGCTACTTACTATCCTTGGGTATTGACTCGTGATACTGTTAACAACACTCAAATCTACATCCCACCAACAGCGGAAGTTTGTAGAAACTTAGCGTTAACTGATAACATCTCATTCCCTTGGTTTGCATCTGCGGGTTACACACGTGGTCTTGTAAATGCAATCAAAGCACGTAAGAAATTAACTCAAGAAGATAGAGATACATTGTACAAAGGTAGAATTAATCCTATCGCAACATTCTCGGATGTTGGAACAGTAATTTGGGGTAACAAGACCTTACAAATCAGAGAGTCTGCATTAGACAGATTGAATGTAAGAAGATTGTTATTACAGGCACGTAAGTTGATTTCTGCAGTTTCAGTAAGATTGTTGTTTGAACAAAATGACCAAAAGGTTAGACAAGATTTCTTAGACGCAGTCAACCCAATCTTGGATTCGATTAGAAGAGATAGAGGTTTGTATGATTTCCGTGTAACGGTTTCTTCATCAGCTGAAGACCTAGACAGAAATCAGTTAGTTGGTAAAATCTATGTAAAACCAACCAAATCTTTAGAATTCATCGACATCGAATTCTTGATTACACCAACAGGAGCATCATTTGATAATATCTAATTATGAAAATAAAAAATAAAATCAGTACCCAACCCCTCCGATTTCTTACAGAAAAGATTTCGGAGGGAGGTACTCCTGACATGAAATACTACGCATTTGATTGGGATGACAATCTTATGTATATGCCTACAAAAATCATTCTAATTAATTCTGATAATGAAGAGGTTGGAATGTCTACTCACGATTTTGCTAAATATAGAAGTAAAATTGGGGAAGAAGAATTTAAGTATGAGGGTCATGTAATCGTTGGATTTGCAAAAGACCCATTTAGAGAATTTGGAATTGAGGGTGACGATAAATTTTTAATCGATTCACTTATGGCCGAAACTGGACCTTCATGGAATGATTTTGTGGAGTGTATAAATAATGGTTCCATTTTTGCAATCATTACCGCTAGAGGTCACAACCCAAATACACTCAAAGAATCTTGTTTTAATTTAATAATCTCTAGTAAGGGAGGGATAGATTTTAACGAGTGTTTGAAAAATTTAAGAAAATATAGGGATTTAGCCGATTTTGAAGACCTTACAGACATGGAAGTCATCAAAGAATACTTAGACCTATGTAAATTTTACCCGGTAACTTATGGACAAGGTTCTGCAGCTTCTCCAGAAGAATTAAAAGTAACTGCTCTAAACGAATTTATTCGTTATGTAAAAGATTTATCCGAGGAGTTGGGGAAAAAAGCCTTTTTAAAGAAAAAAGTTAAAAATTATTTTTTACCATCAGTTGAAATTGGATTTTCTGACGATGACCCAAAGAATATAGAAACTATTAAGAAACACTTTGGTGATGAAGAAAGTTTAAATATATATTCAACTAAAACTGGTAAGAAAGTAAAAGTTAAAAAAGATAATTAATATATTATACTAGTACTAATTCTATTATAAGAATATTTCTAAAATAAATGAAAGTAAATAGAAAAAAAAATAAACAACACTATTTATAGATAATAAAACGAATTAAAAACTTAAAACAATGGCAGATTTACTGATGAAAATGCCGGTTCCTTACGAACCCAAAAGACAAAATAGATTTATATTGAGATTTCCTTCTTCATTAGGAATTAACGAATGGTTTGTGGAATCGACATCGAGACCTGCAATTACCATTAATCCTGTTGAAATCCAATTTCTAAACACATCTACTTACGTAGCAGGAAGATTTACGTGGGGTACTATTAATGTTAAATTCCGTGACCCAATTGGACCGTCTGCAGCCCAAGCACTTATGGAGTGGGTACGTTTACATGCAGAATCTGTTACAGGTCGTATGGGTTATGCTGCAGGTTATAAAAAAGACGTTGATTTAGAATTGTTAGACCCGACAGGAGTTGTGGTTGAAAAATGGATTCTCCAAGGTACATTCCTATCAAACGTAAACTTTGATAACTTGGCATACAACTCAGACGCACTTGCTTCAATTACTGCAACACTTAGACCCGACCGTTGTATCTTAGTATACTAAAATTTTTCATTGATTTATATATTAAAGTTCCATATACTTATGTGTATGGAACTTTTTTTTTCAGGTAATACCGAGTATGTATGTCCACAATGTGGTAAAGTGTTTGAAACAGAAGAAGAATTTGAAAACAGACACAACAAAAAAGATAAGAAAGATTGATTTTTTAAATTTCAAACTTATTTTATCTAAAAAAAGACTATGGACCAAAGTGCTCAATATGGACAAATGAATTTTAACTTGCCTCACGACGTGGTAACTCTACCATCTAGAGGTAAATTCTATAAGAATAAAAAGAAAACATTAAAAATTGGTTATTTAACTGCGTCAGATGAAAATATTTTGATGGCAGGTGGTACTTTACGTGAAGGTGTTGTTATGACACTTTTGAGAAACAAAATATATGAACCTGATATTCGTCCTGAAGAATTATTAAATGGTGATGTAGAAGCGATTCTTATCTTTTTAAGAAACACTTCCTTCGGACCAACGTATGAAATTACCGCAACTGACCCCGATACTAGTAAAGAGTTCTCAACTGAAATATATCTAACAGAGTTATACTCTACAGATGTTGATGCTGAACCTGATGAAGACGGTACATTTCAAATCACACTACCAAAATCAGGAAATAGTGTAAAAATTAGACCTCTCACTTTAGGGGATACTCAAGAAATTGAACGAATGGTTGAATCCTATCCTCCTGGTAGAATCGCCCCAAAACAAACATTGAGATTAAATAAAATGATTGTCTCGGTTGACGGCTCAACTGACAGAGAATTAATATCTAAATTTATTGAATCTATGCCTATCATGGATTCAAAGTATATTAAAAATTATATAGATAAGAATGAACCTAAATTGGATTTAAGAAGACAAGTTATTACCCCGTCAGGAAAAGAGATTTCTGTTAATATTCTCTTTGGGGTTGAGTTTTTTCGCCCTTTCTTCTGATTATAGACAAAATCAAAATTTAGAATTTTATTATTTAGCTAGGTTTTTAAGAATTTCGTATTCTGATTTTATGACCATGCCAGTAAGTACACGTAGATTTTTACTTGACAAATATATAGAGGATAGTAAACCAAAGGAAAATTAATTTGAATCTATTTATTTAAAAAAAACTATGTTACAATCTACAGATAATAATACAGGAGGTAGTCAATTAAATCAAAACAAACTTGATAATATAACACCATTAAGTGATGCTATTAATGCCTTAGGTATTAAATTAGATGGTATAAGTAAAACAATTGTTGAAACTTTCGATAAATTTGAAGAAATTTCAATTACTTTTAACAAAGAATTAGGGGGTGGGGCAGCAAATGCTGATAGAGTTAGGGAAAATATACTTGGTGCCGCGGACGCTGCACAAAAACTAGGATTTACATTAGTTGATTTACAAAAACTTAGGGGTAACATTACAGGAATTGAAAAAACTAATTTCCTATTACAACAACAACAATATAGTCAATTATTAGCATTAGGTGATATTACTAAAGGAATTGGTGAGGATGCAACTGCTCAAGCATCTAAAGCATACGACACCTTTACAAAATTAGGTTATAGTGCCAATGGGGTAGTAACCCAAGGTGAAAAGATAGTACAAAACGCATTGTCAATTGGGGTGTCCGCAGGTGCTGTTTACGATGAACTCGAAAAAAATGTTAAAACTTTAAATCTATATAATTTTGATAATGGCGTCCAAGGTATGGCCAAAATGGCAGCTGAAGCTGTGATGTTGAAATATAACATGTCAAACACTTTACAACTTGCGGAGAAGTTATTTGACCCGCAACAAGCAGTGGATTTAGCCGCAGGATTGCAAAGGATGGGAGTCCAAATTAGTGGATTACTTGACCCAATATCATTAATGAATATGGCGGAAAATGACCCTGAAGAACTACAGAAAAATCTTATTGAACTTTCCCAAAGATATGTTGAGTTTAATAAAGAACAAGGAAGATTCCAGATGATGCCAGGTGCGGGGAGAGAGGTAAGGGAAATTGCTAAATTAGTTAATATGACAACCGATGAATTTCTAAATTTAGGTATTGAGTCTTCAGAATTAAGTAAAAAAATGAGTCAAATTAAGTTCCCAACTGCCGATGAATTTGCCTCTGATGATACTCGAAAGTTGATTGCTAATATGGCTCAACTTAACGAACAAACTGGTAAATTTGAAGTTGAAATTTATGATGAAAAATTAGGTCAAAATGTAAAAAAGGCTGTTGATAGCTTAACTGTTGATAAAAGTAGAGGTATTGATGACATGGCGGGGTTAAAAAAGGCTCAAGAAAATGCTTCTAAAACAATTGAACAATTACAAATTGACGCTAATGGTTTGTTGAAAGAGGTTGCTAATAACACGGCATTATTGACTGATAAACCAATAAGAGCCGCAGCAACTAGTAATGTTTTAACTGGAATTAAAGAAATGATTGGAGGGGCTTTTACACCTGTTTTAGATACTATAAATCAACAAATTAGTACTCAAGGATTAAGAGAGGGTATTAATTCTGTCACATCGTCTTTAAGTGATGTATCTACTTCTTTAAAAAATGGTGATTTATCCTTATCTGATGCGTTAGGTAAGGTTGCAAATAATATGGTAGACGGTTCTAAAGAAATTGTTAAAAAAATATCACAAATTAATATTTCTGAAGAATACGAAAAGGCTAGACAAAAATATGAACAAACACACACTGGACAAAAGGCTATAGAAGTACCATCAGTAGTACAGGATATGATTAACAAAGTTTCCCCAACCTCTAATGAGGTTCAAACAATAACACCACCTGTAACTCAAGTACAAGATGCTCTTATAAATAAAGATGGAATTATGGTTTCAGATATTAAGGGTAAATTTGCAACAATGATTGACCCTGAAGATAAAATATTAGCGTCACCAAACATAGCGGTTAATACGAACCCTCAAACGACCTCAAAAACTGAGGAGGTAAAACATACTCACGAAATGAATATTAAATTAGATGCAACACAATTTAATACCGCATTAAGTAATATTGTGTATTCAAACGAATTTAAAAATCAATTTATTAAACAAATGGACTATTACAAAAGAGAATCTTTTGGATAAAAAATAGATTAAATGTATTTATTAATGTATGCCAATAGATAGTCCATTATCGTTTTTAAATACGTCAACATTTAGAGATAGTCTAGTTGTAAGGAATTTACAACCATATACTATTGCTGGTGCGTTCACACCACCTGTTGCCGAACAAAATTATGAATATAATCAAAATAATTTTTCGGTAGTTGACTCACCAAACGGACTTATTGACGACCCACCCTCAAATCTTATACCACCCCAATTCCACGGACTTTATGTTTTAAATGAATACGGACCACAAGGTGGATATGGGGTTACTATAACACAATCACAACCATTAGTTCAAAATGCTAATGGGGGTGAATATACTGTTATGGACGCTTCACTACCTGAACAAAGTTTGGTGGGACAAGGTTGGCCAAGTTTTGCACAAGTTTCGGCAGAACAAAACATCCCATCCCTTAACAAATACTCTTTTGACGAGGTATTTTTGGAGACGATTAATAATATACAATTTGTCCCAACGTTCACATTTTATGCGAATCCAAACCCAATAAGTTTTGTACCATCTACTTATTCTCCATATGATATTTTAGGAAGTGATAACCCACAAGGTTCAGATGGAAGTGTATCTCAAGATAGTATGTTAGCTCAGTTGTCAGCAACTTTTTTAAGGGACGCGTTTCAATATAGGATTGACAGAGAAATTGAAAGAAATACATCGGGCAGAGAAAATTTAACAGAAGCCTTACAAGACCCTGTTTTTGCACAACAAGTAGCGGCAGGTCGACGACCTTTAATAGATTTAAATTATAGAATTACAGTTGCGGCTAATCCAGTTGTTGCAGGTGCCGATTTTTTACTTAGACTTTCAGGAACATATTATCCGTCTTCAGTTATCCCTGGTGATTATTTTGATGAGGATATGGCTCAGTGGAGACCAACGGCATTAAATCAAATAACATCTGCATTTGGTGGTGGTAAAGACCCTAGAGAAACTGCTATAGGTAAGTTTTTTGGATTACTAAAAAATGATACAAATCCTTCTCAGTTATTTTTAAATAACACTAGTTTTGGTCAAAGGTCACTACTATTCAATAGTATTGACTATAATAAATATAAACCAAGATATGACAGAGGTGCGTTAAGAAATCTCGGTAGAGGTATCTTGGAAGGTATTGAAAATTTGTTAGATGGTGAACAAGCACCACCATCTGATTTTTATATTGGGGCAAATAACTCAGACCCATCAGACATTTTTTCACCTCCGGGTCAATTACCTATTAATTCAGTTGGGCAACAAGTAAAATCACCTGTTGTTGGACCCGATGTTATGGGTAAGTTGTATGAGGGAGAAGACCAAAATTTTAAATTTGGATTAGCTGGTAAAACAACGATAGATGCTGGTGGTATTACTGGAGGATTTACTTGGACATCTACAAAATATAATAACGCTGGATTTAAAGCGACTGTTGGAGGTGATGCAGCATCAACACAAGACTCAGAATTTAACCAAATTAGTAGTCAGTTTGATGGAAGTTCTGTTTCCACAAATATTGATTTCAGAAATGATAGTATCCTTGATAATACACAAAGATTATTAGAATCAACTCCTGAAGGTGCTGCAAGATTATCACACGTTGGTAATGCTATTAATCAATTATCAAAAGTATTTCACGATGGATATAAGGAAATGACGAAAGGTTCAAAAGTTGTTTCGTATACTTATGATGCGGCAACTAATAAACACGGTGGTGGGGTTGAATATTGTCGAGTTTTCACTAAAGATACACCATATTACACATTTGCTGATTTACAAAAAACAGATGGTATTACAAATGCTGGAAGAAAATTCACGTATTCTATTGTGGATAGTTCATACAATTTGAATATTGCACCTTTAAAAAATCCTGGGTCAACTAATATTAAAGATAACAAAGTTAAAAAATATATGTTTTCCATTGAAAATTTAGCTTGGAGAACATCAAATAGACCAGGATTTACATATGACGATTTACCTGTATGTGAAAGAGGTCCAAATGGGGGTAGAGTAATGTGGTTTCCACCATATGATTTAACATTCAGTGAAACAATATCACCTAGATTTGATGGTATTGAAGTTTTGGGTCGACCAGAACCAATATATACCTATAGAAGTACAACTCGTGGTGGTAGTTTATCTTGGAAAATGGTTGTTGACCATCCATCAGTTTTGAATACTATCACTAATAAAATTTTACAAAACGAGTCAAACACTGAAAAAGTAAATTCTATTGTTGATTCATTTTTTGCTGGATGTGTTAAATACGACTTATATGAATTAGCACGAAGATTTACAACAATACCTACAAGAGATTTATTTGTTTATCAACAGATAATCACCAATCCATCGGCAAATGCTGACCAAATAGCTACTGCGGCTCAAGAAGCTGGAGTGGTTGTGACAAATAGTGAAGGGGGTGAATTGGGTGGTAATAATGACTCAAGTGCTAATAATAATACTAATACTACAAATCCAGGTAATGAACTTGCATCTAAATGGGTGAATTTAGGATGGTATTTTCATAATGACCAACCAAATCCAAATACAAGAATTACTAAAACTGATGTAAATTGGTTAAGTACTTATACAGATTATTTAGGAAGAGAGACCGAATATTTAGATAAGTCAACGATAAAACCACAAACTCAAGAAGAAAAACAATTAGCAAAACAACGAGTTGAGTTCACATTTAAAAATGTAGTCGAATATAATCGTACTGAAAGTGACGCTTTTGTTAAAGAATTATTTGATTTTATGGAACAAAATCCAAAAGTCACTAAAATTATTCTGAAATTAAGAGGTAGTGCATCAGCTCCAGCTTCACAAGGATATAATGTTAACTTATCACAAAGAAGAATTTCTTCTGTTGAAAATTACTTAAAAAGTACTGTTTTAGGTAAATATATGAGTGATGCTGCTGAAAGAAAGATAGTTGTTGAACCAAATGGTAAAGGGGAGGAAGAAACTGAGTCACAACCAAAAGTTAAAAGTGATAGTGGAGCTAACATACCAACAGCCTTACAAAGTTGTACTGATGCTGACACTGGGGTAACTGGATATGATAAAATATATTCATATCAAGCTATGTGGTGTAGAAGGGTTGCAATACAAGAAATTAAAGTTGAGGGTCAACCAGGTGGTGATACACCACAAGGTAACCCAACAACTGATACTGTGGTAACAAATCCACAAGAAACATTAGTACCACCACCACCAGTAGTACCACCCACAATAACTACAACTCAAAAAATCAGAGAAGGAATTTCTAAAAAGATATTGAGAGATTTATTATCCGAATGTGATTACTTTACCGCAATCCAACAGGAAAACCCGATGATTTATGATTCAATTAAACAAAAATTGAAGTATTTTCATCCTGCTTTCCACTCAATGACACCCGAAGGTTTGAACTCAAGATTAACTTTCCTTAATCAATGTTCAAGACCTGGTGATACAATACCTACAATTGGTACTGATGGTAAACCTAAATATTCATCAGCGACTAATACTGCATTTGGAGCACCACCAGTGCTTATTTTAAGAATTGGTGACTTTTATAATACTAGAATAATTCCTGAGTCAATAGGAATTACATATGAAAATTTATTTGATTTTAATCCCGAAGGAATCGGTTTCCAACCAATGATTGCTAAGATTAATATGACTTTTAAATTTGTTGGTGGTTCAGGATTAAAAGAACCTATTGATACATTACAAAATGCGTTATCGTTTAACTACTACGCTAATACTGAAATATTTGATGAGAGGGCGGAGTGGACCGATGATTCATTTAAGAAATTAGACGAAGATTTAGTTAAGAAAATATTAAGTGATAGAAACGAATCTTCAGGGGCAACAACTGTTCAAAACGCGGTTCAAAATAATGGAGGAACATATTTAGGGGTTGTTGAAAGTAGTAATGCAACCGGAGGAACACTTAATTATAAGAAGTTATTTGATGAAACATTTGATTCTGCTCAAAATTATGTAAATGCATTTATTACGTATTTGACTGATACTAGTTTAATATATAACGATGTAATTTTAAAAATCGCGACATCAAAACAATTATACTCTAAAGGTAAAGTACAACCTTATAATGACGAAATGCCACTTCAAATATTAGGTAAAACGGATAGTATACAAACATCAGTTGATGGTATGATAAGTAGTTTAATTACCGCAGTTGAAGATGAGAGTTTATCGTATCAAAACAATGATGTGTATAAAAACATTGTTAAAAGAAAAGACAGAAAAAAGATTAATTCAAATTTTGTGAATTTTTTAAACACATATAAGATTGATTTTACTACAGATATTTCTAAATACATCCAAAGTTCTATTGAACAACAACAATCAATGGTTTTATTTTTTGAAAAAATGGACCTGGTGTCTGGAAGTTATGATGGTCAAATTAAAAGTGACCAATCAGTAGAATTATTATCTATTAGTGGTATTGGTGGTAGTGATGATAAATTAAAAGCCGATTACAAAACAATAACTGATAATTTAAATAATTTTTACACCTCAATCAGTGGTACAGGACTATTAGGTAATGTTAATTATAAGACAACGGATACTAATTTCGCTATTTTAGATTTAACCAATCAAGATGCTTTATTTGTTGTTATAATGTCCAAATATTTAGGAAATGATGCCGAACTTACAGATTTAACAAAAAAACTAACAGAAAATATTGAAGATAGTAACGATAGAACTACGGCTCAAATTGAATTAAAAGTAAGGTTCGAAAGTTATAAAGTTTATTTAACTGAGATAACAAAGGCTCAACAAAAAATTAAAACTTGGAGTGATTCTGCTGAAGGACAGACTTATCTAAAATTAGATACTAGTATAAAAAATGTTGATAGAAAGTATAATTATGCTATTATTCCTGCTGACGGGACTTGGAAAGATAGATTATTAAATATTTACAAGACAGGTAACTCAAACGAGGATAAATCGACCTTTAATGGTAAACATAAATTCAATTAATTATGGCTGAAAGTACTTACGATAGATATAGTTTATTTTTGATTAATGGAAAACAGACTGTTGTCCCTGGAATTAAACTTAATGGTAAATCTACGGACAAAAAATACATTTATATATCAAACGTTTCTAGATTAGATAAGATTTCACAAGAATATTATGGTTCACCTTTATATGGTTGGTTAATTTTACAAGCAAATCCACAATATGGTGGATTAGAAAGTGGAATTCCTGACAATGGTTTATTGACAATTCCATTTCCTTTAATACCTTCATTACAAGACTATAAAACTTTATTAGATACTCATTTTTATTATTATGGTAGGTGAAAACAAAAATGTATTGGTTGAATTTGATTATGAGAACATCATTCTTGTTGACCCAAATAAAGTAATTGATAGTGAGGGTAAAGTTGGTGAGAGATTTTTACCACCTGAGAATCTTGTTTGTTTTGCAAATTTAGAATGTAATTTATTTCCTAGAACAAGGTTGGCAAGTGGTTCACAAGGTGCCACAGCTGAAGTTGTTAACATAGCCTCAATTAACTTTTTAAAACCTGGTGGAGAATCATTACTAAAGAATGAGTTTTACGATGAGTTTACAGGTGAAAATAGTAGAAGTGGACAAGGGTTAAACCAACCATCAGAAAAAGGACAAAAAGTTTCAGGAGCTGACAAGTCCACAGAGTACTATTTCCAACAACAAACAATTAATAATGTTGATACTGGTTTATTAGGTATCACTTCTATCATAGTTGAAAACCAAAATATTGGACAACCCGAAGTTCAAATAGAGTTAGTTGACATACGAGGAAGGGCTTTATTTGAGAAAGGTGAGAATTCTCCATACGCGGCATTTTTTAATCTTCCATACCCTATTTTTTATTTAACTATTAAAGGTTATATAGGTCAAGCGGTTAAATACCAATTAACACTAACGAGTTTTGCTGCAAGATTTGATACCACAACAGGTAATTACAATATAAGTTTAAGGATGTCCGCCTTCAAATATAACATCCTTAATAGTTTAATGTTAGGTAACGTACTTGCGGTACCATACATGTACAATAAAAAATACCAAGTTAGTCCAACAATTGCTGCAGGGGCAACACCATTAACTAATGATGTTATTACAATAAATGAGTCAAAAGGACTACAAAAAATTAAAGAAGTTTATTCTGAATACAAAGCTAAAAATTTAATACCAAATACTTTTCCTGAACTAACTGTAAAACAATTAATGAACAAGTTAGAATTTATGGAAAGATATGTTCTTGAATCATTTGGTAAACAAGATTTAAGTTCACAAACAGAAGTTAAAAATTTTAGAGAAATATTAAGACAATATGAAGGTGAAGTAGTGGCTTACACTGGTGAAGATAGTTGGTTTGGTAAGTATTGTACAAAAAATGAGTTTTGGGTAACAACTAAAGGATTGAAAGTATATAAACTAAAACCAAATTATGCGGTAGGTGGGGGAATACTTGAATCATTACAATCTTTAGATACGGTATTAAAAAAGTTCCAAGACCAAATGATGAAAAACCCAACGTTTGGGTTATTACCTGGAAATGTTATTGTTAATAATAAGATTATATCTACAAGAATTGTCAATCCTGCAGAACAGGTTAACTATGAAAAATTTTTGAGAATTGTTACCGATAGTGATATTGATTTTCCTGAGACATATAGACAAAGATATAGTAAAGAACCAACACAAATAACAATATCAAAATTACAACTTGAATTTAATTCTGTAAGTATCAATCAGTTAAAGAGTGAAGTACAAGGACTCATAACTGGAGGTGGGGGTACTAGTACTCAATCACAACAAGACCAAGCATCACAAGAAGCTCCAAAACCTGGTGAAAGTGGTCAAAAAAAAGATATTACAATTGAATTAGAAAAATACGGAGTAAAAACAACTAGTATTGTCACCTACCAAATAGATGGAGATAATTCTTTCGATACCTATATTAAAGGTTTGAATGCGAAGGTTGATGAGAAGAAAAAAGAAATTGATGACGCGTTAAACAAAGCACTTGAAGAAAAAATACAAAGTAGTGATACGGGCCTAGGGTTTGAACCAACACTAGTTAATGTGATTGCGGTGATTATGGCAAGTGCTGAAGCTTTCATACGTTTAATGGAGGATGTACATGAATCAGCTTGGAATCAAAGAAGTAATAAATATAGACTTGAGGCTGTTTTAGGTACTGATACTGCAGCACCATCCCCAGATGCTAAAGACTCCGTCCAAGAAGGAGGTACTAATCTTATACCTGTTTATCCTTGGCCTCATTATTTTGTTGAAACAAATACTGAAAAAGGTGAACGATTTGAAATGAGATACCCTGGAGACCCTGCGGTTAGTAATAAGACAAAAGGATATATCTACGCTTATTGGCCTGAAGTAGAATTTGTTGAGGAGTACCTCAAAGGAAGGATGTTGATTGATAAACCATTAGAAATTCCAGTCCCACAAGGAGACGACTCAAAAGTAATTAATAGAGCGTCTTTTAATGCGATTGATTACCCATTAACAAATTTAGTTTTTGCAAACAAAGAAGAGGTTAAGTTTTTTTATGAAATTTACGAAAGATTTATTCTTCCCTTTTATTACCAAAGGTTTAATCGTGGTGATTTTATGAAAGCACAGGGTTATTCTTGTGTTGGTGATGCTGAATTTTTGAATTTACAACAATCTTTAGCAGGTGGGTCACCATACCTTACACAAAAACTGAAACAATACAATCTTAGTTCTACAATATATGTCCCATTTCTTGCTAATATATCAAACAATGGTATTGGGGAAAGTTGGCAAAAATTTATTAGAGGTATTTTTAATACACCTTACTTACAAAACAGAGTCTCGGATAGTTTTGTAATTGAAAGTTTTGAAAGTTTTGATAGTTCGGTAATAACAAAAGTTCCACCATCACAACAAATAATGGTGGATTATTTGGGGGCCGAGTATACATCCAATACTGATTTATTAGATGTTTTCCCACAAGCTATAAATAGTTTTTACTCTAGTAGTTTAGCTTATGGTGAAGGTCAAACTTTTGAAAGTTCGTGGAAAACTAATTCGGTTCTTAAATTATACCAGAGTAAAAATTTAGTGACTAATTTCACGCCTGACACTAAAGCTTACCAAAATAGACCATTTACAAGCTATAAATTTGTTACTGCAACAATACCAAAACAACCCGTATTAACAACATTCAATACTTTTTACGATAGTCCAGTAGACGAAAGAGAATTATACCCAACACAAGGTAAATTAGTTTATAAAGACTACCAAGGTAAGTTATCACCACAACAAAACACATCAATTTTTAACACACCTTATTTTGTTAACGCAATTTCTAAAGGGGTGAATAATTGGTTAAGTGGAGAAAAAACTCCTTTTGTTGCTGCGGCATACCTATTCCTTAATTCATTACCAATTTCAAATGTAAGTGAAAAGTATACTTCTTTTGAAAATAATTTTACTAACTACTCTGATTACATATTTGCAACTTTGAAAAAATATGGTGGGGTCCATAGATTACCATATGCTTTTATTTTAAAAATTGGTTCAGTTTGGAATAGATATAAAACATTTATTGATACCGGAGTCGATTTTCTTGACGATGTTTGGAAAGATTTTGATGCGGTTTCTAGTTTTGACCCAATAACTAATGACCCTGCGAGAAACTATGTCTTTTCAATAAACAACGTACCACAATCAATACAATTACAGACTAATAAAAGTTTAAGTGGAGTATCAACCGAGTGTATAAATGTCGGATTTTATCCAAAACTTATCAATGATATTAGTTTATTTGTTAATGGTACAACAATATTCCAAACATTTACTGATACTGAAATTAATGAAAAAATTCAAAATGGTGACATTAATGTGATACCATTAGTAGGTACTAATTTAAATAAAACAAAAACTCACGACACAACACACCCAAATACTGCTTTACAATATAGGGGGTGGGCGTGTACAGTTACCGATAAAATAAATGGAAAACAATATTTAGTACCATCATTAGGGTCTAACTTCTCTCAAGTTGATTACGATTGTTTTGGTAAAACCCCAATTGCAAGCATACCTGTAATTGGAAACCCTGCTATTTTTAATGGTTCGGTTAGAATGTTCTGGTCAAGTTCCCAATTCGGGTATTTTGATAATTCAAGTCTATCAAAACCAACTCCTCTACAATATATGAAACGTATTTACAGGGCTCAAGAAAACCAAATGGCATTTAATTTTACGGATTACTCCTCAATAGAAGATTTATTTGGTGTTTTTAGTAAACAAGATTTGGATGAAATGGAAAATCATTTCTTAAATTTTTCTAAATCACAATATGAGTTTGCAATATTAAAGAATGAAAATAATGTAATAGTTAGAGAAACAATTAATAAATTACAGAATACTCCTGATGCATCTTTACAAAATTTTCAGTTGTTGATGAAAAACTTATTTGGTTTACAACCATCATCAAGTCCTGAACCAATAACATTATTGAAAACTTTAATGTTAAAACAAGATGCCCAATTGTTACCTGAATTAAATAAATTCTTATTGTACGATAAATTATTAAAAATTGGTAACCCCGGACAATTTGATAAAAAATTGTTCTATAGTTTGGCTCAAACAACTGAATTTTACATAGAAGAACCATACACATTTAATCTGTATACACCAGGTTCATTACCTAGTAGTTTAGGGTCACCATCCTTACAACAATCACAGGAACAGAACCCGAATGCTTGGAAAGCCTTACAAACATACGTCGGGTTCTCAACAATCCCTAATATGGATTATACCAATAGTGGGTCATTTATTACTGATTTCTTTATCGATTTAAATATTGAATTTTCTGAAGATAATGTAATATTGTTGGCACCACTTATTAAAATTTACGCAACTCAAAAATATAATAAAGTTGCCCCACCGACACCAGCACTACAAACCGCACCAATAGTACCACCGACCATAACTGATATTACTCAAAATACTCCTTCAAACATAGTTGCAAAATCAACTTTAAAAGATGGTTCTGAAATTACAATTACAAAATCAGGTTCGAGAAGAAAGGCACAAATGAGAAATGCTTTAGGTATATTAGAGTATGATGGACAATTTGTGTCTTCTGAAATAACAATTAAACAATTAGTTGATGAATCAATCATATCGGTTTATGGTAATACAAGTAATGACCCTGAAAATCCACAATATGTTGTTGATACCAATCAATACAATCAAACTAACACTCCACAAACTTTATCACAACAACAAACCCCACCTAGTGTGTCAGGGATTGGTCCTGAGTTCTTGAATAATATTAGAAGTTATTTAAGAACCACTAAATTAAATATGGATATTAGTTTAGATTATTTCTTTAATAAAGTACGAAACCAACTTCCAAATGTTTCCGAGGTTAATGAGGATACAAATAAAGTAGGTTATGAAGGTGAACAAATGAAATTAGAACTATATGATGGTTTTAAAGGAGTTAACGACACTTGGATAGCAGGAAGTGATTTTAGTGAGACTACATTATTTGAAGACTTTTTATTTTTAGACAGAGCTAATAGAAATATTGGTGACAAAATTATTATAAATCCATTCAAGTTAAAGAATAGATTTGATAGTATTAATATGTCCGGTAGTGTTTACACATTTGTAGCAAGTATTTTAGCTGAACATCATTTATACCACATGATAGTTCCAGGTTATATTAATTTTTACAATGCTGAGGAAATTGCTGACCAAACAACACCTAAAGTTGATGGGACGTTGGAGTTTGGTAATAATTTATTTGGAACCTTTCTATCGGTAGATACGAGAAAGACACGTACTAAATTTTTATGTTATTATCAGGATGGACAAAGTAAGTACTTGGATATGGGTAATAATAAAGACTATAAGTACAATTCAGATAGTTTTGAATTACGTCGTTCTTCGGATAATCCACTATTAGAAACTTTAAATGGAAAAGTGGATTATGCTAGGTCAAATAGAGTTGTTGGGTTTAATGTTGATATTGGAATAAGAAATCAGAATATTTTCACTAAATTTGATATATCACAAAATGCTGCAAAATTAACGTTGGAAGCAGCACAACATTTAGATAATGTTGTTAGCCAAGCGTCAGGTAAGAAGTATACGACACAAAATACTTCTTTATGGAATTTCTATAAGTCTAGGAACTACGAATGTTCGGTAGAATGTATCGGTAATGCAGTAATTCAACCACTTATGTATTTTAATCTTAGACACGTACCGATGTTTAATGGGACTTATATGATTATGAGTGTCAAACACACAATAACCCCAGGTAATTTTACTACTAGGTTTACTGGGTCAAGACAATCTATGTTTGTCTTCCCTAAGATTGATTCATATATACAAGGAGCAGTTAGAGAAATTTTAGACGAAGTTTTGGAATTGAGAAAACAAGAATCAACAGAAAATGGTGGCTCAATTAATACCGTCACTACGACAACAACAATAAATGCTCAGTCCTCTAGTGTCGCACCAATAACCTCCCAACCAATTGGAGAAACGGCACCACAAAATTCTTGTAAACCAACTAATCAAAAATATCAATTATTTGAACCAACAAATGCGGTACAAGGGGCGGCACTTTCAATTACATCGGTTAAAACTGCAATTGAAGGTACAGGTTCGGCTAACAGAGCTGCCAAATGGATGATGTTCTTGACCGCTTACCTAACATCATACAAGAATTCTGAGTTTTTATATTTCAATAACAATATTGGAAATGCAGATTTATTAGGTGATTGGGGTCCTTTGATTACATCATTACAAAAAACATATTTCTGTCAAAAAGGTTCTGATGGTAAATCTTACCCATATGCTGTCTTTGCCTCAATACCAACAGCATTTCAAATGATGAACTCTAAGTACAAAAATATAGTTTTAACACTTAATTTAACAAATGCGAATGAGATAGATGAAACATCAATCGATAAATCTTTGGAGATATACTACGTTTATTGGAGTCAATTGGATAGAATGACTCCTCAGAGTTTTTCAGAGTTCAAAACTAAAAATGTTGATTACTATAATAATGTAAAAGAAATAGTTAAAAAAGCCTATTTGGAGGCAAAAGCGATAGGTTTAATTTAATTTTATAATAATCTGTATATTTATATAAAAAAAAGAGTATGAGTTTGCAATTAATTTTAGATAATTATCTTGGTAAAAGAACAAGATATTCAGAAAAAGACACTGGAAACGGGTTTAAAGAAGTGTGTGATTTAGATAGTGGAGATTGTTACACAGTAAGAATGAAAGATGGTCTCATTGAAAGAGTTGACAACACTATGAATGTTAACAAAAAAGTTAATGTAGAAACTCCGAATGGAATTAAAAGATTATTAAATGGTTAATAAAATGGCAATCGATAAAAAAATTATCTCTGAAATTAAAAGATATAGAAGTATTAATCAATACTTAAATGAGCAAGATGCGGCAGCATTACCTCCAGCTCCTGGTGATGAAGCAACAATTCCACCTCCCGCTGAACCTACAATTGGGGCTGAACCAGCGGCCACTACCGATGCTACTACAGCACTACCAGCAGAACCACAAGTGGTTGATGTTAATACGGATACTGAAGTTGAAAAAGTGGATGATAGTGGAGAATCTATGGAGTCTAAACCAGAAGGTGATGGTACTGAAGAATTAGAGATTACTGATTTGGTAAATGCTCAAAAAGAAACTCAGACAAAACAGGATGATTATTTTGGACAATTATTCGGTCAATTGGAGAATTTAACTTCTAAATTGTCAGAAATGGACAAGATTGTTGATAAAATTAATCAGTTGGAAACAAAGATTGAAAAATATCGTACAAAAACACCTGAAGAAAAGTTGGAATTAAGAAGTTTGGATTCATATCCGTTTAATCAAAAACTTACTGATTTCTTTGATGAGAAGGAAGAGGACTTGGAAAAGTCAGGTAAAAATGAGTACGTTTTAACATCTAATGAGGTTGAAGATTTTTCACCCACGGAGATTAAAAAAACGTTCACACCACCAACTAGTGACGAGGACTTTTACAAAATCTAATTTGACTTTTTGGAATTTTAGATTATATTTGTTTTAATAATTAACTTTTTAAAACTTATAATTTATGTCATCAGTCTTAGATTCAGTTCTGGCACAGTACGAAAAATCAAAACAGTCAGGCGGTGCGTCAAACAAAATGACGCAGGAAGAGCGAATGAAAAAGTATTTCGCAGCAATCCTTCCAGCTAATCAATCTTCAGCTCAGAAGAGAATTAGAATTTTACCTACAAAAGATGGTAGTTCACCCTTTGTTGAGGGATGGTTCCATGAAATTCAGGTAGGTGGTCAATGGAATAAATTCTATGACCCAGGTAAAAACGACAACGAGGCGTCACCTCTAACAGATGTACACGACGCACTTATTAGTACAGGTAAGGATTCCGACAAGGAACTTGCTAAACAATATAAGGCACGTAAATTCTACATCGTTAAAGTAATTGACCGTGATAACGAGGCGGACGGACCAAAGTTCTGGCGTTTCAAACACAACTATAAGAACGAAGGAGTTCTTGACAAAATCATCCCAATTTGGAAAGCAAAAGGTGATATCACTGACCCTGAAAAAGGACGTGACCTTATCATTGAATTAGCTAAAGCTAAAACTCCAAAAGGTAAGGAATATACAATCATCCAAACAGTTATGTATGATGATGCTACCCCAATTCACACTGACGAGGTAACAGGTAAATCTTGGGTTAATGATGAATTGACTTGGAGAGATGTTTACTCTAAAAAACCAACTGAATACCTTGAAGCGATTGCTCGTGGTGAAACCCCAAGATGGGATTCGGACAAAGGTGGATATGTTTATGGTAATAGTGAATCTGCAGAAATGAGTATGGGTGGAGGTTCTAGTTCATATTCAGACCCACAAGAAGGTGCTGAACCTGATGGTGACTTACCATTCTAATTCATTGAACTTGGACATCTACTTAGACAAGGTGTCCAAGTTCTTTAGTTTAACTTTTAAATAATTAAAATTATGATTTTAAATAATACAATTACAATACCATCAATAAATTGTACTACAGATTATTCTACTTTTAAGTTTCATCCTTTAAATCGACCAGTAAATGAAACTCACGTGAAATCGTTGATTGAGTCTATGAAACAAGATTATTTATTTACATTGATAACTGTGAATGAAAAAAACGAAATTTGTGACGGACAACATAGGTATTATGCAATAAGAGAACTTAATTTACCATTATTCTATGTTGTAATTAATGGATATGGTGAGGAAGAAATGAAAAGACTTAACACAAATAATACAAATTGGACAAACGACGATTATTTGAGATGTTTTATAAAACAAGAGAATCCACATTATGTTAAATACAAAGAATTTAAACAAAAATATAGTTTGAATCACTCAGACTCTCAGAAAATTTTGAAATGGAAACACCAAAGGTCATATACTAATGATTTTAAAAATGGAAAATTTAAAATTGAAAGTTATGAAAGAGCATGTGATTTTATGGAAAAGTTGTTAATGATTAGACCATTTTATGCTGGTTATAAAAGAACTATGTTTATTAATGCGATGATGACATTAATGGGTAATAAGGAGTTCAAATTTGATGAGTTTATTGTTAAGTTACAACAACAACCAACATCCCTTGTAAATTGTATAAAATCAGATACATATATTGAGTTGGTTGAAAAAATTTATAATTACAAAAGAAAGGATAGAGTCAATTTAAGATTTCCTTAAAAAGTTTAAAAGGATGGGCACTTTGTCTATACAAGTGTCCCTCCTTTATTATTTTAACACTAACAATTAAAACGCATATACATTTATGGCAATAAAGAAAAAAGAATTCTCATTAGATGCAATCAAAAACAAGTATTCTACAAAAACTAAATACAAAGAGACGGAGTTTTATGAAGTGGATGAAGCGTTCCACAGTGCTTGTGGTTTACCTGGTCCTGCTTTGGGTAACATCAATATGTTCCTCGGTCATTCGAACTCTTCGAAAACCACAGCTCTTGTTAAAGCTGCTGTATCGGCACAGAAGAAGGGGCATTTACCCGTTTTCATTATTACTGAAAAAAAATGGTCGTGGGAACACGCCATAGAATTGGGGTTACAAGCTCAAATGGTAGATGGGGAGTGGGATGGTCAATTTTTATTTAACGATAATTTTGACTATATTGAACAAGTTACTGATTATATTAACGAACTTTTAGATGAACAGGAAAAAGGTAATATCCCATATTCACTTTGTTTCCTTTGGGATTCGGTTGGTTCAATCCCTTGTAAAATGACTTTTGATGGTAAAGGTGGAAAACAACATAACGCATCCGTATTAGCGGACAAAATCGGTATGGGTATCCAAGCCCGTATTACTAAATCACGTAAAGAAGATTATCCTTATACTAATACTATGGTTGTTGTTAATCAACCTTGGGTTGAATTACCGGATAATCCATTTGGACAACCAACAATTAAAGCTAAAGGTGGGGAGGCAATGTGGTTAGCATCAGCACTTGTATTCTTATTCGGTAATCAGAAAAATGCTGGTATTAATCACATTACGGCAACTAAAAATGGTAGAACAGTATCTTACGCTATCCGAACTAAAATATCAGTTTTAAAGAACCACATCAATGGACTAGGATATAAAGACGGTAAGATTATTGCAACACCACAAGGATATATTGCTGACGATAAAGACGCTCTTGAAAAATACAAAAAAGAGTATTCCCAATATTGGAACGCAATTCTTTCAGGAACTGGAGAAATTATCTTAGATGAGACAGAAGAAATTTTCCAAAACGACGACTCAGAAAATTTTTGATAATAAAGATAAAGATTTTTAAATTAAATGAATAATAAATTAAAAGTAATATCATTATTTTCAGGTTATGGCACTCAAGAATTGGCCCTTAAATACATTGGGGTTAATTTTGAGACTATAGCAAATTGTGATATTTTAAATACTGCAAATATTGCTTATGACTCAATACACACTACGACTATTGGTAATTTAGGCGATGTTACTAAGGTTGATGAAAACACGTTCCCACAATGTGATTTTTTAACCTATTCATTTCCCTGTCAAGATATCTCAATTTCAGGAATACAAAAAGGAATTCAAAAAGGTACTAGAAGTGGATTATTATATGAAGTTGAAAGAATTCTAAGTAAAAACCAACCAAAGTTCCTTTTGATGGAGAATGTAAAAAATTTAATTTCTAAAAACCACATTAAAAATTTTGAAGACCATATAACTTATCTAAATTCAATAGGGTATGGATGTTCTTGGTTGATGTTAAATGGTGCTGATTATGGGTGTCCACAGAACAGAGAAAGAGTTTTTATGATGTCAGTTTTTGGTGAAACTAATGAAGAAGTTGAAATCAAAATGAGAAGAGTTTTAGAAAACAAAAAAACTCATATACCTATGAAGGATTTTGTGGAGACTGAAAACGTCGATGAATCCCTATTCATTGATTGTGAATATGAGATTAATGAACCAAAAAAACAATCTACTTGTAGGTTAATCGCTAGACGAAATGATGTAAAATATGACCAAGCTAGACGTATCTACTCTATTGATGGTTGTTCACCTTGTTTAACTACCAGTGGTTCACCACAAATTATGACTAGAGATGGTAGAGTAAGAAATATTACAGCACGTGAAGGTTACCGATTTATGGGTGTAAGGGAAGAGGATATTGAAAAATTATTATCAACAAGTATTAGTACTAAAAATCACGTAGCACTTGCAGGTAATTCAATATGTGTTCCGGTTATGGAAGAAATCTTCAAACAATTCTTTCAAGAGTATATGGTTACAAACAACTAAAAAACTTAAAAGTGAAAAAAACTTTATTAATAGATGGTAACAACCTCTTCAAAATCGGATTTCATGGTGTTAAAGACTACTTCAATAATGGTGAACACATTGGTGCAGTATATCACTTTTTAAACACTATCAGGAGGTTTGTAGATGAACAAAATTTTGATAAAGTAATTGTATTTTGGGATGGAGAAGACTCTAGGGGACTTAGAGAAACTATCTATCCCAAATATAAACAAAATCGTAAATTTGAAATGGAGGATGGGATTCATGAATCCTATTTAAAACAACGTAATCGTATTAAACAATATCTTGAAGAAATTTACGTAAGACAAATTGAAATTCCTGGTAGAGAAGCTGACGATTTAATTGCTTATTATTGTCAAATTTCTGAAAATGAAAACAAACTGATATTTTCGGCAGATAGAGACCTAACTCAATTGATTTCTGAGAAAGTATCACAATATCTCCCAAATCTTAAAGTCACCTACAAAAATGGTGATAAAATTAAATTTGATGATTTTGAGTTTCCACACTATAATGTGTTAACTTTGAAGATATTAATTGGTGATAAATCAGATAATATTGAAGGGATATACCTTTTGGGTGAAAAAACTCTAGTAAAATTTTTTCCTGAGATACTTGATAAACCAGTTTCTTTTGACGATATTTTGAAAAAGGGTGAGGAACTCTTAAAAGAACAAAAAGATAGTCAAACTTTAAAAAATTTACTAACAGGTAAAACAAAGTCAGGAATATACGAACAAGAATACTTTGAAATTAATCGACAAATTGTGGATTTATCAGAACCACTATTAAATGATGAAGACAAAGAACAAGTCAAAAGTTTATATGAAGAAAGATTGGATATTGAGGGTCGGAGTTATAAAAACTTAATCAAATTTATGGTCGAAGATGGACTATTCAAGTATCTCCCAAAAGGAGATAACGGATGGACATATTTTATCCAACCTTTTATGAAACTAACGAGAAAAGAAAAAAACAAACCAAAAAATAGATAAAAAATGAATCAAAATGAAATGACAAAAATGGAGTTTTTGTTAACTCTAAACGACAACATCGTTGTACAAAGATTTTACAACGTAAGAGGGTATAATCCTAAAGCTAAAAATTCTATGGAGCTTTATTATGAACTTTTGGACTTTTCAGAGTTATTACAAAGACATTTAAAAATGCGGTCTATCGACTATCTTCTAGAGAACGACTACCAAATTATGGAAGACCCACAAATGTTGGAAACGTCTTATACAGATGGTCCGGAAAACTTTAATATGTTCATCAAAATTGACGGAGAATTGGTATGTCATCGTCAGTTCGACGCTAAACCATACCCACCAAAAGTTAGATACACTGTTGACGTACGTATCTTCTTAAAAGAATTGTTACGTAATTTGACCGACGTTTTCTCAACTAAAAATTTAACTTTAGATTATATGGGTGTTCGCTTGGCTCGTTAATATTTATCAAAAAACCAACAGACACTTATGAGTACAGACAAAAATTTCGAGTATTTAGGACAAACATTTCAGTTACAATTACTGAATCAAATCATCACAGATAAAGACTTTGCACATTCAATTGTGGAGGTTGTTGAAAATAGTTATTTTGAAAATAAATACTACAAGATTATCATTCAGATGATTAAAGAGTATTATTCAAAATACGAGGCTAGTCCTAATTTTGAAACTCTGTCTCAAATTGCAAAAAGTGAAATTTCACAAGAATTGGCAAGAAAAATAGTACTTGACACTATTGGGGAAATTAAAATTGCCCCTGACGAAGGTAAAACATTTGTCCAAGAAAAGGCATTAAAATTCTGTAAACAACAAGAGTTACAGAAAGTAATGAGTAAGGCTCAAAAAATCATTGATTCGGGTGAATTCGAAAATTATGACCAACTTGAAGAAATGGTTAGAGATGCTTTACAAGTGGGTGAAGTTGATAGGGGGACTGGAGATGTCTTTGAAAATCTTGATGACGTATTATCGGACGATTACAGACACCCAATCCCAATGGGAATACCAGGAATCGACAACTTACTTAAAGGGGGATTGGCAAAGGGTGAAATTGGTGTAATTTTAGCCCCAACAGGGGTAGGTAAAACCACCGTTACATCCAAAATTGCTAACCACGCTTTTAATATGGGATTTAACGTTCTTCAGATATTTTTTGAGGATAACCCAAAAATTATCCAAAGGAAACATTTCACTATGTGGACAGGAATTGCTCCTGACAAATTGGGTGAACACAAAGAAGAAGTTTTGGAAAAGGTGAAGGAAATTAAGGATAAGATGAAAAATAAACTTATCCTTAAAAAACTTCCTTCAGATACTCTAACTATGAATCAGATTAAAAATCAATTAAGAAAGATGATTGCTGATGGTATTAACCTTGATGTTATTATTTTGGATTATATTGATTGTGTTACACCTGAAAAATCTTTAGAGGACGAATGGAAATCTGAAGGTTCTGTAATGAGAGCATTTGAAGCCATGTGTCATGAATTACATATTGCTGGTTGGACTGCAACCCAAGGTAATAGAAGTTCAATCTCATCTGAGGTTGTTACTACTGACCAAATGGGGGGTTCTATTAAGAAAGCTCAAGTTGGTCACGTTATTATTACAATTGCTAAATCTTTACAACAAAAAGAATTAAATTTGGCAACAATTGCAATTACAAAATCACGTATTGGTAAAGACGGAATTGTATTTGAAAATTGTAAATTTAATAATGAGTTGATGGAAATTGACACTGAAAGTTCTGTTACTTTCTTAGGATTGGAAGAGAACAGAGAGCAACAGAAAAAAGACAGAATTAAAGAGGTTATGGAGAAAAGAAAACAACAACAAGTATAATTATTAAAACAGATTAAATTACATTTTATGGAAAAAATATTAAAAGAAAACCCAAACCGATTTGTGATATTTCCTATCCAATATAACGACATATGGGAATATTATAAAATGCATCAAGCGGCATTTTGGACGGCTGAAGAAGTTGATTTATCAAACGACATTAGAGACTGGGAGAATTTATCGGAAAATGAACAATATTTTATTAAAAATGTATTGTCATTCTTTGCCGCTTCTGACGGAATTGTTAATGAAAATTTAGCGGAAAATTTTTATAGAGAAGTTCAATATCCAGAGGCTAAATTTTTCTACGGAATGCAACTTGCAATGGAAAATATCCACTCATTGATGTATTCATTATTGATTGATACCTATATCTCAAATGAGGAAGAAAAGAACAAATGTTTCACGGCATTAGATAATCTACCAGCAGTTCAAAAGAAGGCTAAATGGGCTTTAGATTGGATTGAAAACGCGTCCTTCCAAGAAAGACTTGTTGCATTTGCAGCAGTTGAAGGTATTTTCTTTTCAGGGTCGTTTTGTTCAATCTTTTGGTTAAAGTCTCGTGGAATCATGCAAGGTTTGTGTAATGCAAACTCTTTGATTTTCAAAGACGAAAATTTACATTGTGATTTTGCAATCCACTTGTTGAATAATCACGTCGAAAATAAACCAAGTGAAAAGAGAATTAAAGAAATTCTTTTATCGGCTCTAGAGATTGAAAAAGAATTTATTACTGAATCATTACCCGTTTCATTGATTGGTATGAACCAAAATTTAATGAAACAATACTTAGAATTCGTGGTCGATGGACTACTTGTTAAAATGGGATGTAAAAAACAATTCAATGTTGAACAACCATTTAAATTTATGGAACAAATAGCCGTTGAAACGAAAGGGAATTTCTTCGAATCAAGAACGGTTGAATATCAAAAAGCGAAATTAAATGAGTCCCTCTCATTTACTGATGACTTTTAATTTACTATCTTTATAAACTATGATGTCACTTAGAATTAAAAAAAGAAGTGGTGACGATGCGTCGTTCAACCCACAAAAAATTTATAACAGAATTAAAAGAGCCGCTAAAGGATTAACGGTTAATTCTGACGAAATATTCATCAAGGTAATAACTTCAGTTCCAACTGAAGGCATTATCACTACCAAGGACTTGGACAAGTTAATTTATGAAATTGCAGCAGCGTTTACGGGTAGTCACCATGACTATTCTCGTTTAGCGTCATCAGTTGCAATATCATCTTATCACAAAGAAACAGACCCGAGTTTCTCTAATGTTATGCACACACTACATGTTGATGGTATTGTTAATGATAAATTAATGGAAATTATTGAATCATACGGACCTAGTAATATTGATGATGTTATTAATCACGATAATGATTACAATTTTGACTATTTTGCATGGCGTTCATTACAAGAAATGTATCTTTTAAAATTACCTACAGGTAAAGTCGTTGAAAGACCCCAACATATGTACATGCGTGTCGCATTATGGGTAACTAAGTCATTTGAGGAGGCCGTTGAATATTATAAGTCATTGTCAAATCAACTTATATCACCCGCAACACCAATTATGATTAATGCTGGTACAAAGACACCACAACTTGCATCTTGTGTGTTGAAATACAATGATGACGATTCGCGTGAAGGTCTTTTAGACACTATGAGAGACATCTCAACGTATTCATCAGATGCTGCGGGTATTGGTCTTTGTATGTCAAATATTCGTAGTAAGGAAAGTCGTATTAACTCATCAGGGGGATATGCGGGTGGATTATTGAAGTATTTGAAGATTGTTAACGAGTCACTCCGTTTCTTTAACCAACAAGGACGTAGACCAGGTTCTGCGGCTATTTATTTAGAACCTTGGCACAAAGATGTTTTGGATTTGTTGGATATTAAAAAGAATACTGGTGCTGAAGAATTAAGAGCTCGTGATTTATTTACAGCACTTTGGATTCCTGACAATTTTATGAGAGCGGTTAAGAATAATGACGATTGGTATTTGTTTTGTCCTAATGATATTAAGAAATCAGGTATCAAACCACTACAAGAATGTTATGGTGATGAGTATGAGACTAATTACAATAAAGCCGTTGAATTAGGACTTGGTAAAAAAGTTAAAGCTCAAGACATTTGGAATAAAATTATCGAATCTCAAATTGAAACCGGAGTTCCTTATCTTTGTTCTAAAGACAATGCTAATAAGAAAACTAACCACCAAAATATTGGTGTAATTAAACAATCAAATCTTTGTAATGAAATTTATCAATATACTGATGAGGACACTACGGCGATTTGTACTTTATCATCTATGGTATTAAAGAACTTCGTTAAAGACGGGGAGTTTAATCACCAACTATTGTATGAAGAAACCCGTAAGGTGGTAAGAGCGTTGAATAAAGTAATCGATATCAATAGCTACTCAACTGAAAAAGGTAGAATTGGTGGACTAGCCCAAAGAGCAATTGCTATTGGAACTCAAGGTCTTGCTGACGTATTCTATTTGATGGATTACATCTTCACATCTGACGAAGCTCGTAAATTAAACAAAGAAATTTTTGAAACTATCTATTTCGCAGCTATCACTGAAAGTAATAGGTTGTGTATTGATGGTGAATACAAACCATACTCACACTTTGAAGGTTCACCTATGTCACAAGGTAATTTTCAATTTGATATGTGGGGATTAAAAGAAGATGAGTTGTCAGGAAGATGGCCTTGGGGTATCTTAAAACAAAATGTTAGTAAATATGGTGTTTGTAACTCTTTATTTACTGCTCAGATGCCTGTGGCATCTTCGGCCAAGATTACAGGTTCATATGAAATGACCGAACCTGCCCACTCAGCTATTTTTAACAGACGTGTAGTTGGTGGTGAAATTATGATTGTTAACAAGTATTTAATTAACGATTTTGAAAAGATTGGAATTTGGTCTGAGGATTTGAAGAATGAAATCATCATGAACGAAGGTTCAATACAAGGAATAAATTTTAATAATTACCTCGACCAAGAAGATAAGAAATACAACTCAAAAGTTAAAAGAACCGAACATTTGATTCAGAAATATAAAACAATTTGGGAAATTTCTCAGAAGTCTTTGATTGAAATGGCGGCAGATAGAGCACCATTCATTGACCAATCACAATCAATGAACATTTATATGGGTAACCCAACTCTATCTAAGATTTCATCATCACATTTTTACGGATGGGAAAAAGGTTTAAAAACACTTTGCTACTATGTTAGAACAAAGGCGATTTCAACAGGAGCTAAACATTTAGCGGTCGACATATCAAAAACGATTAAACCAAAAGTAACCCCTGAACCACCAAAAGTAGACTATAAAGAAATGAATTTACCTCCAAAACCAGACAATAGTCAATTTGATTGTTTTGGATGTTCATCCTAATATTAAAACCCGACACAAGTCGGGTTTTTATTTTTTACACTATTTAATTAAAATTTCACAACATTATATTTATACAATATGGCAAATGGTAAAACATATGGTATTGATTTTCCTTTCAGAAATTCCCAATATGGACAATATTTGAGTTTATCTCAAACTGCGGACGATGAAATAAGAAACAATTTGATACATCTTCTACTTACTAGAAAGGGAACTAGATATTATTTACCTGATTTTGGGACAAGATTATATGAATATATTTTCGAACCAATGGACTCACCAACCTTTGATGGTATTGAATCTGAAATTAGAGAAAGTTGTGAAAGGTATATTCCGAACTTAAAAATAAATAAAATAACTATTACGGCAGCCTCATCGGAAGAGGAGGATATTGTTGTTACTACTGAAGGTAATGCTACAAACAGAAGTTACAGGATGCCTGGATTAAATAATTTAGAATACACTGCAAAAGTTAGAATTGATTATATTATTACAGATAATGTATTTAATTCTAAAGATTTTGTAATAATTAATATATAAGAACATGGCTGAAAAAAGAATAGCGTATACCGTCAGGGATTTCCAAGGAATTAGAACAGAATTAGTAAATTTTGTAAAAGCTTATTACCCTGAGTTAATTGATAACTTCAATGACGCATCCGTATTTTCCGTTTTTATGGACTTAAACGCGGCTGTTGCGGATAATTTACATTACCATATTGACAGAAGTGTTCAGGAGACGGTATTACAATTTGCTCAACAACGTTCCTCAATTTACAACTTAGCTAGAACATACGGATTAAAAATACCAGGACAAAGACCATCAGTTGCATTAGTTGACTTTTCAATTACTGTTCCAGCTTCAGGTGATAAGGATGATGAAAGGTATGAAGGTATTTTAAGAAGGGGTTCTCAGGTTGTTGGTGCTGGTCAAATATTTGAAACAATATATGATATTGATTTCACATCACCATATAACGCACAAGGATATCCAAACAGATTAAAAATACCAAACTTTGACTCAAGAGGTAATTTAATTAACTACACAATTACAAAACGAGAATTAGTTGTTAATGGTGTTACAAAAGTATTTAAACAAGTTATTACACCAAATGACGTTAGACCATTTTATGAAATATTTTTACCTGGTAAAAATGTGTTAGGTATTACAAGTATTATACAAAAAGATGGTACAAATTATGCTAATATCCCATCTGCTCAAGAATTTTTAGGTGAGATTGGAAGATGGTATGAAGTTGATGCACTTGCTCAAGATAGAGTATTTGTTGAAGATTCAACAAAACCATCAGATAGACCTGGTGTTAAAATCGGAAAATGGATACAAACTAATAATAGATTTATTAGTGAATATACCCCTGAAGGTTTCTTAAAAGTTACTTTTGGTGGTGGTAATACTTCAGCTGAAGAACAATTGGTTGAGTTTACTAGAACAGGTAATATGCCAACAATCCAAAACTTTTTGAATAATTTTGCTTTAGGGTCAACACTTAAATCTAATACAACTCTGTTTATTCAGTATCGTTCTGGTGGTGGGGTCGGTAGTAATTTAGGTGTAAACGTAATCAATCAAATAGGTACAGTCATATTTGTGGTGAATGGTCCATCAGAAGGAACGAATACTTCTGTTGTAAATTCACTTAGATGTACAAATGTTACTGCCGCAATCGGTGGTGCTGGACAACCTACGATTGAAGAAGTTAGAAACTATGTGGCATTTAACTTTGCAAGTCAAAACAGAGCAGTTACTGTAAATGACTATGAGGCAATCATTAGAAAAATGCCAAGTCAATTTGGAGCACCTGCAAAAGTTGCCGTAATGGAGGAAGATAATAAAATTAAAATTAAAATCCTTTCTTTTGACACAACTGGAGCATTGACGCCTGTTGTATCAAACGCTTTAATGGATAACTTAGCGTCATACCTTTCAAATTACCGAATGATAAATGACTACATCTCAATTGAAACTGCGGATGTTATTGATTTAAGTGTTGATGTGTATGTTGTACTTGAGTCTACCCAAAATCAAGGTGCGATTATTAGTACAATCATTCAAAAAATTGCTGATTATTTTAACCCATCAGCTAGAGAATTAGGACAAAATGTTAATATATCTGAAGTTAATAGAATATTACAATCTGAAAATGGCGTAATATCGGTAACACAAATAGACATTTTCAATGAAGTTGGAGGTGAATACTCATCGTCCCAAACATCAATGGCTTATTCTGATAGTACTACAAAACAAATTGAACCTCAAGACGGAACTTTATTTGCTTTACCGAATCAGATATACCAAATCAGATTCCCAGCTAAAGACATTAGAGTTAGAGTCAAGAATTTCCAATCCGTTTCTGTTTCTTAATTTTCGGTTCTGTTTATTATTATGTTGATTACGTTTTTAAAAATGTGGTCATAAGTATTTATTAATAAAAAGTTCGATGGGTAAGTCATTCAGGATTAAATCTACACCAGGAAAAGACCAAAATATATCAATACAGATAGACCAAGATTTTGAAGAAATTGAGTTATTATCTTTAAAAATAAGACAATCGGAAGTATATCCGAAAAGTTGTGCAAATTATGGCGTAATTGCTGGTAGGGTATTTGTAAATGGTGGTTACGGACTACCAAAATGTAAAGTTTCGGTTTTTATACCTCTACAACAAGAGGATGAAAATAACCCAATTCTAACATCTTATTATCCTTATAGAACATTATCAGATATAAATGAAGATGGTTTTAAATACAATCTTCTACCATATACTCCGTCATATTCAGGACACACACCAACAGGAACATTTCCAACTAGGGAAGATGTATTGAGAGACCCAATCGCCTCAGAACTTTATCAAAAATATTATAAGTATACGGTTACAACCAACGAAAGTGGTGACTATATGATTTATGGTGTACCACCTGGACAACATACATTAGTGTTAAATGTGGATTTATCTGATATTGGTGAATTCTCACTAACCCCTCAAGATTTATTGAGGATGGGTAGAGGAACTGAAAGTCAATTTAACGGAAGTAGATTTAAATCTTCTAATAATTTTAATGAATTACCACAAATTGTTTATGAGACAAAGATAGTACAAGTTAATGCTTTTTGGGGGCAAGAAGACCTTTGTCAAGTTGGTATTACAAGAGCTGATTTTGATTTATCTTCAGGTGCTGCAAATATTAAAATTGAACCAACTTCGGTATTCATGGGTTCAATTTTCTCGACAGATACTTTAAGAAAAGTTAAGAGAAGATGTAAGGTTAAATCTAAAATGGGTCAATTGTGTGCATTAACACCCGGACCTGGACAGATTTTAGCAATCAGACAAACAATCAGACAAGATGAATTAGGTTATCCAATATTAGAAGTTGCTGACTTACCACAAGAAGGAAAAGTGATAGATGCTGACGGTACGTGGTTAATAGAGGTCCCAATGAACCTTGATTATGTATATACTAATGAATTTGGCGAACAAGTATTAAGTGAAGACCCAAATTTAGGTATCCCAACAAAGGGAAAATACAGATTCAAAATTAAATGGCAACAACCTTCTGGTCTTAAAGAAGAGAGTAGACGAGCATATTTCTTAGTACCAAACATTCGAGAAAGAGGATGGTCTAATTCTAATTCAGACCCAGCAAATGAAGGTAGTGAATCTTTTGAAATATTATTACCTGCGGCAACTGGAGACGTACCAGCATTTGCAAACATATCAGTACCAAATGGATACGTATATCAAATTGAAAGTAAGAGTAATTTTGAAAATCTATCAATTACAGGACCAAACGACGAGGTAATAAATGGAACCAATTTATCCCAAGATGGGAACTACACGATTTCATACACCACTCCAAATGAAAATCAGGGCAGTTTAGTTTTTAAAGTAATTTCAGCACAAAAGTTTCAATTAGAAGCGTCATACGCATTTAGTTTGAGTTGGAGTGACTATGCTAATCCTATCGACGCCATAGATTGTGAGGATACGTTCTATCAAATGCAATATAATAAAGTGTATACCATATCACAATTATTAGATAGATACCAATCTAGAAGATTTTCTTGGAATACAACTTTAATTAAAAATATTAATACCATCGAATGTGAAAATTCAGTTAATAAGTTTCCATCTAATGATGTACAATATAGATTTGATGCGATTTTTATTATTCTAAGTTTTTTTATTACAATTTTCAAATTTGCGTTTACACCAATATTAATTGTAACTCATATTTTGGCGTTTTTATGGCCAATAATATTTGTCATAATGCAAATTGTGTATTTATTACAATTATTAATTTATGGACTTTGTAAAGCTATAAATAAAATTAGACGTTGGATAGGTAAGGAACCTGGGGATTGTGGTGATAAACCAAAACGTACAAAATGGAAAGATAATTGGTTTAAAAATATAAAGTTACCATTGTTTCTATACACTAGTGATGGGTGTGAAAGATGTGATTGTAAAGACACTGAGATGGATATTAGTGGTAATGATGTCGCAAGTGAAGCTAACTCTAATTTAGAGTCGGCAAAATCGGGTTCGGTTAACTCAAGTCCACTCGCCGATTTCAATAGCGCCGACGCTTACAATATGGATGGTACCGAGGATGACTTACCATATGTGATGGAAGGGCCTATTAGACAAACAGCATTTGACTCAAGTGCATCACTAAATGAGGACAATTCAAAAGATATAATCTTCACGAATTCACTAACTACGTCAGAGAAGTTAAATATGTTTAACTTAAAAGACAAGTACTTTAATAACACACCAGTAAATGGTGGGGTGGGTAGGAATCAAGTAAAAAGAACAATATCTGGGAATGGAGGATTATTTCATTTTGATAACACTATTGTTTTAGTTGTGGATAATGGAGAAATATCAAGTTTCCCAACAGGTCAACTTATATCGTTTAGTAATCCTTTATTATCAAGTGACCCAAATTTAACGGGGAGTACAATTGCGAACACTGGAGGTACAAATTCAATAACAGGAACACCGATTACGAATGGTGGTATATGGTCTGTGAATTATGCTGACCCAAATGCTCCAGCAAATAACGTTGGTCCAGTAAATTATGTAATAAATTACACTGGAGAAACCCCAGACTATTTAGTTTACCCTACTGATATGGAATATTTCCAGGTTCTAACGGGGTTAACATTAAGTTCATTTACCGCACTAACACCAAATAGTACAAGTGTTAATAGTAATTTCTTAAATAGAAATTATAGTAGACCCGATTTTTTAAATAGGTATCTACTTAATGAAATGAAATTTTATATGACACTAGCCAATTTCTTAGGTACAAATACTGATTGTACTAATCAATTTTGGAGAAGTATTGCATTGGCACCAAGTCCTTTATATAACGTCCCTGAAAATTCTAATGTTAGGAGTCCGTTATATTGGTTAGATGGAAGAGATGGTTTAGGTATAATAATATTACAAAGAGGTGTTGACCCACACTCACCTAAAGTACAACAAGAAGTTGATTTATCTAGAATATTTGGTTGGAATGATTATAATCAACCCGGGTTAAAAATAACAGGTGAATATAAGTTAAATATTCCTATACAAGCATCCAATAATTTAAAATTACCTAGACATGACCAGTTCCAAACAAACAACTCTACCGATATTTTTGGTACGATATTTTTTAATGGAACGTTCAATGTTCAGAACACGTTTTCAGGGTACACTAGTAATTTAATCAGATATTACTCAAGATTGGGTGAATCGGTAAGTTCAACCGCGGTAAGTGAAACTGGGGGTATTTTCACAAAGGTTCAAATACAAGGTTCTGGGTTTGTGTCAAATATTAATGAAGGACCATGTGATTGTGGCACGAATTATTCATTACGATTAGGATATAACTTTGGTACAGGTAACAATAGTTTCTTTGGTTATCAAAGTGGGGAATATCTTGAGGGAGGAAGTTCTTGTGTTCAAAATTTAATACAACAGACAGATAGTATAGATGAACCAGCGTGTGCCGCCTTCCCGTATCGAGTTGGTTCGATACCTGCCGCATATATTAGTAACATCTATCCGTCCACAACATCAGTTAATATGGTGAACCCAAGTAAATTAATTATGAGGACCGATAGATTACCATCATCAACACAGGTATCAACAGGTAATACTACTGGTAATGGTGTTTATCTGCTACATCAAAATAGCAGTTTTACAATTTATTTATTTGATGAAAGTGGTTCAGCTGGTTCATTAGGTTCTTCACCTGTGTCTTACACATTTTCTGAGGTAGAAACTGAAGATATTCCTAACGGATATAGTGGATTTGTTGAAACATTATCTGAGTGTAGTAAAGCGTTACCTTTAGAGTGTTATGTAACTAATGCTGATGGCACAGTTTCACTAAAACCTTGTGACCAATCAGATGGAAGTTGTTGTGGTAAAAACTATAACAATGGCGGATATCGAAAATGGTTTGATTATGGTGTTGGGTGTTATAATTTAGTATCTTTTCCAATCATCTCAATTGTTAAAGATTTCACTTTATTAACTGAGTTTTTCCAAAGACTAAAACTAAATCTAGCATTATGTTTTGATGTATTTTCACACACATTTGGGAATAATTGGATAAATGGTACTTTGTATATGTATCCATTTCAGATGACAACTTTCTTCGATACTCAAAATAAACCATTTTATAACTATTGTAAGGACTTAGTTTATTTCCACGACCCTACTAACACATTTTATTATAGAAGTTCACCTTATTCCTCGGCAAGTGGTGGTAAATTCATTGGTAGAGACCAAAACGAAAGGTCAAATGGTGCTGGGAATAAAAAACAATTGGGCCAACCAACAACAATCCTTGATTTAGGTCCCAAAGTTTCATATTTACAAGAAATTGTTTTCAATGACGATTACGATGGATATATTGTTGACCAATTAGACTCAACATCATTTAAAGATGTTACCGACATTTTAAACATTTTAATTCTTAGTAGACTTGTTAATGAAAGTTTTATTTCATTATTAATACCAGGTTCAGGAGGAGGTAGTGACCCATCAATATCTGGATTTTTTAATAATGACAGATGGAATCCATCAGGAAATTTAATACCTGGAGTAATTGACGGAGATTACTCCCAAATGATATCAACAAATTCAGAGTTTGGAGTTAGTGAGTTTTCACCTGAAAGTTATAATATGAATACTGATGTGAAGTTGAAGAGAGATAGTAGTAATTACGCATATTTTGAAATATTCTTTTCTGCAGATAACCAAAGTAGAGATTATATTACACCAAGAAGAAAAATATGGAATAATAACGCAACAGTTAGTCCAAACATTGGAGATTTTAGTTACATTACAACTAAATCACAAATTGTTCCTATGTACCAATGGAATGTTAAGTATAGTTCTTCCAATACCATTTTTGGAAATCAAAATAACAATTGGGATACAAATGAGAGCGGGTATTTTAAGATAAGATACCAATCTTTGGATAGATTCTCCCCAACCTCGCAATATCAAGTTGTGGGCTCAACACTACAAAAAAATTGGAAAGGGTTTATTTATAATGTAGATGGAAATGGATTACCAACAGATGCGGTCCCAAGTGGGTATAATGACACAATCACTTTTGGTACACCATTCTTTTTCTATTTTGGAGTTGTCAAAGGGTCATCGGCATTTGATAAGTTTAGAAATAAATACATTAATGACGAATTGATATAATGAATACACATAGTCCTGTAGAGATAGTTTTAGGTTCAAAAAGATTTAAAAGTAATCCTGACACTAATTTAAATCTTATACCACTTATTGATTCAAAACAACAAGAACTTGAGGAATACGACAGAACAATTGATGTTAATCTTAACCAAGTTTTTGATGATGAGAGGCAGGCGTGTACTGTATTCAGACCAACTTTTAGTGTTGATATTGTATTTTTTAATGCTTACACTGGTACAACAAACATAAATGGGGGTAATTACACACCCTTCTTAAATGATTTAGCATACACAGATGCCGAAAATTCAATTGTAAGTGGTTCTCACCCTGGTATATGGTATGGGTATCCACAATATAAAGAGTTTAATTTTTATAGAAGAGATAATACGACAACACATATAGATTTTGTTAATAGTAGTGCATTTACATATAATTGGGGGTATTACCTAAGTTATGCTTATGAAAATGACTCAACAAAAACCCTACAACATTTTTTTGACCCTAATAATAGTATAAGTTGGACTTGTTCTGATGGAATACCTTTTATAATTTCAAGACAAGAAATTAATGGTAGAACTTACATACAATTTACTTGTCCTATGAATCATAATTTATTGGCTGGTGATTATGTTGAATTGGAGTTTCTAGGGGGATGGACGGGTGTAAATGACAATAAAATTTTTCAGGTTGACGTATTAGGTGATGTTAATTATGGTACGGAATCAATCATTTTTAATATTTACGACATTGGGTATGAGACGACTGCATTTGCAAATTCTAATTTAGGTACATTTAAGAAGATTGTTGATATAACAAACCCACAAGACACAAAATCGATTTATTATGTTAGAAAACACAAAATATTAACTAATATTGATGATTCATTACCTTTGAAATCAGGGTTTTCACAAAATGGATTTTTTAGTAAAAAGAAGTTTCAAACATCGGCATTAACACCAAATTTTATTTCGAGTGTTGTTGAAACTGACGGGTCTCAAAATTTTAATATTACTTTTAGTAAAGATATTAATTTAGATGATGAATTAGATAACTTAAATCGTCCTGTCAGTGAACTATTTTTAACAATTATTAATAAAGGTTATTTTGGTTGGTTTAATAGACCAAGAAATCCTTTAGGTAGTGATAATTCAGCCTTGAAAGAGGGATATAAATTTAACATTGCTCGTACTTCTGGACAATGGTGGGATGATGGTAATTTACTTAACTCATCAAAAATACCAACTAGTAATTACACTAAGACATCTAATGGTAATAGTTATACATTCTATTACAATCAAGATTTGAAAGAAGGTGATACGATTTATGGGGATTTTTGTGAGTTTAATAGTTACTTACAAGAAGAAATGGTAATCTCCGAATATTACCATAAGTTTGAATTTAACCCCAATGTTTTTAACATTAATCAAAACCCAACTACAAATAGTAATGGTTATTATTACAAACCACATAATAAAATGACAATTAGAGTTTTTTCAGACTATGTCGAAGAGGCAAATTCTGAAAATGTGGTAGGGATTCCAAACTACGCTTTTTATTCTGAAAATTTAGGGTTATTTAGGTGGAGAGACATATATGGGTATGGGTATATCGACTCAAGTGGGAACGGAGTAAATTATCCATATTTAAACAAATCACATTACCCATTTGAAAATATAAATTTCAAAATCTATCCCGAAACAAACATAAACGAATATGTATTAGATATACAATTACCATCATTAGATGAATGTCAATAAGTTTAAAATATTATTTAATACAGAGGATAGGGAACTAGTCCTTCCGATTGAGACAAATAATGATTATTTGGACCAGTTGAATGACATCGGTGTTTATGAAACAAAAGTTCTTTCAGAAATCCTAAACAACGGAAGTGATTTTGAGGTCGCTAGATTCTCACATGCCAAACACGAGTTAACACCTAAGACCGATATAAATTATGAGTTTTATTTCTCACCAACAGGGTCGACACCTAATAATATACAATACTTTAATTCATATTTAGCGGAAGGATTTACAGCGACCGAAGTTTATTATTTCCGTAAACAATTTAAAAACTCTTTCTTCAAAATAGATTTTTACGATAGTAAAATTGAAAATGAACAGATTAACTATCTCACAATAATTATACCGACACAACAGGGAGATACTACAACAACAACCGTTGGTTTAAATGAAGTTAAGATTAAAACACCAAAATTTAAACTAGACTATATAGGGGATTTAGAAGGGTATTTCATTTATTGGTTAAGAAATAGACAATACCTTGATATAAGTCGTTTTTATATGACCGCTAAATTTTTTGATGCGAGATTAGGTATTTTTGTTAAAATGATGAACCGACCCCAAAATCAAATTGGAGGGTCTAGAACAACATTTGACCCGTCAAAATATTTTTATTATCAAGTAGATTTAAACTACGATAATTTCACATATAAAGTATATGATGATGCAGGATTAAGAGTTGGTGACACAAGTCCCATAAAATGGTATGAATATATTAATCCTTAATGAATAACGAAAATAAATATTATGTAAAAATATCGCCTGAGGTAATCCTGAATAAAATATTCACAGTACCTTACGATGGCCCTTCTGAAACGATTACCCAAGAAGTTGACCCTTGTTGTGATACGACTACTACAACATCGACATTCATACCAACTGAATTTGTGTCAGTTTATTCCTCAATGACACAATTAGTGACAGGAGGGACAAATGGAACATCAACATTCGTTGATATGTCAATACCAATTTTGTTAGTTGAGAGTGCGGTTGATTATGGGTTTTATAGTGTTTTTGATGGTGCAATATCACAGAAAGACGTTGTTACAAATTTTGTATTTTCCGCAACTTCTGCTGACCCTTATACCGTTTATGTTTATAATACTTCCGATAATAAATCTAACTTTATAAAACAAACTAGTTTTAAAATAGAATGGGGTGATGGGTTTTCTGAGAATTTAAATAATTTTGCACCCAATTATATTAGCCACACATTTCAAAATATTCTTGAACAAACAGAATATAATATAAAACTCACCCAAACAACACCCTGGGGAATCAATGAAATTTTTAAAAAAATTAAACTTCCTTTTACTGATGTTACAATTGAGAATCCTAACGGAACTGTGTTTTTCACTTCTTTTAATTTAAATTGGGCGGACACCCCAATATCCTACGATTATTTATTTACAGGAGATTCTAATAATTTTGTTGAAGACCAAATTTCTAGTAGTTATATAGACGCCCCACTTATAGTATCATCATACACTCAATCAAGAATTAATGAATTACAATCGTATGGTGTTCAGAAATTTAAACAATCAGTTATCTTTAAAGGAGGAGAACCCTACGGACAAATAACTGACATTACTGAGAATTATACAGGTTACACCATCCAACAAGATAGATACATTGATTTCAAAGATGGTACAACAATTCAATTTGTAGAGTCATACGGATTAACGAAAGATTGGTTGGTTGCGGAACCAATTACAAAAGAAGAGGTATTAATTAACGTAGCTTTTCAAACAGAAATACAAAGTAATGTATTTATTGAAAGAGGTAAGAATTCCGCACTTGAAAGGATTGAAAGATTGAATGAAGTTGATAATATGGGTGACTTGGAAAAATATGGATATAAATTTTTTAAATTAAGATAAAATGGCAGTTGGTTCATATGGTACAATAAGACCTGCAGATGTATCCCCTGATGATGTGGAGGTAATACTAAACTATACCCCATCAAGGGACGTTACAAGTAATTTTGTACTAAAAAAATTAAATTCTAGAGATGTTTTACGACCCTATTTCAATAATGCTGAAACAGGTGGTAATGCTGATGTTGAAATTTTAGGGGGTTTATATAATTTAAAATTACCTGCTTCAGATTTTAACGCTTTAGGTATATATACTGTTTATATAAGACCTGCACAAATCAGAACTACAATAACGGATTGTGGAGTTTTAACTTCTTTACCAAATGTTAAAGGAATTGTAATTGACTTGTCTAATGTACCTACTGAATTTTTAAATAAATTTGTACCACAAGAACTTGTTGGGTATCGTGTTGAATATTTAAGAGATTCGGGAGCAAAAATACCAAATTTTTTCAGACTTATAACGTCTAATTTTTATTGTGAACCTGTAACACAGAATTTAACAAATACGGTTCAAAAGGCAGTTAGATATCGATACACTGATTCAAAGACAAATCTAATGTTTTGTACTTTGTCACCATCCACGGCACCGACAAACAAACCAAACGCAACACCATTTATTGGACAACCAGGTCAATCAATAGTTATAACAAATACCTTCTTCAACCCTACGGTAGTAGAAGTGGAAATGGTTGAACATGATGCATCAACATTAGCAATTGCATTGTTTGGAAATCAAACTAAGTCTATTGATGATGGTATCTACACTATGTACGATAGTAGTAATAATATCTACAAACAATATAACTTATTTGAGGTCAGAGACCAATTTAATAAACTATTATTTGAAGTCAGACAAGACAGAAATGATAATATTGATTTTAGTAAAAACTTCAATAATATAGTCCAATAATGCCGACAAATTTTTTTAAATATCCACCTAGACCATCTTCCGGAGCTGGAACTTTCTCCGATAATATTGTCGGATTCCAAGTTGTTGATGGGGGAGGACTAACCCAAGGGAATTTTGCGTTTACAACTAGTTTAACTGAAAAAGTTAATCGTACCTTTAGTATTGGAGCATTTTCAAAACCAATAACATTAGATAATTTACAAATATCTTCAGTTGAAGAAACTAAAAGAATTGTTAATAAAGAATTTGGTGTTTACCCAAACTTTGACTTAACAAATGTTACTAAATTTTCAATATACGGACCATTAACCAAAAGATTTGCGGCTTCCGTAACACAAATAGTAAATTATTTTCCCGCAGCGTTAGAAATTTATCAGTATTCTGAGGACATATCCTCTGGTTATACCGCACTAAATGTTCAATATGATGGTGAAGATAATACCACTACGTTTTCAATACCATTATCTAGAACTAGAAATCCTTTTGGTATTGATTTTACTATCAATTCTACAAGAAATATGGAAGTTAGAGAAATGCCAGTTTCTTTTTTAAGAAATATGACGGTTCAATACTCTAAATACGCCTTAAATGTTAATGATAATGAATACCAAGTAATAAACATTGTCCCAACTAACACATTATCAACGGGTTACTTAACTTTAACTGTTTCAGGACAACCTTTTACAGGTAATGTTACTACTATTGTTGACACACTTATTATTCGACCAAATGAATACTATACAGAAGTTGCATTTACCGAACCATTTGACGAAATTGAAAGATATCTTCTTAATAGATTAGTTGTTCCAAAATATAGTGCAATTTTCCAAGTTCCAAAACAAAACGACGATGGTTCGATATTCATTGACAATGAGACGGTTACTTGGCCTTTAGATGGTACTTGGAATCTAGATATACGAACACAAAAGTTTACAAACTATATTAATCAGTTAAATGAAATTGCGACAAATTTTGACGCAGCTAAAACCAATTTAATTACAAGATTTTTAGTAACTGATGCGTTTAAAGAATTTGATACCACTGACCAGAAAGTACAAAAAGTTTTATCAATTTATGGTAGAAGTTTTGATGAAGTGAAAAAATTTATTGATGCTTTAGCATTTATGAATTCAGTAAACTACAACACAAAAAATGATGTACCATCAGCCTTACTTAAAAATTTATCACAAACTTTGGGTTGGAATATTAACGTCTCTCCAATTACAGAGGAAGACTTTTTAAAATCTATTTTTGGAAATGGTGCTAAATCACCATTCCCTGGAATGGCTAGAAGTTTAACTCCGTCTGAGATTAATTTTCAGTTTTATAAGAATTTAATCCTAAACTCCGCTTGGTTATTTAAGTCCAAAGGTACAAGAAAATCTATTGAGTTTTTGTTAAGATTAATTGGGGCTCCCGAAGCAATGATTGAATTTAATGAAACAATTTATTTGGCTGACCAAAAAATTAATATGAGAAATTTTAATACTCAGTGGGCTGAAATTTCTGGGGGGACATATGTTGAGGAAGTAACTGTTTTTGATTCATCTAATGTATTTTCTATTTATGGTCAACCATTTTCAGGATTTACTACTGAGTTTAAAATAACAAATGTTGATACTAGTGAAGAAGATTATCCTGTTGATGCTGAAGGTTACCCAAAAGCACCTAGAGACACTGAGTCGTTCTTTTTCCAACTTGGGGCTGGATGGTATGAATTAACTCCACCACACACAAGTCCACAGGACGTTTCAAGAGATAGTTCAGTATTCACAGGACAAAATCCAAATATCCAAACAGAATTTCAAAAATTTACTTATGGTCAAAAATATTTGGACAGATTTAGAAAGTTTCCATATATGAACGAAGGGTTTAAACTTCTTAAAGTATATGATAATAAAAAGAGTTGGTCTATTCAGAATAATAAATTAAGGATTTCAAATACTGGAGGATTTAATTCCTATTACTATGCTCAGGACGATAGATTGGTATTAAATGTTAAAAATATAGACGTATTTATGAATCCTGCTAAAGGGTTAGTCTATGATGTTTGGGAAATGTCTAAAAAATATGGGTTCCCTATTCCAAATACCTCCCCTGTTACTTTAAGAAAACTAAAAAGTACTAAATTTGGTAATAGTGTTTCAGTACCACCAAACAAACAAACTTTTTTTGAATTTGCTTCGACTTTTTGGCAAAATAGAATTAACGCATCAAACCGACAAACTACGTCAGGATATGATGACCTAGCCTCAATATATTGGGAATATTTACAATCAGGAACTGCAATAAATGTTCCTAATAATAACTTTACATATCAAACACTAATTAATTATGTTAACAATTTAGGACAATATTGGACTAAACTTGTTGAACAAATGATTCCGGCATCAACTATTTGGAACGGAGGTATAAAATACGAAAACGCCCCCTTCCAAAGACAGAAGTATATCTACAAAATCCCAAGGAATTGTAATGTAGATGTTCCAAATGTTTTGTGTAAACCTTGTTTAATTGAAGGTAATTTATTTTTACAAGGTGGATGTGAACAAATTGTGACATTCCCAGTGTTTCCCTGGACTAATGGTAATACTTCATATGTTAGTTTCCAATCATTATTAAATCAAATAAGTGGTGAATATATTAACGAAAAAATAACCCAAGGACTGACATGTGACCAAAATTCTATACAAACAAATTGGTCAATAGTTGTGGTACTTAATGGTTCCAATGTAATCAATGAAAATTTTTATATTGGATATGGTAATAGTGACACACCAACAAATAATCTTTGGGTAGATACGTTAGAAGCTAATTTACCGACTCTATTAAGTTACGGATTTACCTATGAAATTGAAAATGGTAATATAATTATTACATATTTAGGATTTAACCCACTTAGTAACACCACCAATATTGAAATAAAATTAAACGTTGATTATAGTATAATTTGTAACTAATGGCATTACCTTTTTTATCCCCAGTCATTTATAGTACTACAGGAGATTGTACGTGTACAGGACCAACACCCGATGGTATAGTATCCGTCTACATTTCGGGTGGAACTGGACCATATACGGCACAAATTATTGCACCATATACAGGGGCATCTTATGGGTTATTACCTAGTGGGGAATTTTTATTTACGGGTTTGACTGCGGGGACCTACACAGTACAAGTTACCGATAGTTCACCAAGTAATCAATTAGCTACACTTAATTTTTACATATCTTCTGGTTTTACGTTTGATACGATTGTAACAAATAATACTTGTGGTAATAGTGATGGACAGGTTGAAATATCAATAGAACCTGTTTTTAACCGATTTTATACGTTTAGTTTATATGATGCGGATAGTGATAGACTATTAGAAATTACGTCATCTAATGATAATCCATATATCATAAGTGGATTACCACTAGGTAATTATTACGTAATTTTAGAAGATGATGGAGGTTGTACAGGAATTACGGGTAATCTTATAGTTAATAATGATGCACAAGGGTTCACGTTAAGTACTGATGTTACTAACGATTCTGTATGTAATTTAACACCTGGTGGTGAGATTAATTTAACAATTAACGGAGGTGTACCA